TCGGAGCTCCAAAAAGCGCTTAATTTTCTATATATTTTTTCTTATAAGGCAAACACCGTTCAGAAAAATGGTCTCAAACCATTAGTCCCAGTGCTTCTACGCACTGTTTTGCCTTCAAAAACGGTTTTAGTGCGTTTGTGCGCGGTCAAAAACCGCGATTTTTGAGTCATTTTTGAGCACCAGATTGATAACTTTTATGAATCACCTATTGATAGATTTTATCAATATCAGTTTTAAGGTATCCCGGTTATGCTGACCCCAAAAATACTCCAAATCCATCCCCACCACTAATTAGCCTTTTTGGCCACTCGACCAGCCAATATAGCTATTTATGCGTAACCCTCCATTTTAGCAACTCGACTAGCCAATATCGCTACTTATATAACTACTGATTTTAGCAACTCGACTAGCCATTATCGAGGTTTATAAACCCTCCACCATTTTTGAGCTATTCTTAAAATATATGGAGAAATACCCGCGTGGAGAATACAATAACACCTAATAACCTCTGCTTCGTTGAAAGGATACTTACTACTGGGGCTATTCAGCCCGGGGTAGTGGTCATTTCCGGCGTGGAGAGTCTTTATAGCTGGTCCATGGACGGGGTCTGTTGGACCGGTTGGGTATCCCTCAACGAATACAAGAGTTGGGTAAATTCCATAGAAGGGGACTACTTCCTCCGACTGAAATTCCGCGGGATGGTCAATGAAGTGTTGTACTGCGGCATGCCTTATGAGGACTATACCCTCTCCATAGCCCCGATGAATTTCACCGGAGACGTCTGCTCCAACCCCAACCTGTTCTCCCCGTACTCGAATATGGAGTGTGCTATCCTCCTCCAACAGCAGCTCGCCGACCAGGTCGTGTGTATGTTTGGGATTCCCATCTACTATTTCCAAGTGGACCCCAATATAGAGTCCCTCGACTATACTTTCAAGGAGTACCACCTCCATCAGGTCAAACAGGTAAAGGAGCTGAAGTTGATGTTAGAAGATGGCTCCCTCCCCTCCAGTAACCCCAAGCTGACCGATCTGGATTTTGATTGGGAACAGGACTGGTCGGTGGAGATATCCAAGACCCAGTTCGCTACGGCCTTCGGAGACACGACCGTCCCCAAGTACCAAGATTTTATCTACGTACCGATGATGAAAAGGATGTGGAAGGTCAACTCGGCCTACGACGAGAAATCTGGGGGGCTCATGTGGAGGGCCACGACGTGGAAACTGACCCTGGTAAAGTACACCGATAACAAGAGCGTGGATACGAAGAATTTCGACCACATCATCGACAACTTCATCGAACACAAGTACGAGGAGGAGATTGCTCCTCTGGAACAAAAAGAGCAACTAAGGCAGTCGGCCTACGACCAGATCACTCAGACCCAGTACGTCGATTCCCTGTACAACATTTATAAAGAAGATCAATTGAGACACAGTTATACCCGAGACCTCGTCATTATCCAAGACAAGACCCTTTGTCATAGGCATAACGTGACGAGCCGTCATATGTACAAGTTTAAGGAAGGAGGTACCGTCAACTACCTCCGAAAGTATTGTGGAGACTCCGGATTTATTTCCTTTATTCTGGAGACCGGAGGAGACGGGAACGGCTCCTTCGGAGAGGCCAAGGAGACTTCTCTCCTCCAAATAGGACCTATTAACTTCGAGTTGGCTGATAATTTCCTCTTCGGAGTCGAAGACCTCTCCACCACCCTACAGCCGTTCTCTACCTACCTCGTCGTGTACCGATGGGATAGGAGTACCCATACCAAGGAATTAGGAGTGTACCGTCATCACCATCGTACCGATATGCCGGTATACCTCGTCAAGCCGGAGAGCTATTTCTTCGACCTGGACCATCCGGTATATGAGAAAGTGGGCCATTATAACTCCGATTACGAGGTCTGTGATCCCCAACCCTGCTCCCTCCACGGATTTCCCTGTTTCCTCACCAACATCAAGTACTACAATAGGACCCTACCTAAAGAAGAGGTTCTCCGAGAAGCCGTGAGGTACACCACGGATCACGAGGCCTGTGTCTTCAACGACCTGGCTCGACCCATCCATCTATCCACCCAATATGCAGTGAAGTAATGGCTTACAAGACCAATATATACAAGACCCCGTTGATTGACTCCACGGCCTCTATCACCCATCCTCTGAGACCTCAGATAGCAGATACGGAGACGATGGAGTCGATGAATACTTATAAGAACTTCGGGGTGTTCCCCACTAACCAAGGTACTATCCCGGTATGGAAGAGGACCGGGGAAGGGGATGAGGCCAAACACGAAGACTTTACCGAAGAAGAATGGACCAGGGAGTCGATGGCTCCGTATCGAGCCGGAGCTCCGGGCGTCCGATCCCTCTTCAATAAGTCCGCTGCCCTCCTCATCGGTAATGCCCAACCCGTGACGACTTTCGACGCTCCGGGTCAAGCAGACGCGTGGGATAGGAATATCCGCGGAGGTAGTGAATGGCGACTGTCTACCAATGCCCCTCTGATGGATACCCCGGAGGTACGAGCCAAGCTACAGGAGAAAGCGGCCTGTACCGTCAAAGACCTCGTCAAGGCCTCCCGAGCCGGAGTCTTCGGTCGTAGTACCTACTCCTATGCAGATTTCATGTACTGTAAGCATGTCGGTCGCGTTCCTAATAACTACCTCATCACCCTCCGTCGTTATCCTATCCCCGTAAACGATGCTATGATGCCTACGGGGACCGGTAAGAGACGACGACAAAGGAACCGCGACGGTGGTGGTCAGGCTGATACCGCTGCTCCCATAGGCACTATGGTGACCTGGATGGGGGTGTCGGGAAACGAGATGGGTAATATCCTCAAGTACTCCTATACGATGCCCTTTGAGGAGAAGGAAGCTCGCTGGGAGGAGGTGTCCAAGTACGGTGGAGATAATGGTATCCTCAACAGTATCGAGGCAGCTATGAACCCTACCATCCGAAGTAAGTTCAATGATGGTTATGATAACCTCCCAGCCGCTGCTAATGCCGCTGGAATTATCGGGGACAAGGTCGGTGGAGTCCTCTCCCACGTCCCCGGTATAGGTAAGCACCTGGGAGGTATGTTCGCCACCTCCGGTGGGGTATACCAAGACCCTTCTACCTTCATCGACTCGAACAAGGTCTACGGTCCTATCGACCGAGTGAAGAGTAACTACCGAAGGAGTGAGGCCGGTCTGACGATGGACTTTAAGTTCACGTTGGTCTTTGAATACGAGCTCAAGGCCTACAACGGTATCAATCCCAAGCAGGCTATGTTAGACCTCTTAGCCACTATCGTCGCCACGACCTATACCAACGGGGCTTTCTGGAAGGGAGGTTATAGGCCTATCGCCGCGGGGCAGAGTAGTGCTTTCCGCAATCTGGAGATCTTCAAACCCTCGAAGAGCAATTTCACCGACTATATGGATGCTTTCTCCAAGGACGTGCGCAAGGGCTATGATGCCATCAGCGCTAAACTCGAAGGGACTAATCCCCTCGATCTGGTGAAGAAAGTAATCAATATCATGGGAGGTATGCTCATCGGTGGTCTTCTCAACCAACTCGGCCGTCCGGCTAAGTACCAGATGAACTCCCTCCTGAGTGAGGCTCCGGTAGGACTCTGGCACGTCACCATTGGTAACCCCCACCGGCCTATCCTGAGCCTGGGGAATATGATCCTCAAGAATACCACCATCGAACACAGTGGTCCTCTGGGTATGGATGACTTCCCCACTCAGCTCAAGGTCACCTGTGAGTTCGACCGAGGTAAGCCAAGGGACGCGTGGGGTATTGAACAGATGTACATGAGGGGTAATGACCGTATCTACCAGTCTATGTCTAAGTACGTACTGGATATGTACCAGAAGGCTAAGGTCTACAAGACCGGTACTCCCGCGCCCGATTACAAGGATATCCATAGGGAGGCCACTGGTCAGGATAAGGGTATTGGAAAGATCCTGAGGAAGTCCGGTGGTCTCTCCCTACCGAAGATAGATGTCCTCACCCAACCATCCCAGGGTCTCTCCAGGGCTTCGGTAGAGAGTCTTGCCTCCAAAGCCTTAACCCGAGCCCGTACCGGGTTACCCAGTGTTACTCCGACCTCCCTGGAGTCGGCTTATAGCCCCGAGGAGCTCGACCTGATGAAAAAAAGTGATGACACTTTTCTGGAGAATTACTTCGGGGATGTGGATAATGATGCTATCATTATGGCTGCTCGCGAACAAGAAGAGGGTAACTTCAAGATGACGGCCTCGGAGAAAGAAGAGTCGGCCAAGAGTCAGCAACGACTCGAATCAGCCATAAGTAAGAAAAATGCACAACCAGCTCAAAGCGAATCCTAAGTCCCGGTACTACCAAGGTAATGTGGACCCTTCCGCCTGCAAGAAATATGTGGGGGAAGGGGTCATTACCTACCGATCCAGCTGGGAGAAGAAATTCATCCAGTGGCTGGAGACTTCTTCCCGCGTGACGAGGTGGAGCTCGGAGAATATACGTATCCCTTATTGGTACGTAGACGGAAGGGAGCACTCCTACTACCCAGATTTTACTGCTACTATCGACGGGGAAGACTGTGTTATTGAGATCAAACCGCGATCCCAGTGCACCGCACCAAAAAAACCAACCCCCTATTCCCTCGACCAGTGGAGAAAAAACAGTGCCAAATGGTCTGCTGCTCTCGAATGGTGTAAGGAAAGGGGGTTGAAGTTTAAGATTCTTACCGAGGAGAGTATTGGTAAGTTATGACAGCCACCACGGTGACTGGCTACTTCGTTGAGCGACGTCTCTTTACTTTATAGTCCTTCATAACCCACTCCACGACGGCCTTGTACAGACCCTGGAGATCCCATTCGACCCCATCGTAGACCTGGGAATTAGGGAAGATGAGATCGAATTGTTCCTTCGTAGTTGTGGTTTGCTTGCGTTTGGTAGTGACCACGTCTTTGTAGATCGTGATTTTGGTCTCGGTCTTTCCGGTGTAGAAAGAAAAGGAGTACTCCTCAGGAATTTTCGACGACAGCTCTTCCCACGTGGTCATCTTTCCCACAGGAATACCTCGACGGAACATCCATTCCTGAGCTTTGGTGCTGGATTTTGATGGGGTCTTTCTCATAACACTAATATCTCGGACTATTTGTGTGATATTTTATTATATATAGAAAAAAACGTTTTACATTATGATATCATCAATGCTTAACCAACTCAATTTTAGCTCTATCGTGAGCTCTGGGTCAGCCACTACCCAGCTCGGTGTGGAGCTAATGGAGCGATACCTCGGAGCCCTTCAAAGGAACGGTGAGAGTCATATCCTCGTTAACTCTTTTGTCAAGGAGGCCAGCCGACTCCAGTACGACGCCGGTATCCGCGAGAGCCTGGAGAAAGTGGTCAGTTTTATTGGCGAACAGCCAATCAAATGGACCCTCGCTACTCGCTGCGAGTCTATCCTCGATGGGACTACGCGAGACCGACATGCTCGGCCCGCAGCAACCAAAGCCTCTGGCCTTCTCGAACTCGAAGAAGGGGAACTCGTAAGTGCTATCCGGGCTGGGGCTCTTAGAGAAGTGATGCACTGTGAGGCTTTCCGTTCCCTGGCTAACCAAGTCCTCGGAGAGATCCAGACCGTAGTAAGGACCGACGAGTACACCATCACCCATCCTCTCTCCTATGTGGAAAAGGTCTACGACGGTATTGCTGTCCGCGTCTGTGGTAGGAATATCTGCCAAGATGATGAATATAACCTCATCCCTAACTACCAGGGTGTCAGTGCCTCTTTCCTTCTCCTCAATGAATTCATCGAGAGTGGGGAAGCTCAGATCGCTGACCATTGCATCACGATCCGATTCAATAACAATATCTTCACTATCTGTGAGGCTGGTAAGGTCCGCTATAACGACGAGGAGATGGGTGTGGAGCAGTTCCGCCAGCAGGCCCAAGCCCGACTGATCCTGTCTCCTGCAAACCGAAAAGGAGCTCTGAACCGTATTTTTGAGGCTGTGGCTCTTTTTGCTGAGCACTACGACCACGTGGTCTACCTTGATCATGTGAATATCTTCACCACTCCCACCGGAGTGTCTTTTGCCGTCATTCGTTATGGGGAGCAGCTCTATGCCTTCGGTCTGAGGAGTTTTGCCTTTGAGATTATCGGTAATGCCCTGGAGGTGGTCGAATATATCCAGCAGATGACCCAGGTAGAGGTCGGTACAGAGTATAAGGATATGCTCCTGGCGGAACCAACCAAAGAACCTGAAGTAAAGGAAGATAACCTCCAAGCTCGTATTCAAGCTCTCACGGAGAAGTTCAAGGATCATCCTAAGTACCTCGAGCTTCTGGATGAACTTTCCAAGGGTCTTTAATCTCTTAACCATTAAAATTAAGGCAGGGTCACAAGCTCTGCCTTTTTTTATTATTTATACATACAGTAAATAATGGAATCACATAAACTACACCTCTTACCCGGTTACGAGGCTGACCTGACGAGTACCTTAGACGGTTCTCTCAAGCTCTACCCGAGCCGGTGGTTAGCTTTCCGTGGTACGGCTCCGGTGGATATCGCTGCAGTGCTTTCCTCCCTGGAGAGCTCTCCCCGGTATGGTCTGTACGGGACTATCACCAGTCCTTTTAGTGCAGTGGATGTAGCCGACCTGGTCCAGCATACCGATCTGGGGGATCTGGTAGGGGTGGGGGATATCAACCTCGCACAGACGGAGACCTCCGGAGGGCAGGTATACTCGGAAGTGTTCGTCCAGGTCGATCCGGAGAACCTCCCTAAGCAGTACCTCTATCTGCCGGATAAACCTATTCCCGATAACGAAACTATCATCAACCGACTACTCGGTAGTCAGCCCCAGCCCACGAGTAACGGGTGGATGGAGTTTAATACCATAGTCATCCTATATAACGTCTACCGTAAGGCCGAGAATGAAACCCTCCAGGATATGATCCTCAAGAGGGACTTCCCTATGGCTATTGTCGAACTCCCGGAGATGCAAGCCCTAAGAACGACTAATAACCTCGGTGGGGTCACCACGTGGTCAACCAAGGTACTTACCAGGGTCACGGGAAAGAATTCGAAGTTACCAGCTAATGATACCGACCTCCACACCCTGGGAAGACTACTCACGGAGATGGGTCGCTTGCAGAAGAAGATGGACCAGATTGTATCCTCACGGGTCACCGACTATGGATCTTTCAAGGCTTACCTGGACAAATTCCGTAACGAACAGTCTATCAACGTACCCTATATCGTAGCCGGTCGTTGGTTTGTCAATGGTAAGGATATCGGTCCGGTCATCGACGACCTCCGACTGAAAAACCTCGTGGAGAGTTATATAGAAGAGCATAAGGAGTCGTTCCGTGGTCCCCAGGGTGACCCTGGTGCTGACGGTAAGACCCCGGAGTTCAAGATTAGTGATACCGGGGAGCTCCTCTATAGCTACGGAGACGGGCAGTGGAAATCTGCCGGGATCTTCCGTGCTCAGCGCGTGAGCGCCGAGACCTTCATCACGGTGAAGAACCTCAGTAAGCCAGCAGCCTCAGGTAAACCAGCTAAGCTGATTTTGGATATCGAGGCCTACAAGGAATGGACTCTCAATACCGGAGGAAAAGAGAAGGAAGATATTGGAGAGACGGCTACTATCCATCTTGGGGAGTTCGAGTATACCTTCACCCCTTCCCGACAGCAACGACTGGAGCTGGAGATACCATTCAAGACGGAGTACTCAGGCAAGAGCCTCGACGGGACGTTTATCATCGGTACTTTCACCCAGCCTATTTCCGTTACGTGGAAGAAAGCCGTCGCGACGAAGCGAAAGACGGTGATCTCCGTTAACAACCCCTCAGTAAACCCCTTCCTCGTTGGGGAGAGAGGAACTGTACAGTTCCTGGTGACCGCTTATGATGAGGTTACCTATGACTCCGGAGTGACCCAAAACGAACCTATGGAAGGGGATCCTATTACCTATACTACCAACACTGGCTCGGCTACCCTGGACACCTCCGTAGTGACTATCAACACCCCGGTAACGATCGAGATACCTTATACCGCCTCCGGAGGTCAGAAACAACCCGATAAGGTAGTGGGTATCTACCGTTCTGGTAATGCCCTCCGCGAGGTCACCCTCCAGTGGATGCAACCAGAGACCGGGGAGATAGTAGTGGAGAACCTCCGAGTAGAAGTAGAGAAGCCTGCCACAGTTACCGCTGGTCAGGACTACCCCGTTACCTTCAAGGTCAGTGGTGCAGCCTTTGATAAGTGGGACGACGGAACTCTCACTCCGAAAGAGCTCACAGGGAATGTGGTCATCAACGGGGTCAAATACCCCCTTACCGGGGGCAAGGTCACGGTCAATATCCCCTACAATAAATCCGGAGTAACCCTCCAACCCACCTTCGAGTACTTTGACCGAATGATGCCAGTCGATCCTATCACCCTCCAGTGGGACGCTCCGAAGGTAGTCGGTACGACCCCCAAGGTATCCGTCTCTATCGACCGGGATACGTTCGAGGCCTCGGAGAACCCAGCCACCATCCGTCTGAGGTATGTCTCCAAAGCCGTAGATACCTACGACAACGGGGAAGAGAAGGAAAGGTTCGAGCCTACTACCTTTAATATATCGGGTGCGATTACAGACAGCTTTACCTCCGTATCTGAGACCGGGGAGAAGGTCCTTTCCGTGCCACGTGGGGAGAGAATTGTGGTTACCTCAGGAGACGGAAACGGCTCCGGTGGAGAATATAGTAAAGAATTTGTACTTACGTGGAAGAATAAGACCATCACCACCAGTCGAGATGAGCTCCGACTCAACTACCAGAACGAGTACGTCTTACGTGCTGGGGAGACCAGAATTAATATCCCCTATGTATGTAAGAAGATCACGACCTATAACGACGGATCCGAGTCGGTCACCCACCTCTCAGGGAAGTCGGTCACCCTTTCCTCGGAAAAATGGTTACGACCCTATTCCCTGGACGAGCCGACAGGTACGATAGAGGTGGATATCGCCAGAACCCTCTCCTCCTCTCGTGAGGTAATAATCGGTGGGGATCTGACCGGTAAGTTCCAGGTGCGTTGGCTGGATGCCACCGAGGTAAGTCACGAAGACACCATCCGGATGGAGATGATTTGATCTTCAATCAAAGCACGAAGATGATTTGATCTTCAATCAAAGCACGAAGATGATTTGATCGTAAGTCAAAAAACCTATGAACTTTTTTAAGAACCTTTTGGAGATGGTAGCCAAGATCCTGGCTACCCTCCTTCGAATTGAGGTACTCCTCAAATTATTTAATAAACATCAAGATACAGTACTTATTAGTATGGCAGATTATTTAGAACAACCTATTGGCCAACCGGTCAATGTGACGGTGGATGTGGAGGCTTTTCGTCAGTCCCTCATGTCCGACGGGGAGACGAGGAAGACCCACCTCCCAGGGCTGAAGATGAGGGTATCCAAGGGAGCCGTTATCTTCAAGACTTTTGAGATGGACCAGTCTAAGGACCCCTCTGAGCATCAGAAATTTATTGTACCTATTTCTTCGGAAACGGGGGAGCATGAGTATAAGGCCGAATACAAGGTCGGGGAAGGGGACTGGCAGACCGGTACTACTTTCCGCGTGAGCTGGGAGGCGGACACGGTCACAAATACGACCGTAGTGTTCAACGTGAAGCAGGAGCATAACACCGGTCTTAACTGGTCCAACGGAGATCAGTCTCATGTCATCGTCACCGCCTATACGAAGAAGACCTATAAGAGTGGTAAGACGGCTAATGTACCTCTCGGGGATCAGTCGATTACCGTCAAGGCCGGAGACAAAACCTTTACCACCTTCACTATGGGTCAGCAAACAGAAAAGCGCGTGAGCTTCTCGGTAGACTATACGGATGCCGCCAGGACCAATACCGTGGATCGCGATGTACCCTCCATCGTCTGGGGTGGCACTCTTAATGGGGTAGTGGAGAGTGGTGACCAGAGCAAAGAGATAACTTTGTCTTTTGACCCCAATGAGATTACCACTACCCCGGCCGGTGTGGAGAAGATTATTGCCCCAGTATCCCTCCTTCAGAGTAAGCTCTTCGTCTCAGGAAACCTCGAACAGGGATATGGTAACTACGTCATCAATGACACGGAGAACCCCAAGGTCAAGGTCCTCTCGACCAAAAAGATCTCTTCTAATATCAGTGAGGTGGTATCCAACGACTACCTCGAGCTCACCGAGTACCGTAAGTACGGAACGGAATACTTCAAGGCCGTGAGGAAAGTAGGCCTCGGGGAAGGGGAATGGGTATATGAGAACGGCTCTTTCCGTAAGGTAAGTAAAACCAAATACGGAACTATCACCGGTTATTACAACGACGCTGTGGGTACTATCACGGTCATCTTGAAGAGCCCTGCAGGACCCAATATGGGATACCGAGTAAGGTACTGGGGAGCTACTGATGGGGTAGATATTCCTGCCAATATCACCGAAGGAAATAGGGATCGTCTGGAACTTAAGTCTTACAGATTCTTCCTCTTCACCCTCCGAGCTGACCTGATGAAGGTATCAGATAAGACCACCTTCATCAACTACATGAAGAGGTTTATTGATGTGGACAAGCGACTCTCCATCAAGTCTTCAGTCACCCAGGCTCATGAGACGCCATCCAGTAGCAATTTCGACTATAACTTCGTGACTGTCGGTAACGCAGCTGAAGAACCCGAGCTCGCTACCATTAGCCCCTATGCCTTCTCCATCTACGACCAGCGTCATCGTCAGAGCCTCTGGACGGGGTATAAGGATAGAATGGTTGGAGTCTATGATGGAGAACACCTCCATAAGAACAACACGGATGTGACCACCGCGGTACAACTGCTTGTCCTTGACGGTGACACAGGTCGTAGTGCAGGTAAGTTCCTGACCAATGTCGTTGGAGCCGAATGGGGAGTGGCTCAGACCACCGAACCACGAATCGGTTGGAATGCCCAGCCATCTTCTGTGTTTGCAGGCAAGACCTACGTCACGGGTGACAAAGTACCATTCAATATTCCGGTCACCAATTTCCAGACCGGTAGGATACGCAATACCGGTGTAAAGGGAACCGCTTATGAGTTCATCGGATTCAAGGGGGATAAGGCCCTGTTGGTCGAATATGGTCCTCAAAACTCCAATGTAGGAAAGGATAATGAGGACATCATCTACCGTCCTACTACGAATAGCCTCATCGTATTGCAGGGAGATAGGTTAGAAGATGGTGCAACGGATATTGAAACCTTGCACAGCGCCTATGCGGAAATCATACCTTACGACCTGTGGATGCAGAAGGTAAGGAAGGAACATAAAGATTATTAGCAAATTAGCTCCTTCGAAGATTATTAAATAAAACCCTATGAATAGTGAATTAGAAAAGTTGATTGAGAAATACCGCATTACGGTAAATGGTCTGGCCGATCTTGAGTCAGATTATGGGAAGGTCATCAAGGAGAGGGGCTTCGTTACCCTTAATGGTCTGTTGGTAGAAAGCGACGAGCCTGCTGGTGAAGGTACTGAAAATGCCGTTAATACGGAAAATACCCCTGTAGCAGAAAGCGACACATCACCCAACGAGCCTACTCCAGTAGTCCCTGCTCCATCAGATAACTCTGAAGAGCACACCCCTGTAGCTCCAGCTCCCGTGGAGAACCCTGGTGTTACTCCAGTTCCCTCGGAGCCTGCAGAAAGCGATGATACTAATCTTGGTACGGAGGTTGCTGGTGGGGAAAGATCTGCAGGTACAGAAGAGGACTCAGCCTCTACCGATGAACACAACCCCTCTGGGGAAGAGGAAACCTCTGAAGACTCTACCACCGGTGGTAAGCCTAAGAAGAAAAAGAAGTAATGGAACTACAGGTTATCCGACATGCCTTCAAGCCTACCTACACCATCGGGAAGCTATATATCGACGGAAAGTACTTCTGTGATACACTCGAGGATGTGGTAAGGAAAGGACCGAAGGTAATGCATGAGACGGCTATCCCAGCGGGTACTTATGAGGTCATCCTCAACGTATCTCCGAGGTTCGGGAAGGTCTTACCCCGACTGCTTAATGTCCCGGGGTTCGACGGAATCCTCATCCACGCAGGGAACACCTCCAAAGACACCTCCGGTTGTATCCTCGTAGGTCAGAACAAGGAAGTGGGGAAGGTGATTAACTCCCAAGCTACTATGAAAAGACTGATGGAAGTCCTCCAATCACACAAAGAAAAGATTACCATCACGGTAAAATAAAAAAGGGGCGCGAGCCCCTTTTTTTATTGTTTATTCTGCCAATAGGCAATGCGCTCCAGAAGGATATCTACCCCATCTGACCCCGGAGGTATGGGGAAATAGTTGAGATAGGTCTTTTCCTCCCCGGCGACTGTGACGTCTTCTTCTAAGAAGCTGTGCACCGATCCGGTGCTTTCTTCGAGTTCGTGGTCCTCCATAGTCCACGTGATCTGATAAGGACCAATGAATTTTTTAATCTGCCCCATTAAATCTTCGGCATATTTATGTTTATATTCGGCATTTTTGGCATAGTCATTTTAGGTACTTTTTGTTCCTGCTGACTCTTGGTCATCGACGCTTTCTGATCTTCATTAGCTTCCTTCACTACCTGATTGAGTTCCTCCAGCCATAACTCGTACTCCCAAAAGGGGAGGCTGTCCAAAGACCCTGGAGGGAGGTGATACTCCTTAGCCAGGACAGCCCCCAATCGCACAAACTGAACTATATCTATCTGGAATAACTTTACTGTTAGGTAGTCGAGGGTGCTATGGAAATTATCGACTCCCGAATTTCTTTCCTCCTCCGGTATTGAAGAGAGCTTTGAGACCCGAGGGAAATCGTACCTGACTGATGGCCTCCCCACCACAATGCTCACAGGTCTCTCGGAGGTTCTCTGAGGGGTTGACCGGGAGGTTGACGAGAATATCCTTCATCAGGTTGAACATATCCAGATCCCAGGAGTCGTATTCCTTCTTGATCTTCTTCACCTGTAGGTCGAGCATCTGTACATCCTTAGGAGGACGAGGGAAACACCACAGGAGGTAGTTGAGGAACTGTTCATCGATCTTTCTGTTCTGACGACCCTGGACCTGAGCCCACTGGACAATGATCTCATTGGCTCCGAGCTTGGGGTTATACAGACGGATAGGATCATGATCCACGTCATATTCTCGGGGATCAATCTCCCAGCAATTGCCTCTCCAATAATTCTGGATCAGCTCCTCATCAGGAAGGTCGAAGAGCAGGGTCGATGGTCCGAGGGTATAGGTGATGTTATTACCGCAGTTGGAGCATTCATCTTCGAACTCCACCTTCGATTCCCCCTTGGAGAAGGTAACCTCGCGGACCTTGAGGATAAACCAGAACTGATCCCAGGTATTGATTTCCTTCCACGAGACTGACCCCAGAGCGGATTCAATCTTCACCGAGCTACGGACAATTTCATTCAGTACCTGCAGCACTACCTCGGGTCGTTCTTCGTCAACCGCCGTCCAATTCTTGATGGTCTGTACCGTGGCTGGTTTGACATAGAATACCCAATCCTCGGGGTAGAAGAGGCTTCTTGTTCCCATCTCTTCGCGGTTAATAGGAATCCAACCATCGCTGATGGGTAGCTTGGTACTCTCCATAAGTTTCGTACTACGGGAGGCAAACTCAGACAGTCGGCTCTTTTCCGCAGAGTCTAATTCCCCAGGGGCTCCGATCACTTCCTTGCGGACCTTTCCGAGGGATTTGGGGGACTCTGAGGTAGGCTCAATCTGATCCTCCAGTACGTCATAATTTTGTTCTTTCATATATCAAGATATAGTTTTTTATGTTCATAATATGCGAGGGTGTCTTTGACCCCTTTCCTATATATTATATTCAAGATGTTGTGTAGGAATGTTACTTTGGGATAAAAAAAGTTGGAAAGTCGTTAATTTGATGGATTTTTAGAGATCTGGGAGGGACGGTCAAATCATAACATAGCTTATTTCGCATTTTAAGGCGCGTCTATGCGCCTCAAATATCTTTTTAATACAAATGTATAGGCAGCATGATTTGAGCGCAGTAGGGCGCGATTATGCGCGCCGTTTTGTAAATCATGATTTCGTCACCTAAAAACGACTCAAAAATGGGCTCAAAATCAGCGTCCGAAAAAGTTCATTTGTGTGCGGTTGACCTCGGAGACCAAAAAGTGCGTTTACGCGCGGTTTGGATGGGTCGGAAAATAGAGTCATTTTGGAGTTCGATTTTAGGGTCCAAAATTAGAGTCGAAAAAGAGGCCATTTTTGAGACCGATTTTTGCCCTCAAAAAGCGCCTTAATTTCTATATTTTTTTCTTATAAGGAAATTTCAGTTCGAAAAATTGCGCTCAAACCGTTAGCCCCAGTGAGTTTGCGCGCGGTTTTGGCCATTTTGCGCATTTTTGCGCATTTTTGCCCTCGATTTTTGCGCTGATTTTCACTCCATTTTGAGGCCATTTTTAAGCGCATTTTTAGGCTCTTTTTCGACCCCCAAAATCAGCCATTTTTTGAGCTCACTTAGGAGTCCACCTTGGGGGTCAATTTTTGACCATCAAAACAGCTCAACTACGGGGTCAAAAAATAGCGTAAAAATGACCCCAAAATTTCCTACCTATAACCATATTCATATACCAAAAATTATGGCTACTCTAAAAACTTTATACCGACAATTCGAAGAGTCTTCTAATTTCAACAAGACCTATACGGACGCCATCATCCGGGCTCGGGTATCTGAGGGATCTGTTTCTGATGGCACTCTTAACTCCCTGAAGCTGACCACCACGGAACTCTACGTGAACGAGGAAGGCAAGGTAAGCAGCTTTTATGTCGGGGTGGAAGCAAAGATGAGCGACACCACGCTCGATATTGAGATAGGATACAAGACGGTCGATACTGAACTCCACAGGATCTTCCAGAAAATTCCCCTGAGCCTACTCAACGAATGTAAGTTGTACCTTGGTGGTGAAAGCTCTGAAGAGCACAGCTCCTTCGGAGACATTTTCCACGAGTACGTGGAGAAGCCATATACCACCCTCTATTGGGCTCTGGGTAATAATGTAGATTTGTCTGAGCTGGAGGGACTTTAGTAGGTGCATCGACCCTTCGGGGGTGGTCACATAGTTCCTTAAATTTTTTATGAAGCTCATAATCGCGCCAGGACGCGCGATCTCAAGGTGACCTATATAAATGTATTAAAAAGATATTTGAAGCGCATAGACGCGCCTTTATGTGCGAAATACAAGGGGTCTATGAGGTCACTCCCACGTTGACGTGTGGTGATTTCATATATTTTTGTGTTTTTTACATAAAATCGGTCTATTCACTCCGGTGGCAGCGCAGTCCAGGGTGCGTTGGCCGAAGGCTGGGTCCTCAAGACCCATATGTGCGAAATAAGCTATGTTATAATAGTTGCCTCCCTCCAGGATCTTAAAAACCTCCCATTAAGGCACAAAAAAAAGGGGCTCATCGCCCCTTTTTTATTAAATGTATCGTTTGATCTCCTCTTCGAGGTTATTATCCAGCCCTAAATCCACCTCTCGCAAGCGTGCGTTAATGATGGCGTTGGTCGAAGTAGCTTTGAGGATCTTCTCGTGGAAAGTCAACTTCACCTCGTAGATGGTAATATCCGGCATCGAAGGGATGACTATATCGGTCTTCCTGCCAGGGAGGAATTTGTAAACAATCTCCCCTACCTGACCGTGGATGATATCCCCACAGGACCAAACACCACCCAGCTTCTCCTGCAGCTCCTTAGCTACCTCTTCCATCGTCCCAAAGACCTCGAAATAGGCCTCCTCGGGTCGGGGTAGGTCGGGTACGAACCTCTGGAGGATGCCCGTCTCGACCTGGTCTACGGTAACCGGGTAGGAAACGAGGCATACTTCCCCATTCACCTTTTCCTCGCGGAAATCGACTCGGTAGAAATAAAACATCGCGTAGGCATTGGGGAACCCACTCCTCGTGACATTTACCCCACTCACTTCTCCCTTATTGAACAGGGTAAAAGTCTTCTTCTTATCATGCAGCCAGCTCCCGGAGATGATGTAGTGGTCGTCTACCCTCGTCATCCGAGTATTAGACGCTGCCCCCCAGTAGTTATTGTATAACCGGATGATAGGATCCACCGCCGGAGTCTCCGGGACAGTGGTCGTGGCCTGGGGGGACAAGCGACGATCCTTCATCAGGTCGGTAAACGTCATACTCATTAGTTATGACCGAATGATTTGTTTAACTTACCTACCAGTTCCCCCCAGCGGCCGGCTTCGACATCCTCCTTGTTATCATCGAGGAGACCATCAATGGTAAACTTCATCCTCTTCTCGTCGAGGTCATCCCCAAAGACTGCCTCAAACTTCTTCTTGGCGTACTCACGGAACTCTTCCTCGGAAGTGATGTTCTCTCCTTCATCAGATTTTTCTGATTCGGTAAGCTCCTGAGGAAGATTCTTCCACGCGTCCTGGACCCTACGGAACAGCTCCAGGGTATCCACATCGGAGATCTCAGCGAAATTGGTCGTGGGGTACATATGTCGGAGGAAATTGAGGATGATATCTCCCTGTTTCTTCAACTCGGCATCCACATCCTCATAACTGCCGACGATAAGGGACTGGAGGAGGAGCTGACCGTCCTCGTCAAACTGGTCCATAGCGAAGTCATAGGCACTGCGGAATTTCACCGGGTCGTCCCAACGGAGGAGCTCCTCGAGGTAGAGGTAGGTCTCGTCCTCACTCTTGCTCTTTACCAGATTCTCCAGGATAGTACGCCTATCGGAGCCGTTGTTAAGGGCTTCCAGAGCCATACTCTCGTTGTACATAGTAAGGATCTCCCTTAGGATACCCTTGAGGCGGGGGTTCTCGGAGAGGAACTTAATGATTTTCTTTTCGATCACCGTGACGGCAGCATTACTGATCCCGTAGCTCTTGGCGATATCGGAGGCTTTCTCCTTGTCGAAACCATTCACCCCGAGCTTACGGTAGAAGATATTGGCATCTCTCTCGGAGAACTTAGAGTCGATGGCGAGGAATACCTCCTTCCAGAGACCCTCCTCACCAGATCGTGACGGACCACCGGAACCTACCTGGGCGAGGATACGGTCGTACATACCCTTGTCGTCATCGCCACGGGCAAAAGAGTCGATGGAGATACCGTTGAGGTCCTTGGAGTCGAGTTTCTTCACGAGCTGGAGGTAAGTACCGGAGAGGTCAAAACCATTCTTACCCAGTTCGTCCTTGATAGCATAGAGGATCATACCATAGGCATAGGTACTGAAGGAACCGACCTTCTTGTCCAGTCCTTCGAGCTCGACCTGTTTCTTCGTCTTGAAGGTATCAATAGCCTTGGTCAGCCCTTCCATCCCAGCGGAGATGAGGTCGTCGTAGTTGAGTTTGGATACCCCGGCGTACTTATTAGCCATAGAGAGGACGATAGGGGTGTACTGCTTCGCGACGTTGTTCCTACCCCTATTGGAGGTGAGGTCGATAGTGAGGTCATCGACGCTGATATTACCCAGCTCTACCGCTTCGCGCTCATCTTTGGTCTGATAGTGGGGGAGGAGACGGACGTTATTACCCAGTTTGGTGAGGGCATTCCAGAGCGTCACCGTGTCCTTGATGTCCATATCCAGTACCGAGGCCACGTGCTTCAGCTGGCCCTTCTCCGCGGTCCTGACCACCTCCACCTTGGCCTTGGTGTCGATATTGTATTTCACGAGGAGGTCGATAGCTTGCTTCGCCAGAGGGGGGAGCTTCTTACCCACGCGGTTGATATAGCTGGTGATGTCTTTCTTTAGTACCTCAGTAGCAGACTTTTCCGAGGCTTCGAAAATAAGTGATGAAAAATTGTGCATATGCTAAATAAAAATCGATTTCTCTTTATATATAAAATATAAGCATCTGAATAATATGTATTTCCTAATCCAATTGATAATCGCCCTTTTTCACCACAGGAAGGTACGGAAAATCTTTAATACCGCTATCCGGGAGGAGAATCTTATCCTCGGACTCTCCACGATCCTTTGTACCCAGATGTACCAGGACTGGATAGGACGAATCTATGGGGTCATTAACCCGGAGGTGGAGAACGGGGAGTTCCGTCCCGGTCGTATCCAGGACCCCGAGGGAAACCTCACCCAATGGGTGGATAGGTATGTCGTGGGGCAGATCAACCTCCTGAGAGACTATATCCGCGAGGTCAACCTCTTTGATCTGGTGACGTACCGGATAAAAACCCTGAAGGGTAACAATTTCCTCGTGATGTTGGAGCCAGTGACGTGGGTCGTCATCCCCTCCCTGATGAAAAAGTTTCTCGTCGAGGTAACATTCGAAGGGATAATCTTGTATATAATATATAGAATTTTAGCATAAATTATGAAGACAAAGAACTATTCTCGTGAAGAGCTCACCGGTATGGAGTTTAAGGAGCTGCAGCGCGCTCTGGAAGAAAACCTCAATGAGTACGGGGAGGAGCTAAAGAAGCTCAAGAAAAAGGATCTGGAGAAGGAGGAGGAGAACCTGATCAAGATCCAGGAAGATTTTGATATCGTCATTGGAGAGACGGAGTATGAGCTCCCCGATACCTCGGAGTACCGCGGGTACACGACTTCCCGAAAGGACCTCGCAGCGAAAATCATCTACTTCCTCAACAAGCTTGAGTGTAACTGGCAGACCTCCCTCGGGGTGTATGAAGCTATTGCCCTGTGGAAGAACATTGGTAAGACTATCTCGTATGCTACCTACGACTCCACCATCCGTATCCTCGGTTCGATGAGGTTTAAGGGGGAGACCGAGCTCCGAGATATCCTCATCATCAACCATTTCCTTACCTCAGCCGAACAGGCCTATCTCCGAGATACTATCTATATCCAGTACCTCGCGGGTAAGCATAATGCCGTGATGCAGGCACTTAATCCTCAGCCAGAAGAGCCAGAGACTATCAACGAATAAATGCAAGCTACTGCTTGAGTAAAAATTCACCCACAAAAAAAAGGGGGGACTGAAAAGTCCTCCCTTTTTTATTTATTTCGCACTCTCCCACGACCAGGCTCCGACTCTCTGGTCTTCCCACCAGTCAGAGACGAACTTCACATCGGAGAGCTCGGCGGCATCCCCGGAGTCGTAGCTGTATTCCCCGAGACCTCCCAGAGGACCGTTCATCATCACATCCTTGAAGATGACGTCTTGGTAGACATCGCCGACGCGGTTAGCAATACGGATACGGAGCCATTCGGCACAGTAGTCCCTCTTAAGAGCTCGACGGCCGGTGGTGATATCATACCCCAGGGCAGCCCAAGCACGGAAGAGGTTATAGATGTAGTTGTCCGTGTCGTTACGGAGGTTGAGGGTGAAGTCACAAGACAGCTCGGCACGCGTGCCGTCGATATTGGGCTTGATATAAGACCTATCCGTACCCATGAACTTCTGCACCCCCGTCTCCGGAGCCTTACCGAGGGCATCGAGACCGGAGATCTTAGTGACGTGTTCGGTGAGCAGGACCTCATCCTTAGCGAAATGTTTCTTCAGGGCTTCAGGAACCGTGAAGATGACCTCAAAGAGGCTGGTGTGGACGGGGTCGAACTTATTCCTCCCCGCCACGGAGTTTTGAATATGTGGTAATGCCATAAAAAAGATCTTTTAATAAGAATCGCTCTTATTTACGGATCAGTTTAGTATGGCTATCGGGGTACTCTAATTCAAACGAGGGGTGGTCCTGTACGACCCACACCAGATTCTGCATCCTTCTCTTGTCCCTGCGGTACTGGTCGAGGTATCCATCGGTGAAGATAACGACGAGCTCAGGGACTTGTCGGGCGTACTTAGATTTCTTGTCCGCGAGGAGGTCGAAGCAGCATTTGACATCGGTGCCACCACCACCCTTGATCTTCATCTTCCTCATGTCCTTCTCGATCCGGTCTACCTTATCAAACTCCTTAATATCGGCGACCCTCGTATCGAACTGACAGACGACGAGCTTCGTGGGTTTCTTGGCCTGGGCTACCATCAGCATCATCGACAGGGCTTTGTTGAGGTCTTCCTGACTCATCGACCCGGAAGTGTCTACCCAGGCCATAATATAGTCCACATTGTCGTACTTCTCCTTGTCGGAAAGAGCCACGCGGTCCTGACTGACGAGGATGTTGTTGTGGGTATAACCCCTTCTCTTGTCCTCGGGACTCACCGAACGACCAACGATATCCTTGAGGATCTTTTTCCATTCATTCGTACCCTTGATAGAAGTGGCGAGGAGCTTGTCAGCGAGGATATCATTACCTGCACCAGTACCCTTGAGTTTCTTGGCTACCTCCCGGGCTTTGTTCTCCCATTCCTTCTCCAGGGCCGATTCGTTAGCCCCGACATCATCATAGCCTTCTTCCTTGGCTATCTTCTGACCTTCCTTGGCGTCTAACATGGACCCTGCGGTGTCAATAGTACCCTGGAGGTTAGCCTCTGTACTGGACGAACCTTGGCCAGTTCCACCTTGCTGACTCCGTTGGTTACCCTGGGAGCCACTTTGGCCGTTCTGGTTTTGTTGGTTTTGTTGGTTTTGCCCGTCACCGTTACCATTGCCTTGGTTGTTTTGGTTCTGACCATTCTGGTTCTGGCCCTGACCACCCCCCTGACCCTTCTGCTGAGGGGGATTGGGGATCTTGCTGTAGATGGTCTCAAAAGACACTCTACTCCACTTGGCATCAATATATCCCTGGAGTTTCTCAATGGTCGAGGTCTTGAACAGACCCATGTCTACGAGCGTTTGGTTGACCTCGTAGTCGGCAGCGATATTACCTTTCTGGTTCAGTGCATCGATCTTCTTACCTCGACGGAGGTGGTTGAGGAGACAGTGCATGAGCTCATGGGCCATAACAAAGACCTTCCCTGTATGGTCGAGGGAGTCGGTGAACTCGGGGTTAACAAAGATACGGAAACCGTCAGTGGCCTGGGTATCGACCTTATAGGTATAGACGAACTGTAAGGAGGTGATGAGACCACCAAACTGCGGGGCGATATGTCGAAGGGAGGCCATAGCTCGGTGCTGGTCGTCGAGGAGCTTAGCCATATCGATTTTCTTACCGGAAGGGCCTACCACTACATCATAGTCTTCTAATCGTTTTGCCATATTAGATAATTTTTACGTTATTCATTGGAACGGTACCGGTCACTGGAGAGCCGGGGGTAGCCGAGATAAGAGTTCCCATCGGGGTCACTACTATACCTATCTCCTTGACGAAATTATAGATAGCCTCGGCCATAGGCTTGTGGGCGGTATCAGCAAATTTCTCTGCAAACTTCATCGCGGCCTCGTCGATCTTTCGGTGGAGGGCCGACTGGATCTCCTTATCGGCTCCGTCACTCTTACAGGTGATCTGGGCCTCATAAGCAGCTTCACGAAGAACCTTCTTCAGGTCGAGGGAGAGCTGGCTCTTGGCAACAATCAGGGTCTTGGGCATATTAGTACTCGGTATAGGTTTCCAGATCGAGGTAATGGTCCACTTCACAGATCGAGGAGATCTCCTCACAAACCTTTCCTAAGATAAACTGTCCTCCGCGGATACGGATGCCATCCCCGTACATCGGTTCGAGGTCACTGAGGATATCCGTCTCCATAATAGGGAGGAAATAACCCGAAGTGGCTTCGACCAGCCCCCCACGGTACATCACTACCGTATCGGTGACATCATATTGTTCAATTAACTTCTCCACACTGTCGAGGAACGCATGTCGGTAGTCGCTGTATTCCTTGACGAGTTGAAGGTTACTTTTCATTCTCATAGGTGTTATTATATCACTTTTATAAATAATAAAGGGAGGAGGTAATTTTACCCCCCCCCCTTAGGATTATTTTGGTCTAATTTTTAACCCTCGATGAAAATAATGGCATTCTCAGGGAGGCTGTTAGACCCATCCTTGGCGTTGTAGTCGGCCTGAGTCATAACAAAGACCCTACCCTTACCGGATTCGACTCCACCGACGACACTCGTGATACCCTGGTACTGTTCCTTGGAGAGGTGACCATCCTTGGTGAGGTCCACGGTGACGTTATGGTTATCAAAATTGGTTTTTAGTGCATTGAAGTTACCTTCCAGGGCATTATGTTTGCCGGTAAGATCATCGACCTCGGTCTTGGTGTTGTGAATGAGGTCCTTTATGGTAGAGGTGATTGAGATTACCCCTTCACTACTGATCTGGATACCGTCCCCACCGGTATACACATCGACCAGCTCCGCGAGGCTCACCTCGACATTCGAACCATCCTGGACCGTGAGGGTAAGTTTCTTCGAGGTGTGGTCGTAGTTGACTGCAGACAGGAACTGATCCTTAGGGATGTCGATAGTACCTACTACCTCTCCCTTGAAGGTAAGCTCGTACTTAGCAGCGAAATTGCCGGGGTTAGTGGCCTTGGTAAGGGTAACCGACCCCCCGAGGTCGTCACTGAGTCTCTTCCACTTACCCGTCGTGGGGTCATCGGTATGCTCTCCACGGTAGACGTAGTGGAACTTAGTCTCGTGGTTATAGGCAATAAGACCGTCGTTGAGACCGGCTTCATTGGCAGATTTCATGTCCGCGAGGGTAGCATACTCTTCTCTTTCTACAAACGCCTTCTTACCGAGGTATCGGATGTTGTTGGTAAATCTAATTGGCATATTATATACTCTTTAATAAATGATGTTCGGAAAAAGGTCCATTTTATAGCCTAAGATCATAAGGCCACGGCTCTCGGTCATCGACTACATAACTCAACTGGCTGAAGCGAAGGTTATTCACCTCGTTATCCGGTACTTTGGTCGTCTTACCTATCATACGGATATCAGCATACCTCGCATCGCTATGACCGGTGATATAGAAGATAGCATTCACCTCCCAACCATCGTCGTTGTAGAGGGGGAGGGTAGCCCCAGTACCCACCCAACCATCGGGGATACCATTAGGCTTGATGATGTCTACGGTATTGGTCTTACGGTATTGGAATCCCGAGGTCTTCTTCCCTTTGTATCCCATGAGACCCCAGTTACTGGGATTGCCAATAGACACGAGGACATTGTCGTTGAGTCTTCGCATCTTCATCACCGATCCGGGAAGGAGGTTGATGGCTCTCGTGACGGTGACCCAACCGGTGTCTCCGGTCACGACTCGCCATTTACCACCGGTCTTCAACCATACCCAGGCGCCTACCCCGGCTCCGTCGGTAGATACATACCTCGTGCCGTTGGCCTCATTACCGGTGATCTTCCCCGAGGTGGTATTCTGTTGGTCGGGTCTACCCGGGCCGGTGATCTCCGTTGGGGAGGTAGAAGAATCTTCAATCAAGATCTTCCACCGACCCGTGACTGGGTTTACCGGGTGACTGGAGTGGTAGAAATAGTGTCTCTTCGTACTCTCCACCCAGGCTATCTGACCGTTATAGGGTTTCTTGGCAGACTTGAGATCGGATACCGTCTGCACCAGGAGACTGGAATCCAGCGGGCGTTCTTTCGTTCGCTCAAAACTATCTGTTACTGCTATGCTCATAGTTATCGTATTGACAAATTAATGACCGACAGCTCCTCGCGGTCCTGGTCGGTGATAAGGGTATAGGGAGAGCCGTCTAAGGTGATATTCTCCGTCTTATAACCCCCCACGAGCTCGTGGTTATCCAAATAGACCTTTTTTCCGGTGAAAAGGGAGGTTGGCACAGCCACGGCCCAATAACCGAAAGACCCTAACCGGTCCTCACCAAAAGTGATGAGGGAGAGGTCTTCCATCTCATCGAGAAAATGAACATCGTCTTTGGTAAGGGGGGTCTCACTCTCCTTACTCGCCCCGTAGATCTTATAAAGGGTCTTTGGAGTGGGTGGAGGAGTCACCGGTAGATCTCCACCACGGTCGTTCGAGTCGCTGCTGGATCCATTCCCAGAGCTCTCCTCCATCTTTTTGGGCACATACTTTGCCCTATATCTCATGGCCATTATAAACTATTTTAATAAAGTATAGCCATTTGGTTAAAGATTTACTATCTCATACTCATAATTATGCTCTTGGTAGGTCTTCACTTTCTCCTTTCCCTGGGATAAGATCTTCCCTGTGGGGTACACGTCGATGATATCATAGACCTTGAAAATATCCTTCCCCTGCTTGAGTAGACCACGACCGATAGCCTGGATATTGACTATCTCCGACTTGAAAGACTGGGCAAAGACCGCTTGCTTGACATTCTTGATGGTTACCCCGGTGGAGAGGACCCCGTAGCCGGCCACAACCACCATATCTTCCCTATCCGTCATCTCGGAGATGATAGCCTGTCTCTTCTTTAGACTGGTCGATCCGGTGATCTTGTAAGGGGTATTGAGCTGCTCGGCAAGGTAGTTGATGTACTCGATATTGTGGGCAAAGACAATGGTGTTCCCTTCGAACCCCGATACCAGTTCCTTGAGATACTCTATCTTTCTCTTGGAGAGCATAGCCTGGAGCTGCTCGCACTGGAGAAGTTGCATCTTTCCCTTGAGCATACTGATGAGAGTCGTCTCCGGGGTCGTTGGGGTAAGACCCAAAGGCAGTTCCTTCTCATGAATCATAGTCATCTTACGGTCCTCGGGAGCTCGCAGTACCTTCTTTCCGTCCTTAGTCTTGTAGGTCGATAATAGGTAGGTAGCACATTCTCGAAACGAGCTGGCCTCACCATCTCGGAAGTGGTCCTCCCCTGGCAGTCGAATCTGCGTTATATATGGCTTGGCGAGGAAGCCTTCATCTACCAGCTCCTCCGTACGGATCTCCTGGATCTTAGGACCCATCAAGGCTTGACAAGCCAGCCACTCGATGGTGTTTTCCTTAGGAAGAGTACCGGTGAAACCGAACTTGAGCTTGAGGTGGGTATACCGACTAAGGATATTCTTAATCGACTTACAGGGGAGCTTGTGACACTCGTCCACCACTACCATATCATGTTCGAAAAAACCAGGGTCGTACTTCTTACTCTTGGGGTCACAACGGAGAACTATACTCTGGAAAGTACCGATGGTGAGATCGGCTACGGATACCTGATCCTTGGAGCCACCCCAGAGTTCCTCTCCCTGGAAGAACTCCCCGTACTCTTGGAGGTCTTTGACGCCCTGCTTGACGAGTTGGATAGAAGGGACGATCATCAGGATCTTCTTCACTCCCAGACATTCCTTGGCAGCGCGAGCTACTAAGTAGAATATAAGGGTCTTACCAGCTCGGGTGGCGAGCTCGGAGAGGCTTAATCGATACTTGAGTATGAGCCAGGCCGCGTCGATCTGGTAGTCTCGGGGTTGGATCTGCAGATTCCACGACTGGATTTTTTCCTTGAACTGTTCCTTGGTTAGGGAGAAGTTAGTGTAAATGAGATCGTTACTGGGTCGATTGCATCCGGAAAAATCTACCACTTCTTTCCAGAGGCCTGCGGCGCAGTAGTATACGGGACGACCAGGAAGCTGGTCTAAGAACACCTCCGGACTTGGAGGGTAGGGGTAATTTGGTAATAACTGATAGGTCGGGATCTTATTTAGATGTTTTTGAAGTTTACTAATTTCCCCCTTCTCGCCTTCCAAAAAGAGGTATCGGTGATCCGAGGGGTGGGTTTTAAGTACCATAATGTATTTTATTTTTAACCGGGAATTGTGGAGCTGGTACCTGTTTTGTTGTGCTCCTAATTATATATTCAAGATAGCTCGGAGAAATGTTACCGCACGGTGAAAAAAGATGGAATTTTGAGGTTCGTAATAGGCTGTTTTTTGGGGTCATTTTTAGGGTGATTTTTGGTGCTATTTTTAGACCCCGAGTTGAGCTGTTTTGCAGCGTAATTTTTAGGGGGCAAGGTGGACTCCTCAATGGTTCGATTTTTGGGCTCAAAAATAGGGTCATTTTGAGGGTTAAAAATAGGTCGATTTTGAGCTCCAAAATGCAGTGAAAATCGGTGCAAAAATCGAGGCCAAAAATGCGCAAAAATGCGCAAAATGGCCAAAACCGCGCACAAACGCACTGGGACTAACTGTTTGAGCGCAATTTTTCGAACTGAAATTTCCTTATAAGAAAAAAATATAGAAATTAAGGCGTTTTTTGAGCCTCCAAAACAGCAGATTTTTCGACCCTAAAAATGAACCCCAAAATCGACCCTAAAAAATGACCTATTTTGACCCCTAAATTTCGACCCATCCAAACCGCGCGCAAACGCACTTTTTGGTCTCCGAGGTCAACCGCGCGTAAACGAACTTTTTGATGGGCTGATTTTGAGCCTATTTTTGATACTCAAATTACGACCCAACAAGATGGCTCATTTTAAGACTCCAGGACACGCTCAAATCAGGTGGCCCATACCAATGGTCAGAAAAGATATTTGAGCTCAGTAGGACGCGAATATGAGCCTTATAGACTATGTTAATTAAATTACCACCATCCCGGAGTATAAAAATGCCAGATAGGTGGATGGAAACCAGCAGCGGTACACTATAGCAGCTTACTGCTCCACCCTCAAATATGATATTCATAAAATCTATCAATAGGTGATTCATAAAAGTTATCAATTTGGTGCTCAAAAATGGCTTAAAAAACGCGGTTTCCGACGGCGCGCAAACGCACTAAAACCGTTTTTTGAGTCCAAACTGTCTCCAAAGCCACTGGGACTAACGGTTTGAGATCATTTTTTTGAACGGTGTTTGCCTTATAAGAAAAAATATATAGAAAATTAAGCGCTTTTTGGAGCTTCGAAATTGACAGTCATCCGATGCACTAAATGGTCGTCATCGTGATAGATAAAATGTATTGATAGGTGATAGATAAAATTTATTAAGATGGGATGGTGGATGATGGTTGAAAATGACTAAGCTTCATAATCGCGCTCTACCGCGCGATCTCTGAGCGACCTATACAGAAGGTCCATTTTCATATTTGAGCGCAGTAGGATGCGATTATGAGCCAAATAAGCTATGTTATGGAGTTTGCTAATATCCCGGGGTCAGTAAAATGGATGATTTCCACCACAGGGGTGAGTACCATAAGGAAATTTCTCCATCAAAACAAAAAATTTTTTAGGCGTCATTTTCTGGACCCCAAAAAGTTCATTTGTGCGCTGTTGGAACTTGACATCAAAAAGTTCATTTGTGCGCTGTTTAGGGTGCTCATTTTTTGACCCTCAAAATTGCGGTGCTTTTTTGCTCCGAAAAAGTACCTCAAAAAGCGCCTTAATTTCTATATTTTTTTCTTATAAGGAAATTCACGTTCAGCAAAACAGTCTCCAAACGCACTGGGACTAAGGGTTTGCGCGCGGTTTTGCTCTCCAGAGCAAAAAAAAACGCAATTTTCAGGCCATTTTTGAGCTCCAAAAACAGCCATTTTTGAGCGCATTTTTGAGGCCAAAAATCGACCCTAAAAATCGCCCACCTTGCCCCCTAAAAAATGACCCTAAAAATCGCCCACCTTGCCCCCTAAAAATCCGCTTCAAAATCAACCTCATTTTTCCACCTACCCCAGAAAAATGTTTACTACCCCCTCACCTTCTGTTATTATATCGTGATATTATATATACATATGGTCAAGGAAGTAATAAATAGCTTGGACTACCTAATGGATCCAAGCAGCCAAATATACGAGAGTACCATCCCGGGGATGAATGTGACTACCAACTTTCACCCCGAGAGGTACACCAATGAGCCTAAGAAAAAGAAGAGAACTATTGCCCAGTTCTTCTCCGACATGTCCCGTATGGGTATGTCGTATGAGGATGATGTGGTAAAGAATATGAGGGCTCTTCCCGCGGACAAATCCTTACTACCAAAGGAGACCCAGCTCCGTTGGGATCACCTCCTGTCCCAAAGCAACTGGAAGGAGAAGTCAGAGAAGGATAAAAACTTCTTCGACTCTACCTTTGCCCAGAAGCGAGAGGCTCTTCGACGACTTGCGGTTCAGCCAGAGTTGGAGGATATCCTCGACACGATGACCAATGAGTGTATCGTCTATGACTCCGACTATACCTATTTCTGCGAACCATTCATCGAACCACAGGAGCTCTCCGATCTGAAGAAGAAGGTGCGGGAACAGATCCTGGATAGCCTTTCTCGTCATTTCCGTTCCATCTATAAGATGCTCAATTGGAAGAATGTCGCCTGGGATGACATGAAGAGGTATCTTATGGAGGGTAACCTCGCCTGGGAGATTGTCTGGGACTCCCTGGAAAACCCCAAGCGAATCATCGGTATGGTTCCGATCGATGCGGCTACCCTCACCCGTAAGTTCGAGAACAACAAATGGTATTGGATTCAGTATAAGGATGTTATGGGTAGCGAAAGGAAACTTCTGGACTCTCAGGTAGTATATATTGCCTATCAAGAGACCCAAGCTATCAGCCGAGTATCCTATCTGGAGAGACTCATACGACCATTCAACATCTACCGAATTGTGGAGCAGGCCCAGCTCATCTGGACCATCACCAATGCTTCCTATAAGATGAAGTTCACTATCCCAGTCAAGGGCATGAACCGAGCCCTGGGAACCCAGACCCTCCAAACGGCTATGAACCGATACCGTGAGGACATCAAATTCGACCTCGAATCTGGAGAGATCAAGGTCAACGGAACCTCCCAGATGCCTTTCAACAAGGAGTATTGGATGCCCGAGGGGGACAGTGGTGCCCCACAGATTGAGACCCTCGGAGGGGAAGGACCAGAACTCCAGGACAACGACCAGCTCAAGTACTTCCGTAACCAGTTGTACAAGATTTCCAAGATACCCCTGAGTCGTTTTGATGGGGAGTCCGGAGACACGTGGTTTGGTACGGATGCCTCCTCTGCCCTGCGCACGGAGATTGACTTCGGTCGATTTGTTCAGCGCCTCCGTAACACCTTCGCCCAGATCATGATCAAGCCCCTGCAGCTACAGCTGGCCTGTGAGTTCCCCGAGCTCCAGAACAACCGTCAGATACTCGAGGCTATCCAGCTCCAGTTCAAATCCTATAACCTTTTTGAGGAGATGATGGAGTTGGAGCTTATGTCTAAGAGGGTCCAGGGTATACAGGAGATGAAGGATTCTATGATTGATATGGACCCCGATGGTAATGAGGTCAAGTACTTCTCCTCCAAATTCCTCGTGGAAAAGTACCTCCGACTCAGTCCTCAGGATATCCTCCTCAACGAAAAGTACAAGAAAGAAGAGATGGAAGAACTTACCCTCGCCGGGGATCCGGAAAATACCCCACAGTAAAATATGGCAAACATAACAGACACCCTTATACAACTTACCGAGCTCACCAGGGACAACCTACAGATCCTCGAGGCTATTAACGATGCATTCTATACCAAGAGGTCGAACCTTACCACGGAGATTCGTGGTAAGAAGTTCACCATCCCTTCGTTCCTCCATCTGGAGAACAAGGTCAACCACCTGCAGGATGCCTTTGATAATCTCGTCCATGCTGCCCGGTCCGGCGGGGCTAATATCAACTACACTGGGGAGACGAAAAAAATCCTCCTCAGTGGTTACCAGTACTCCCCGGCCCCTCTCACCGTAGAGTGGGACAAGGAACTGAGGGTCTCCAGGGAGGAGCTCTTCAAGGACTACCTCTCCCCTCAGCCCAGTCTGGTGGCGCACGTCGGGGATCTTCCCGACTACATCACCCAGGTCCTCGTGAAGAAAATGGTTATTTACAACTCGGAACTCCTCGGGAAAATTGAAACCATCTCCAAAGACCATACTATCGGCTACGGGGTTGTACGAGGACTTATCGAGGCCGGGGACTACACCAAGGAGGATTATACCGAGTACGACAAGATCCACGACCTCCCGCTGAGGAAATCCGTTGGGGAAGGCGTGTATACGATTAAAAAGATCCTGGACAACCACGTCAATGACTCCCTGGACGAACTCTTCACCATCGAGGTAGACCAACTCTCCTATCACCTCCAGGACGGTATGGAACAGCATGATCTTACCTCCGGTTGTCGTCTCCTCACGTGGGACAGGTCTTGTAAGCTGGAAGTGGTTGAAGTGTCCACGGCACGCAAACAGCTCGTTCTCAAGGTCCTCCACGGAACCTATTGCCATCTCGTCCCCGGAGACCTCGACCACGGAAGACTGATCTTCCATTCCGAACCGGTAAGTATCCAAGAAGAGCGAGACAAAACCATCCTCGTACCTCTGGAGGAGGACCCCCATGTCATCCTTTGGATTTCCCCGGTGAACAAAGACACCCGTATGCATACTGGTTGGGGAGATGGGCAAATTATTGACACTACCAAACTCCTTATCGACGGGGTGAAGTTCCAAGACTACTACACGGAGAATGTAAAGAATATCGGGGATATTTTTGACGAGCTTACCACGGCCTACGGCAGCACCCTCAGCGAACATGCCGGTAAGGACCTCAAGAAAGCCCCGGCAATTCCGCAGGAATCGGTAAAGGTAGTCAGGGTAAACAAACACCTCGACGACTCCGAGACGGCCAAGACCATCCGTTCTCTCTATGCCCAGAAGAAACACTATGAGATCGACCTGCAGGAGACCCTGAATAAGATCTCTATCCTCCAGGCGGATATCTCCTCCATCTCTTTTGATGATATGTCCGGTCAGCGATCGGTATATACCGCGCAGCTCACCGACCTCAAGAGTCATCAGAATACCTTAGTCACGAGTATTGCCAAGGTGATGGAGAGTATCTCCCTGGCTGCTAATAACGCCCTCGTACCTATTGAAGCGGCTAAGTTCGCCGTGAGAGGTTACGTACCTCTGGAGGACTACCTCACGAACACGGGTATGAATCACAAGTCCGTGCGAGGTATCGAGGTCGAGTACCGATATAAGAACTACGACACCCCACAGGCCAATATCGAGGTCATTGATGGATTCCTCTTTACCGAATGGAATCGACAGGTCTTCCTCCCCCGTACAGCTACCCTGGAGTATACCAAGGGTAAGAATGAGGTCCTTTGGGACGATTGGACCGACCACCAGGTGATCGAAAATAACGACATCAAGTTCAACCAGATAGACATACCCATCACCCAAGGGGAACAGGTCGATATCCGGGTAAGGGTTGTTTGGTCTTTTGGCTATCCCTGGGTGAAGTCGGTCAGCGGGTGGAGTGAAATCCGTACGGTCCAGTTCCCTGATGAACTGGTAAAGGATGTCCAGCTCCTCGATATCGTCAAGGAGAACACCAGAGACCTCGAGACCAATCGCTTTACTAACCTCCTCAACTCGGGGGGTTATACCAAGCACGTCGAGGATGCTATCCAGGACCAGGACCTGACCTACTTCCACAAACCCGATAGTATTGCCAGTGGCTTCTACACCCAGGAGCGAAGGATTATCCCTCTGCGAGACAAGCTTATGGAACTGGATACCGGGGTCAAGGAGATGAGGGATATGATCCAAGGGACTTTCGCTGACAGTCTGAAGGTGACTCTTGTGATGGACAATATGGTCTATGACATCGAACCCCTCTCCAGTAATGAAGTCCACCTCATCCCCTATACGAGTGTCCAGGTAGGTAAGGTCGCCAGCGGAGCCACCCACAGATATACGGAGACCGGGGAAGCGAGGTTGGTAGCTAATATCCGCATCCAGAACTCCACGAGTCACGTAGCGTTCCTCTACTCTATGTTCCCCGGTCCTCGAGACCAGCACTACGATGCCCTCCCCTACGGACCGTTCAAGCCACAACCAGGGAAGGATCCGTATAACACTCCGGTGGGACAGGTGAAGCAAGGAGAATCTTATAAGCAGAAGTGTAATCAGCTTATGATGTTCCGTTCGACCAACCCCTATGACCTCCGTCCTCTGGATATGCTCGACTGGCAGAAGAAAGTCAAACTCATCGACGATATCAAGACCAGTGAGTCGATCTGGAATCTGGAGACCCATAATATGTTCGTCACCCCGTACCTCTCCGAGCCAAGTGACGTGCTCCTGGAGAGCAATCTGGTGAATGCCAATAAGGTCCTCCGTCCCGGGGAAGCGGTGTCTGTTCCGGTGATGATTTTGTATAAGACCTCCGACCAAGCCAGTAAGGACAGTGTTAAGTATACGATTGGCTTCGAGCTCCGCACCAGTCTTTACCACGACCCTACCTATTACGAGATTACGGTCAACGCCTGGCACAACCAGTCTATGGCTAATGCCCTGAGCATCTCCAAGGTAAGCTCCTCGGTCACGGGTCGATATAACACAGTGATTAAGTAATAGAAGGAAAGGTGCTAACACACCTCGCCTTATGAGACATAAGGATAAGAATAAATTCGGGGAGAATGGGCATAGCCAGCCGTAGACGGATTCCCCGTACCAGCGGCCCGGGAGGGTGATTGGAGCGGAAAATTGGGGGGTGCGGGAGCATCCCCCATTTTTTTATGAAAAATGTGAGCTGCACGGCGTAGCCACAACATCCCCCTTTTTCTTTTTGTAAAATTCCGGGGAAAATTCCTATGTATATACGACGGCCAAGGGGGCCTAATAACAAAACAATTGAGATAGCAATTACATTGACATTATGACAGCAATCAACGCAATGGCAGGACTTGATTTCCTCCGACTCACCAATTCCATCACCGACCGTATTGTCGCAGGGACACCGGGGATCAAAGTAACGAAGGAAATGGTCATCGACTACGTAGAGCACCGAGACTTCGCCGAGATGGTGAGGGACCTCACGGGGGTAGACCTGTACAGCCTGTGGAGTGATACTGGGGAGAAGGCTGAGATGATCAATCTCATCCACGACTCGTTTATAGATTACCTTCGCTAAAAATTAAAGGGGCAGCAATGCCCCTTTTTTTGTGCTTATGATTTATATAGGAGCACCACTAAATGTTTAATATACAAGCTGCCATAGATAGAATGTATCAACCGGGACTGACCTATATCGGTACCGTCGGACCCAAGTCGAAGGGTCGTTGTGCAGCAGCGGTACGCCAATTCATCGAGGCCGGGGGAATCTCCACTGCGGGACGCCCTGGATCGGCTTGTCATTACAAATCTTACCTCCCTACCATAGGTTTTAACTGCATCGCCACGCTCTTCGGTCGTCCTCAACAGGCCGCGTGGTCAACTACCCAGGGTCGTCCCGGGGATATTGCCGTAATGGACCACGGCGTCCACGGTCATATCTGCATGTGGAATGGGAAGGAATGGGTATCGGATTTTTTCCAAGGCAATCGCATGTGGGTATATTCTGGTGACGGAACCTGTTTCATCTTCCGTTATGCCGGGATGGCTATCCCCGGAATGGTCAATTTCTCCGTGACCGCGATGATAGAACAGAGTCGGGTCTCCCAACAGGCCCCGGAGAATATCCGTCTCAAGAGGCTCTGGTCGATGTACGCCAAGAAATTCAATACCAGCACCTCGGTAAGCAGCACCACGAGTGGTAGCTCCACCTTTAATACCTCAGATTCTATGTTACCAACAGAAATAATTAACTTCATAAGCCAGCACGAGACTGGAAAGTCTTTCGGATATACTATGGGTCCTAAGGACCTCAACGGATATAACCTCGGCGACGCCAAGGGACACAAGACCTTCGGCTACGGACTCCTCTACCATCCATCGAAGAATACCTATATGGATATGGTCAAATCGACCTGGACCCAACCGGAGCTCGAAGCTCTCTTCATCGAACATGTGAATAAATTTGCCTCCCAGGTCCAGTCCTGGGCTTCGCGAGGGGGGATAAGTCTCTCTCCACGACAGCTCGGGGCTCTCACCAGTGCGGTATTCAACTGCGGTCCTGGCTTCCTCAAGTCCCCCACAGCTCAGGCTATCCTGGCCAAGAGTCCCAGCGTTGGGGATCTCTGGAGACACCACTCCGATAAGCTCGGGGTTCGTTATCCGGGTCTGATAAGGAGGCGAGCAGAGGAAAGTCAGCTATTTCTCCAGGGTTAGGGTATTATTTTTATTATATAAAACGTACATGCGCTATATCATCATAGGAAACCACGCGAGTGGCAAACATAAGATACTCGACGCCCTGGAGGAGCTCGGGGTGGAGGTAGGGAGGGAGTTCACGACCTCCCCCACGAAGATTTTCGACCTCGATCCCAAGGCCCACCAGATCACCCAACTGGAGGTCGAGGAGCTATTTAAGAATCAAGACTACATTACTATTTGTAATATCGTCACCCCCTCCAATGAGTTCTACCGCGGGATCACTAAGACCGAATACGATACGAAGAAGGTTTTTGTGATGACCCCGGAGATGCTCAATAATGTCTACGCTTCCCGACTCAAGGGAGACGTCTGTTTCATCTGGATCGACGATCCCAAGCCCACAAGGTATCTGAGATTTGTCAACGAGAGACGTACCTATCCCTTCGAGGAGGTGGAGAGTAAGGAGAAGTTCCACGTCAACAACCTCCAGAAGCTCATTACGAAGCTGGCTGGGGATGAGTGGCTGTACTTTTCTAATGACGAGGAGAAAAGAATTTTGGCAGTAATTTACTCTTTGGTGAAATATCCTGATTTAATAGATATATACACCAAGAATTTTAAGTAATATGGCAATTAGAGATCTTAGCAGTAACCCTCATATGATCGACCAGAGCTCGGCTTTTGTGAGTGGTACGTGGATGAACCCCGCCACGGGGCATAAGTTCACGGTGAAAGACTGTGTTTTTGAAAATGGCGAACTCCTCATCATCTCCACCGACGGTCAGCATATCAGCGGGCGTATGTTCGCCGATTATGTGCAGGACACCGGTAAGGATGCGAGTGGCCAAACCATCAGGGATGCCAATGGGCAAGCCGTACCAAGCTTAGGTAACCTCAGTACCCCGGTATCTACTCCACCAGTGATCGTGGGAGACTTGCCTGTCACAGAGGAAAGTTTGGATGCTCCTTTTGGTGAATTTTCCAGGGAGGTGAGTCTGGATGACCCTGACCTTTCCTCCGAAGCAAATGAACTACTCCAACGTGGTTCAATAGAACGCAGATTTAATCCAAATCTCCTGGAGGGGGTCACCCATAAGAACATGGACCTCGAGATGGTCACCCGCGTTCTCCGAAAGCACGACCTACCTACTATCGAGACCCTGAAGTGGAACAAACCCACCAAACAGATCGAGACCCTGACGGATATCCTCGGTATTGATATGGAGACGATAGTGGAGTATTATGTAAACAGAATTAACCCCGAGGAGTTAGTATCGATGGTCAAGGAGTACCTGAGAAAGGAGCTTTGTGGTGATACTACCCTCCCTAAACCAGCAGAAAATGGACCTACCAGCAGAAGAACTACTAAAAAGCGTGGATGACCTCCACCTCGAACCGGTATTCACCATCGACCTCGATGAAATCAACGAGCTTGCCAAGGAGGACGCCAGTGATATGGTGGAGAAAGTGTCAGTTGCGGTCGTGGATGAAGAATGGTTGAAGAAAAACCCTACCCTTCGCTCTCGTATTGGGGTGGAGCTGGAGTCCCTCCGTGGTCTGTTGAAGATGAGAAGGACTAATGAGGCGGCTCACGACGCCCTGGTAGTGGCCATCGGTCGTAACCCCGACCAAGGGAGTCTGTATAAGGCCCTTACCGATATGCAAAGGACCGGACTCGCCATCACAGGGAAGATCAATGAGATCGTGGAGAGTCTCTCCAACCTCATCCGTAACAAGACCCAGGAGGCTATCCCCCAGGACCTATTTGAGGAGGAATCCGACGACCACACCCACCGAGGAACGAAAGATTTTATCCAGAGTATGAATTGAAAACAAGTACCCCACCCCGGGGTACTTTTTTTTTGTTAGTAACATTCTTTCCCTTCCCGGTGATATATAATTACATAAGAAATTACGAAAGTGTCTAAAAAACCCATATCCCCATCCAAGAGACAAGAAAACCGATGGAACAAATTTATTGATTCTAATACTGAGCTCATCGACCAGTACGAGAGTATGGGTCATAGTATTACCGAAGGGAAGTACGAGGTTATTGACCTCATCCAGAAGCTCAACACCACCTACAAGACCACGAGCTTCAAACATATCATCCACCAAGCTCTTGTCTATGCAGTCACCAATGACGTACCCCTCCTCTCCGGAGTGCGGTTCCTTGCTGGAGAGCTTGCTAAACAGACCTCGGAGTATAACTCCCTTCAGACCTATTTCGACGAGGTAGGGAGTATCTACCGACGCAACAAAGACCATTTTGATATTGAGTATTCCGCGGAGACGCGAGAAGAGCTCATCGAGATGAACCTCAAGTCGGTCATCTCTATTGCCAAGCGCTACCAGGGATTGGGTCTCTCTATGCAGGAGCTTATCTCCGCGGGTAACCTCGGTCTTATCCAGGCCTGGGATAAGTTCGACCCAGCCAGGGCCCAGTTCAAAGAGAACCTCAAGGAACGACTCGAGACAATCCAGTGGCCAGCGACCAAGGAAGCTATCGTCGATTCTATTTCTGACCTCTTCAAGTACGGGGATATCCTCGACCAGCTCTCCGAGACTCTCACCGATTCCAATGAAAAAGAGGTAGTCTTTGATTGGATTGACCAGCATATCAAGAACGCTAAGTTCTCCAGTATCGCAGTGATGTGGATCAAGGCCTCTATCCTCGGTGATATTGACGAGTACAGCCGAGTGGTGAAGAAACCCAAGTCGGAGATCTACAAGGATAAGCTTGAAGGTGGCACGTACAAGAAGGAGATTGTCATTGATATTGACGAACCAGCTCATACCGACCAACACCTCACCCTCGGAGACACCCTCGGACTGGAAGAGGATAGCCCCACCGAGCTGGAGGTAGACGACGCCCAGAAAGAGTTCCAGCTGGTGATGAACCGACTCTTCGAAGGGGTAGACCAGAGAGACCGAGCTATCATGTACAAGAAATTTGGCATCTCCACTCCCCAGCCCATGAGCCCTAAGGAGATCTCCGCCAGCGAAGGGGTGACCATCGCACGCGTATCCCAGATTTATAACAACACTCTCAAGACGATGAGGGATAATGCGGAGAAATACGGCTACGACCTCAGTTCGCTGGTAGATCTCTGTGCTATGTTGCGATAATTTATTATATAAGCTTATATAAATGGACATTATTGATTACAGAAACGCAAGTACCCTCGAGCGACTCCTTGAGGCTCACCGTAGCCTGGGGCAAGTTTTGCAGGAGTACCAAGCCCCTGTCGTGGAGAAAAAAGACAACACCCCCAAAGGCAATACCTGCATCTTTGAAAGGATTATCGTATTCACCAACAACACCAACCCCAAAGAGAACAAGTCCCTTCGACTGATTGAGGAGGCCACCAAGGATTTCGACGTGGAAGTGCATGCCTTTAACGTAGACGAGGTCGATGCCCGTCGCGAGGAGAACAAAATCATCGTCTGGGATGGGAATAACGAACTGGTACTCGAAGAGGCCTCCAATATCGACACCCTCGTCATCAGCCGTCTCGGGGTCCAGGGGGAGTTGGATGCGGAGCATGCCGTCAAGGTGCTGCAAGACCGTGGTATCCTCGTCCTCAACCCCGTATACTACTCCAGTATCGCCTGTAACAAATACGAGACGGCCAAGCTCTTAGAAGCAGCTAAGATCCCCCAGCCAAGGTTCTGTTATATGGACTACCACACCCTCTACGACGAGGAGCTGTACGCCGAGGCTATCCACCGACTCTTCCCTAAGGCTAAGCTCGAAGACAAAGACAGTTTGGAAGAACTGGAAGTGGTCGTGAAGATCTTAGACGGACACGGGGGGACGGGAGTCTTTACCTGTGATGTAAAAAAACTCTACGCTATCCTCCAGTGTGTGTTCGCCGTGGACTCGGAGAGGGGTCTGATTATCCAGAAGAAAGAGGAGGCTGATGGTGGAGATATTCGAGTGCACGTCCTTACCCTCCGTGGTGGCAAGCAAAAGATCCTTGCTGCGATGAAGCGAGTGAAGCTCTCCGGGGACTTCCGTAGTAATGTGTCCCTCGGGGCCACAGCCGAGCCCATCAAACTGACGAAAGAACAGGAGAAAATTGCCCTGGAGACCGCCAAGGTAAGCAAACTTCCCTGGTGCGCAGTAGATATTATGCCCCTCGTGGAAAATTCTAATCCCGAGCTCGGGGACAATGTCGTCCTGGAGATCAACGCCAGCCCTGGTACCGAGGGTATCTCGGAGGTCATCAAGGAAAATTTCATCAACGTACTGCTTAACAACCTCACCTCCCCGGAGGATTTCCCCATCCAGTCGAAGATCGCCGGTACTAAGGAGACCGCTCATATCAACTTCGGTGGTACGACCAAGGAGTATCTCGCCAAGCTCGACACGGGGAACGCCACTACCTTCTGTTCTCTCGAAGTGGGTAAGTATAAGGTTAAGGGAGATAAGGTCACTTTCTCTATCGACGGGAAAGACTATACCTTTGATGTCGTGGACACGGGAGTCAGTCTTACCGGAGACGAGAAGCATGAACGACCGGTCATCGAAGTACCCTCCCTTCGTATCGGGGAAAGAAAGGTAAGGAACTGTCGTATTGGGATCGTCGAGAGCCGAGACAACAAATCCACTAACCTCCTCGTAAACCGCAATACCATCGCCCAGCTGGGTTATGTCATCAACGCCGATGAGGACCATATCCTCACCCCAGCCATTGAAAAAGTTGCAATTATTTAAGATATGACATTAACAGAATTTATCAAGGAGTCTCTAAATATAACGGAGGCCATCAATAACCGTCAGATGGAACAGGCTATCTCAGCCCTCGGAGCTATCCTCGAAAGGGGTGGTGTGGGTATTGGTAAACAGCCTATCCTCTATGCTTTTGGAGACAAGAATTTCTCCTTTGTCGTGTATAACAAACACCGTCAGGGGGGTCTCATCAACTGGTCACAGCGAAAGAACTCCCAGATCACCTCAGTGGTGCTCACCAATAACATCGACGCTTTCCTCTCCTCTACCTCCACCTATGTGTGGGATGCTTATATAGACACGACGGAGATGAACACGGTCGAGGTGGCTAAGTTTGTGGTGGCTGCCTTAGATGGGGCTCATAACTTCACCTCCAACGACCTCAAGAGTCTCCTGCGGGATCAGTCAGTCCTGGAGAATGTTACGGAGGCTGTGGTAAACACCAAGGTAAAGGGTTCTTTTGACCTTTCTGAGATCAACAAGATCGAAGACAAGATCAACCCCTATACCACGGCAAATATCGTAGCTTTTGCCTCGGAGATCGAAGCTTTTGTGGGTAATGTGAGTGGGGCTCTGGAGCTCGCTGAGAAAGCGCTCCTCACTCCTACTATCCTCGCCCTGTATATGGGTCAGCAGATGCTCGACACCGGTCTGGGTAAGAGAGAGGTAACTACGTTCTTGAGGGATTATCAGAAGTAAACTTCTACGCGTAAACAAAAAAAGGGGCGAGAGCCCCTTTTTTTATACATACTCAATCCTACTACCATTCTTATTCGTCACCCGGAGGATACCATCACAGTCGATGTCCTGGTGACTGACAATGAACACCGTCTTGTCCGACATAATGTCCTTCAGGACCTTCACAAACCTATCCCTGTTGTCCTTGTCGAGGTTGGAGAAGAGTTCATCGAGGAAAAGGATATTCATATCCACCCGCACCACGAGACTCATCAGGACCCCGAGGATAATGGCAATATCTACCATTTTCCTTTGCCCGGTAGAGAGACTCGAGATAGGCACATCCCCGTTGAGGGTACAACGGAACTTATTGTCAAACTCCGGGATGAACTGAGAGTGGATCAGGGAGGAGATATACTGGATATTGGAGTTAATAGAAGGGACAAATTCCCCGATGAGCTTATCGGTCACTACCCCACGGAAGATCTCCACCAGCTCCTGAAGTTTGTTCCTCCTATCTACCATCACCTCCAAACACTTATTCGATTTCTTGAGGTCCTTAGACTGTTTCTTCTTCGCATCGAGGTAGTTATTATAAGAAATCTCCTGACGGGAGATCTCCTTACATATCTCCGTGTACTCCTTGTCGTGATTGGCAAAGACCTGCTGGAAGTGCTTATTTAGGTGCTCCAGGGCCCGGTTATAGTTCGTGACGCGTCGCTCCAACATCGAAGTGTCTACCTTCTCCCCGCAGACCTCTCCACCACAAGTGGGACAGATACCTTTGGAGATGAGCTCATTGTGTTTCTGGTGCTCGCGGATAGTCGTCTCCAGCTCCTTGATGATACCGTGGAGGTGTGCCTCCCGATCGTCAAATAGTCTCGAGGCATGATCCATACGAACTACGGCCGAGACTTTCTTCTCATACAGCTCCGGGTCTGGCTTATCCACCGGTTGGAGACCATCATGAATGACACTCTGACGGCCTTCCTCATAGGCGATGTCCTTGTTGAGTTTGGTCAGCTCCCCTTTCCATACGTCGAGGTAGGTCTCAATGATATCCAGTCCGAGGATGTTGTTGGAGAAGTCCCTCAGGTCACTCTTACTCATAGAGCTCAGGGAACGGAAATTGGCCAGGGAGACGATACAGAGGAGCTCGACAAAAATCTTCGGAACCCCGATCATCTCCTCGAGTTGGGCCTGAATGCCCTTTTTGTTACTCGCGGTGAGGGGGATATTGTCTACCTCCACGATCAGTTCACTCTGACCATAGCTCTTGATCTCCCTCTTGATGTAGATATCCCGGCCGTTATGGGTGAGGTTGAGATATACCCAACTCTGTTTCTTCCCCCAGGCGATGAGGTCTCCGTTGTTCTTTCCGGTGATGCTCCCGTACAGGGCAAAGACCAGGGCTTCTCCGATAGTCGTCTTGCCAGCCCCCACAGGACCTTCGATCTTGAAGATCCCTTTGCTGGTGAACTCGAGCTCGTGCCATCCCTCGAAGCTCTTAAAGTTATATAATTTAATTAAATGGATGTCCATATACACGTATTTTGAGATGTCTATATATAAGAAAAAGAATCATGATTTTTAGTGCTGTTTTAGATAGAAAAATTCAACTGGAGGATATGGTGGACCTGGGAAGTCCCACCTTTCGCATCCCGGATACGTTCCGTGGGGCTATGTACGAGGTAGAACCCTCCCAGATAGCCCGACCTGACCTCCTCTCCTATGACCTCTACGGGGATGAGTTGTACGCGGATATCCTCTGTAAGCTCAACGGGATCTCCAACCCCCTGGAGCTCAACGAGGGCATGATAATCATTATCCCGTCCCCGGACGACCTGGATAAGTTCGTCATCAACTCCCCTAACCTCGACTACCGTAAGCCTCAGAGAGCGAGGAAAACCCGACCTAACTCCCCAGGCAAATACTCCAAGAGGTTCACCTATGACCCGGTAACCAAAATTGTCGTGTACTGATGCAGAAAATTATTATAAAAGGTCTCACTACCATCCACTTAGGTCTTGGACCGGGGAAACTTTACCTTCCTAATATGGTTACCCTGAGCCTGAGGTTGAGGATTCTCCTTCCTACTCTGCACGACCCCAAGGTTCTGTATAGTGGGATATTAGATCCCACTAAAGCCCTCCCCTCCGACCTACCAGGGTATAGCAGTTACTGGGAGATACCGGATAGTACCGGGGTGTATGAGGTATCCGTCTGGGATAATGGGGTGAGTATTGATTACCCTCCGGTGACGACTGCCAGGTCGGGTACTTTTGTAACTCCTCCCCTCGAGATAAGGGAAGGGACTATTTACCCCGATGGCCCTACCCACCTCTATTTTGACTACCAGGGGGGTACGGTGGTGGATTTTGATATAGAAGAACCCCTGCCCCTTACCTCAGTCCTACCGGAGTATGACCCAGGGTACACCATTACCGCTACCCGACAGGTCAAGGTTGGTGGGGTATGGGTCATCCAGGTACTACCCCTGGTGAGTATCACCCCGGAACTATATAAGAAAAATGAAAATATGGAGCAAAAAATAACGAGAATGGTCAATAATACGACCGTCAATATCATCAAACTGGATAGTCCGGTCGATGCCCATGCAGGGATCATCCAACCGGTCTTCTTCCGGGTGTCCCCCAGCTCTACCCTTACCCTCCATAGTGGTGTCAGAGAGAACGTAGCCATCAACCTCGACCGGTACAAGAGTGCTGTGAAGACCTTCCACCTGAAGATAGGGGATAACCTATACAAGGAGACTGGTAGGGTCGATGCCGGAGTGGTATTTAATATCCAAGCTACCGGTAACTACTCCAAATATCTCGTCTTAGACGAAAATATGACCCTGGTAACGACCGGTGAAGTACGCATAAGCTAAAGAACATATGGTAGACCTATCCATCCGACCCACCCCCATCGTCGAGGACCTCGACTACGTCCTCCAACAGATTGATATACTCTTCGACACCCACCCCGGAGACACAGTTAACCCCGAGTACGGAACTGAATACGAGAGGTTGCTTTTTGATACCCTGGTGGGAGCCTCCCAGATAGAATCGGAGGTCATCCAAGACCTCAACCAGCTCGACCTGAGGGGGTGGAACCCCTCCGTCAAAGTGTCCCTCCACGAAGGAACGGAGAGGGATATTGCCTTAGTCCAGATAGAACTGAGGAAAAATGACTCCATCCGTTCTGTTAATTACCAAATAAGTTAAATATGTTCATAAATAAGAAAAACATACAGTTCGACCATATCCTCCGTTCTATCCAGGACTGGTTGGGAAGGTTCGGGGATAACACCGCCTCTAACCCTTCGAGTGTCGTGGGACAGATTATCCAGGCCGTATCGGCCGTGGGACATAACCTCATCGCTTATGTGGAAGATGCTCTCACCGAACAGAACAAACATACCGCTACTCGAAGGAAATCCATTTACGGACTGGCTAGTCTCACCGGTTATCAGCCCTCTACGGGGACAGCAGCGCGGTGTATGGTCCGACTCTATAACAAACCCCATAACAAGACCACTACCTCGGTCTACCTATCTAACGGCACGGCCGTGGTGAGCTCCTCCGGGGTAATGTATACCCTTCTCTTAGACTCCACGGCCACGGCTATCTCCACCGGGGATATGGTCACTGACCAACTCTTCCACCTTATCCAAGGGAAGTATGAGACCCAGAGGTTTGCCGCCACGGGACAGTCCTTCTTCACGACCAATATCCGTCATCTGGGTTTTCTGGATCAGGATACGATAGAGGTCAAGGTTGGTGGGGAACTGTGGAAGAAAGTCGCTTCTCTCTACGACCTGGCTCAGGGAGAGAAGGGTTATTACGTACGAACGAGTATCACTGATGGGGTCGATGTGGTCTTTGGTAATGGCTTCCACGGAGCCATACCTTACGAGGGGCAGGCCGTGGAGGTAAAATACCTCCTTCATGATGGGGAATCGGGAAATATAACCGACCCCCAGGAGACGTTCCTCTTCCGTAACCTCCTTATGGACGATAATGGGGATGAGGTCGATGGTAACCTCCTCTTTGAACTGCGACTGGCCTCTGGCCACTCGGTCACGGGGGGTACGGATGCCGAACTGGAATCGCAGGTAAGGGAGATGATCGGATATAACTCCCGATCGTTAGTATTGGTGAGTCCGGAGAATTTCGACCTGTTCCTCTCCCGGTTCTCCTTTGTCGGGTACAACAGGACCTGGTCAGACCCCGGATCTCTCGTCATCCGATCCCTGGTTATGAGAAGCTTTCAAAGGAAATCTGCTGGAAGCAGCTCGCCCGACTCGGGAAATCCCTATTTCGACCTCACGGAGAAAGACCTGCTCCTCACGGATATTCAGAAAGACCTTATCCAAGGACTCATCTATAACGGAGGAAAGCTCCTCGCCGGGGCTACCTACCAGATCGAAGAACCAGAGATATGGAAGTACTGTGCTTATATTTACCTGCGTGGCAAGGGTTCGGTCGATAGGGATGGGGTAAACAAGAAGATCCGAGCCACCCTGGGGAATTTCTTCTCCAACATCACCGATGACCGCTACGTCCCTAAGTCGGATATCACCAAGGCCATCCAGGAAGCTTGCCCCGAGGTCGATGGGGTATCGGTCTATTTCCTCAGTGAGAAGAACGAGGAGGCTATCCGTAATGGCGAATATGAAGACCGGGAGCTCCTTTGGCAGGAACGAACGGGTACTTACCGCGTAGCCCGACATACGGTCAAGGTCTATGCTGGGGAGAACCCCTTACGAGGACTGGACGAGCACGGGAATATCTTCCTATCTTCCCCGACCTCTTTCCCGGTGCTTATGGGGGGATGGAGATGGAGGAACAAATCGGGTCAGGAAATTACTACTCAACCAATTAATATCGTATGGGAGTAAAGATTTACAAGGAGGGACATACCTACCCCATCTATTGGGCTAAAAAAGTAGGTCTCGGGGTATGGTCCTCCCTAAGCGTCTATGTGGAGGGTTATGCCATGTTTACCTGTCCCGAGGGGGTCTTTGTCAGCACCCCCAATGGAGCGGAGAACACCATTTACCCCAGGGATTATGAGAGCATAAAGGATGGCGTAATAGTTCCCGGTAACCTCAACCTCGACAAAAGTATCTCTGTTTCCGATGACACGGTGACCTTCTTCCTCAGAAATGACCACGAAGGGGAATGGATTTATACCATAGACGTCTATAGTGATGGAGAGGAGAGTGAACTAAAAATCGGAGTAGAGGTAGAAGGGGAAAAAGAGAACCTCGGGATAACTATGGAGAACCTCGGGGTGAACTACTCCCTGGATACTATCCTCTCCACCTGGCGAGGCGATCCCCGAGAAGAGCTCCCGGACTGGGCCCTCATCAACGAGAAGCGAAGGGAGGTCCTGGAGACCATCGACCTATATGCCCAAAAAGGTAGTTACCGACATCTAAACGGAATCTTCGACTGGCTGGAGTTCCCCGGGGAAACGTATGAGCTTACCCGTCACTGGACCGAGGATGGTTATAGGTATTCCCGAGAGCCTATCGGACACTCCAACACCCCCCTCCAACACAAGACCAGGACGACCCTAATTGCAGCTGAAATTGACTCCGATAAGACCTGGGCTCACGACGACCTCCGGTTGAAGATGTGGCAGATAGGTAATAGCCTGGAGAAAGACCTCCTACCTATCCACCTCGATGTCCACCACAGTTGTGTGATAAGCGAGGCCAAGGGGAAGGTCGAACTCCTCTACGACCATTCTAATAGTACGCACACCGAACTCTCGAGTGAGGAGGATTTTGATTTGGAGTGGGGTACTGATGATAGCAATTGGAAAGGTAATGATATACTGGATGGAACAGCCACTATCGTGGACCCCGACTACCCCCCATCTATCCTCATCCGCGAGGTGAATGGGGTAGTAGGACCGTGGAATACCATAGAGATGAAGTGGCCGGAGACTTTTGAGGAGATGCCAAACCTCTTTCATTCCCTCGGAGCGACTATCCGAGCCACGATGAAGTTCCCGGAGAAAGTCATTAGGGGCTCACGAGATGGGGAGATCCGAGAATTTAGCTCCAACGAGTTGACCTTTACCTTCCTCTACGAGAGACCGGGGGAGTACCACCATACTTTCCGGTTTACTGGCGAGTCGGGTAAGACCTACACCAGGGTCGTGAAGATAGAGGTCGTGGATACGGTTAATGTGAGTATTGAGTTCTTAGGGATAGATAGGAAAGATCGCAATCCTTTTTTAGTTCCAACTGATTATGCCATATCCATTGAAAGGGTACTGGAGGAAAAGCAGAAGTTCAAGATGTATGCTTCCCTACCCTTAGACGAGGTCCATTACTACCAACTCCCGGATACCGAGTTCGAAGAATATAAGAGGGACCAGGAAGCCTATGCGAGTCGATTGGAGAGACTCAACCCGGATTGGTGGGTGGATTTTCCTACGGTTCAAGCTGCTGGCGCAGACTACGGTGGGGTAATAAAGTTCGTCGCTAAAAAACCCGATCCCAAGCCTATCCAATGTCCACGTGTGCACACGTGGCGGAGGGAAGTGTTCCTCCCCGGGTTCTACGACACTCGACCAGCGAGGGATAAGGAGGATGTACTCATCCTCCGACCTAAGATCGAAGGGGGTCTGCACTGGTCCTTACCGGACTGTAGGTGGAAGATACAATCCCTCCAAGACCTCACGGTGCATAATTTCCACGGAATGAGGAGTCTCGTCCTCGGGTACAATTCAGCCTCCCCGTTAAAAAAGGGTAGGTATCTGGTCGAACTCTCCTACAACTGGGGTAACCAGAGAACGACCAAAGCTATTAGCCCCTATTTGTTGGGGTAAAATTAAGGGGTGACCGAGGGGTTGCCCCTGATTTTTTGGAGAAAATAGTGATTTTTGAAAATCTGGATGGGTGCCACCATCATAGACATAGCCTATAAGCTTCATAATCGCGCCCTACTGCGCTCAAATATCTTTTTAATATAAATGTATAGGTGACCTGATTTGAGGCGCATAGGGAGCGATTATGTGAGCCATAGGGTTTTGGAGCTATTATTTATGGCTTCACCCTGGGAAATTGGATGAATGTGTCATAGTGGGTGCTCCAATTTGTCCCAAAGGGGCGAAGCAGTATAGCTGATTTACGCCACAGGCGCAGAGCCACGTGGTGGATTTTCCCATTACAAATGTTCCAATATGCCCCATTTAGGTTCCTAAAAATTCCCGGAGTAGGGCCATCAAATTAACTGGAAAAATTTCCTTAATAAGCCTGTTTGTACCCTGGACAAATTTCTTTAATTGCCAATTTTATATCCTGTAAAATTTCTTTAATTGGCGGAGATTGATCATGTGAACCTCGCCGCTTGTAGCGGAAATGTATCATGCTATTTCCATATCCTTTTATATTCACCTGGGGTCACCATCGTATTTCCATAGCATTTTTTGGCCTAAAATGACCTATTTTTGTTGTTTTTAGGCTTTTTCCTGAAAGTCAGATGGTAGGCAACAATCATAACATAGTCTATTTCGCACATAATCGCGCCCTGACGCGCGATCTCGGGTCGGGTAATACATTTATATAGGCAGCATGATTTGAGCGCAGTAGGGTGCGATTATGAAGCTCAACACAGTTGCGCCGGGTCGGAGACCTGAGCTCAAATAGAAATCAGGTTATCCCGTGGGGTAGTCTTGGGCCCTAAAATAGGTCATTTTATAGCATTTAATAGGGGATTTGGGTGGGGGAGCTGGATTAGGGTCAAAAATAGGCTTAAAAATCAGACATCAAAAAGTGCGTCTGCGCGCGGTTTGGATGGGTCGGAAAATAGAGTCATTTTGGAGCTCAATTTTAGGGTCCAAAATTAGAGTCATTTTTAGGGTCGAAAAATCAGCTGTTTTTGAGGCCCAAAAAACGCCTTAATTTCTATATTTTTTTCTTATAAGGAAATTTCAGTTCCGAAAATTGCGCTCAAACCGTTAGTCCCAGTGCGTTTGCTCGCGGTTTTGGCCATTTTGCGCATTTTTGCGCATTTTTGGCCTCGATTTTTGTGCCAAATTTCACTGCATTTTCGAGCCGTTTTTGGACTCGATTTTTGCGGCCATTTTTCATGCCATTTTTAAGCGCATTTTTGAGCCCACTTAACAGTCCACCTTGCCCCCAAAAAAATGACCCTAAAAATGACCCCATTTTGGATCGAAATGGACCCCATCGGATGACCCCACCATTCCCCTAAAAATTGTACTGTAAAATTTCCCTAATTGGCGGAAATGGATCATGGGAACTACTCCGGAAAATTTTCCTTAATGGGTGATTTTTAATCGGGGTAAATTTCTTTAATTAAGCGATGGCAACTCTGTTGTCATTTCTTTAATCGGTGGATTTATACTCCGGGCGATTTTCTTTAATATATCCAATTTGCCCCATAATACAGGTTCCGATTTTCCCCGTTCCGGGGCGAAGTTGCGTAGTGGATTTTCCCCATTTAGGGGGTGAATATACTCCCCACCTATTATAGAGTCACCCAACAGGGCATTATTATAATATAGAAAATAGCTATTTATATATGTCATTACCAAACTACCTAAGCAGAATCAAATCTGCCGGCGTTTACAGGTATGTGTTTGACAAGTCGGTTGTACCCTCGGGGACGGAGACCACTCTTCGTCTTGTCGTGGGCTATTCAGAGCTTGGACCATTCAACACCCCTGTCTACATCAAGGACGCTGCTGAGTTCATCCAACTTTTCGGTAATATCAGTCGCCGAATGGAGAAGCGTGGGGTATACTTCCATCGATTGGCTATCCAGGCCCTGGATCGTGGTCCTATCCTCGCACTCAATATCAAGCCATTTAATGCCGGGGAAACCCCCGAGGAATCGTCCATCTATACCTTCTCCGGGGTAGATATCTTCGATGGACTCTCCAAGGTCCGTGGGGGTAAGTGCGTCGTGGCTTCCACTACCAAGGGTCAGCGAGACACCGGGGTCGTATCTATCTACGACACGAACCGTTTCTGGAGCGTGGATGCTAACCGTCTTCATGATATCCGTATCTCCAAGGGGGATAAGAACGGCTATGTCCGTATCGTTCAGACCTCGACCAAGGACGACTCCGTGACGGTCTTCTTCCGTCCTACCGTCCCTTCAGGCTATGCCGTGAAGATCTCCGACTGGTTCTCCAACAACCGCGAAGACCTTCCCACCTACCTCGAGTCGATCAAGGATCGTTACCTCGATGAGTACTTCGGGGAAGTGTATGTGTTCAAGGGTAACCTGAATAAGGAATCCCTCTTCGAATATACCGGTTCCCTCGGCTCCAGCCTTCCTTGTCAGTTTGTCTATGCCAAGGACTCCGAAGGGGATCTCGTCTATTGGGACGTGCCAACGGCTGGTGAGATTGCCGCAGCCACCACCCCAGCGAAGATCGAAGAGCTGAGTAAGAAGTACTACCAGTATCCTGTTCTTAAGTCTATCAAGACCTACCAGGGTGGCCGCCCTGAGGAGTTTGTCATCTGTGAGGTCTCCGAAGCCGGTACAGAAGAATGGACTGAGGTCGCTCCTCGATATGAGAAGAAGCGTTTCAATATCGCCATCTCCGCTGAAGCTGCTAAGTGGAAGGACTTCACCGGGGTCGATGTGAAGCAGCTCCCTCGTATTAATGGTCAGCAGTGGATCACCTCCGAGCATGAAGCTATCCTCGCCTGGCAGAAGTTCTGTGTCGTAGAAGATGGTCAGGTAAAGGTCAATCCCGGTTACCTCAACTCCTATGGCGAGAAAGCCGATGCCCTGGATGATATGGCTGCCGTTAGCACCAGTAACTTCCTCGGTCACTATTCTGGTACGCTCCTTCCTAACTTCCGCGATAGCCTGGGTAACTATATCTCCCTCGACCTCATCTTCAACCTCGACTACAACAACCACAAGTGTCTGATGCATTTTAATGAGCTCTTCCTCGACGAGATTGCCGAAGCTGACCTCGATGCTGATGGAGAGTTTGAGTATGACCGTGGGGAGCTCGCTCCTGCCTCGTCGAAGAAGCTGTATACGAAGGAACAGACGGTGACGGAGAAGAAGATCCGAGACAAGGAAGCGGAGATAGCCACTAAGAAAGCCGCTGGAGAGAACACGGACAAGCTCGAGGTGGAGCTCAAGGGTCTGCAGGATAAGCTGGCTGAGATCGTCAAGCCTACGAAGGTAAGGAGCTATTTCTCCCTCGTCTGCTCGGGTCTCGGTCTCGGTAACCTCGAGGCTGGTACGGAGCTCCGCAATGCTATTGATGCCGGGGTTCATATCTACCCCACCGGTCTTTACCTCGAAGGGTATGAGTATAAGTCTATCTCCCGCACCGACACAGGCAAGACCCTCCAGGACAAGATCTTCGGCGTCCTCTCGTACAAGGGTATCCGTGAGGCTCTGACCAATAACATCGACGTCGATTACCACTACCTCATCGACACGTTCCAGTCTTACCCCGGTTATGGCATGAAGAGCCAGCTGTCGGGTATCGCTATGGCTAAGGATAATGCCCTCGCTCTCCTTAACTTCCCTCCGATGGATGCTATCATGAGCCATTGTGGTCATTCCCGCTACGACGGAGGTTTTGATATGAAGGAGGTCACAAAGATGCAGAACGGTATTAGCCTTCCCGCAGAGACCCAGGGAGCGTCCTGGTGTGCTTTCTATACCCAGCTGGTCGTCCAGGAAGGGGCAGTGAAGCAGACTATCCCCTCAGCAGCCCTCGTTAGTAACCTCTTCATCGACAAGTGGCAGAATCGTCTTCCCTACTATATCGTTGCCGGTCCTAACCACGGTCTCGTCGAATATAACGGTCTCGTCGGTCCTGACTACAGCTACGCGAGGAAGGATCTGGATGTCCTGGAGCCATTTGGCGTCAATGCCATCGTGAGACTGCCCCGTTACGGAGTAGTGATCAACTCCAATCAGACGGCCAAGCAGACTCCCGTCTCGGCTCTCTCTAAGGTCCATGTCCGCGAGCTGGTCATCTTCCTCCAGAACGAGATTGAGAATATGCTCCGGGGGTACCAGTGGGAGTTGAACACCCAGGAGCTCCGCGAGAAGATCAAGGCTAAGGCCGATGTGAAGCTCGACCTGATCCGGGCTAATGGTGGGGTCTATGACTACCGAACCAAATGTGACAGTGAGAACAATACCCCAGAGGTCATTGATAACGAGATGGTCATTCTGGATATTGACATCGAACCGTCCCGTGGGGCAGGTAAGATGGTCCAAACCCTTACTATCTACCGTACCGGAGGTATTAAGAGTTCACCAAGGTACTAAACCAGCCTAAAAAGACAAGGGGAGACGATTTCTCGTCTCCCCTTTTTTTATGTGTTTTTCAGGTGGTGAGCTTAAAAGAGCGTGAAGAGCGTCTCTTCAATATCGTCGAGGAGCTCAGGATCTTCCGAGTAACGGAACATTCGGATCTTCGCGATAGCATCTACTATAGCTGCATTGTAGCGGGCTTCCGTGTCGAGGAGGATGTTTTCCGCGGCCTCACCAGCTTCGACGAGACCATTGTCCTTGAGGTCTTCGACTACTTCTTCGACGCACTCGTGGTAGAGTTCCTCGTCAGCATCTTCTTCGTCTTCGTCGTCTTCGTCTTCGTCGTCTTCGTCTTCGTCTTCGTCGTCGTAGTCGCTGTCCTCATCTTCCTCGAGGCTCCCCAGTTCTTTGGTGAAGGCTTCGCCTACCTTATCGATGAACTTATTTAGTACGGCCTGGACCTTGTCTTCAGCCGACACTACCTCCACGTCTTCGGTGACGAGGAAAACCGCGGACGTTTCCACGTTCTTTACAATAACACCAGAGGTGATCTTTTCGATGATCTTGTAGGCCTGATCACCTGCAAATACGACTTCACCCTGCTTTGCTTCACTGATACGCATAATTTTACTTAAATATAGATAAATAGTTCTTGAATTTGTTGAAATAACTTCTGAATAGGACTACACACACGGCCTTTTGGAGGTCACTTGTGTGGGAGGAGGCATCTAAGTAACTGAGTATGACCTCCACATTATTGAGTGTGGTAGAAGCGGACTCCTGACTAAAAGTCTTTCTATACCACGAGGACTCTTCTTCCCGGAGGTGTTCTTTCAGCTCGTCGATGGATAGTTCCGACCAGCAAGGGGTCGAGTCATCTTCAAAATGTAGGAGGTGCATACTTAGTTATTTTTGCTTACATTAATATATAGGAGAATGCTTCCGGTTTTTTACATACAGGAGCTTTACCCAGGCAAAATGTCTCCTTTCTGAGGGGTAGGCAGCGTTCCACTGCTTGTCATAGGCCTCCCGTTCGAAAGAAATGGCATAATAGGCCTTCGTGGGACTGAAATACCATAGACATTTGATGAGCCACTCGACTAAGTACCAGATATAGAAGAAGATATATCCCATCTCCTGCATCTGTTTAGTATGGATAGTCTCGTGGGTAGCCATCATCCGAAATTTTACCCCAGTCTTACTCTTATGCTCCTTACGAACAAAGAGCACCCCGAAGAGGTTCACCGCAGTGTACCCAGGGAACGGAAGGAATCTGTTATAGATTATTTTCATAAATACCGAGCTCTTCTTGAAGCGCTTCCAGTCGCTTGTCCTTGTTGGGCCAGTCGTCCTGGTGCTTGGTCTCGATCTCCTTACACCATTCCTCAGCCAGTTTCTTCGCTTCGGCATAGGTACGGACATCTAATCCCTCGTCACACCAGTTTTCTACGTAACGGCTGACCGTCCCGATCCAGTTACTCTGAAGGCCGGGGTAGTAGATGGTGACTACCGCCTTAGGCTCATCAAAGATCCACATTTCTCGGTCGTCGAGTTGATGGTGGGTTTTTGCCATAGTCTTATCGCTTAAGAGATTTCCACTCGTCAACACTGACGTCCTTGGTAAACCCATCCCCACTGACCATCACGGCAATAGCATCGTGGCTGTGGAGGCTCTCGAGGTGACTGACGATGAGCTTGAAGCCCCCTACCCCGGGCATCTGACCAATAGCATTACCGAGCATTCGGACCGCATCTTCGACGAACTTCGGCTGGGCCCCGTTCTTTTCGGCAAAAGCCTGCTCGTCCTGACGCTTGCAGAACACCAGGGTCTCCGTGGTAAGGGTCTCACGACAGAGATCGACGAGGTCCTCAATCCAAACCATATCCTCCATCTCTATGCCGATGCGGGCGACACTTCGCTGACTGTGGGGGATACCATAGACATCGCGGGTCTCCGCGGCATGAAGGCTAAGTTCCGTGCTACAGGGGCAGGCCGAGCTATAGACGAAGTCCAGCCACATAACCTTGCGGTACTTACCTCTCTTGTCCAGGTCCACGTCAAAAGAGACCTGATAGTACTGCCAACCACCTTCCTTCGTACCGTCTTCCTTAGTGGTGCGGAGAGCCTCCTGCCAGAGGTAGTAGTCGAAAGACATAGTGATATGGGCATCAAAACTGTCCAGGTCCTTCTTGTACTGATCGAGGACCTTACACAGCTCGTTGATATCAAAGACCGAGTCCTGGTTCTTATAAGCCGTGCGGATGATTCGACTCATGTTGATGCCTTTCTTCTCCGCCTCCAGACTGACTGTACCGGTGATATTGGCATTGATATCCATAAGACCCCCGGACTTCTTTCGGAGCTTCAGGGGCATGTGAAATCCGTGAATACCTACCATCTCAATGGGGATAGTATGCACCTGGGTATTCTGCAGGTCGGGAAGGGTCTTTACATAGGCCTCATCGGCAACAAAATCCTTCTCGTAAACGCGTTTTAGCTTTCGTACATCCATATATATGTGTTAATTAACTTGTTCTGAATAGATTTGATCGAGGTGGTTGAAAAATTCCTCATTCTCTTTCTTCACGAAATACTCCATAAGAGGGTCCATAAGGTCTACATTTTAAGTTATACTTTATGGATAAATATAGGAGATTATCCGAGGTATTTTACTATCCAGTACCTTTTCCCTTCGTACTGGTTGGTAATGAGGTCTCCTAAGTACATCTCTTTTACCCCTCCATCGAGCCACGTGAAGGCTTTTATTGGGATATAATTCCGACCCTTTTTCCACCAGGCGAATTTCTCCGGGCCGTACTGGTAAATACCATCATCGGCATAGGGGTTGATCTTATCCACCTCGCATAGAACGACCGGTTGGTGGAAGAATTTCGTCAGATTTCCTCCCACCAACTGGTTGATTCTTAATAAGGTAAGGTCAATTACCATTACACTCCTCTCTTATCCCCCCAAATACGGATATGAAGTCGGTCACAGAACCTCCACCCGCGCTTATAACAGACGAATAAGGCCTTCTCCGTACTCGTGTTGATCTGGGAAAGAGTCTGACCTTCGGGCATGATAAGTACCCGGCTATGGACATACGAGCCAAACTCCTTCACCAGGGGGTCCATAACTTCATCGACCATTTTCTCCGTCTCGTCGTTGGTATAGACGAACTTAAACTGGAAGGCATTGGCCTGGGCGACAAACTCCGACAAGGCCTTGGGATTATAACGGTTCTTGTGGTGCATCTTCCTCTCTTTCTCCGGCACATCAGTTCCTTCAAAACAACCGGAGTTAGCGAGCTTAGGGGATACTGACCAGAGACTGACGTAGTGGAAAAGGGTCTCCGTGGGGAGGATACTACCATTCGTCTCGACGGTGATCTTCACCTCCTTGTGTCGGTTCTTAAATTCCCTCAGGAGCTCTCCCAGGGCTTCTTTCTGGAGGAGGGGTTCTCCACCGGTGATGACGAGGTCGGTGATAGTATTCCCCTTCATCTTCTCCTCGATCTCACGGATAGCCTCGGAAATCTCCATAGGCTCTACCCTTTCGGCGTGGTGAGAGGTATAAGGGGTATCGCAGATAGACCCTCCGGCGAAGACACAACGGAGGTTACATCCATTGAGTCGTACGAAGATCGCAGGACAGCCAGTCCATACCCCTTCCCCTTGGATGGTAGGACCGAAGATTTCATTTATACTGATTTTCATATATTTTCAAGTAATTTAGCCACTTGTACCTTAGGGAACAGTCGATAGGGGTACTTTCTCCCTCCCTTCCCGTCGGTACGGAACTCAAAGGCCACTCCCAGGGATCCGATCTTATAGTCGATCATGATGGTCTTACCTGCCCCGGCGCTGATCCGGTAGCGGGTAGGTCTCATCTTGCGAGCAATAGAGGTAGCCATCTCCTTCTCCGAGGGTACTTCGATGCACTTAGTCGGGGTGAGGTAGACGTAGTCTCCTCCGATGAGCTTAGCCATAAGACAGCTGAGGGAGGTCATATCGGGGTTACCGGTAATTTCCTCGGTAAACTTTGCTCCATCCCCGTTCCTATACCAGTCAGCTACCGTCTCAGGGTTAATACCAAAGGTCGTGAAGAAGTTCCTGAAGGCCTTATCCTTATCCCAGTCGGAGGTATTCATGAAGTTCACGCTGATACCACTGAGCTGGGCCGTATCCATCTTGCAACTGATATAGACCGATGTCTGACCGGGAATATCTATCGTGATGTCGGCGATGACCTTGGCGGATTCGGATCCAGTAAAGTCCTTGTTCACGACCATATCCCGGTCAAAGATCCACCCGTCTCGGTTTCTCTTCGTATCTCCAGAACCGGTGAGGAGCACGATGGAGTTAACCTCGTCTACGGTAATATCCGATAGCCCAGCAATGACCCTATCGAGGAACGGGGCCGACTCCACATGAGGATGGAGGATAGTCCCTTTCTTCGTGTAGTTAGAGTTTCCCGGAACTGCGAGGTCTTCTCGGGAGGCCCATTCCCCCGTCATACGATGGAGAATAGCCTGTTTGATATCAATGAGAAGGTCGTGTTCCAACTCCAGTCCTCGGGCTGCTCTGACCCCACGGGGGCTGCCATTCCCGAATACCACCTTGTTCTTACCGAATTTGAGAAACCCACCTTGGATGACATAGCCAGCCTTCGCGAGGTCGGCTGCACAGTCCCCTTCGGCAAATTTTCTCGCGATCTTGACCTTCTTCCTATCCCCGGTATATCGGATAGGGGTATAGATCTCCTTAGAGCCGTCTTCTTCCCAATGCTGGTAGATAATATCCAGAGCCCAGTTAAAATCGTCACTCCGTAGTATACTTTGGAGGAGGCGCTTGGCCTCCTCCTTATCCCCTTCCAGTTGGTTAAAGACGGTACTCTCTGTAATAACGTCTACCAGCGTTCTCACTTCAGTTCAATCTGCTGGGTAACGGCAGGGTAATGGACCTTATTTCCCAAGAACCACCATCCCGTAAGAGCATCACTCCATTCTGAGGTGACCCCTTCAGAGAATCTCAGTCGTTGGTAGAAGTCATCTGGGAGGAAATTGAGGTCTTCGAACGTGGCCTTGGCACGACCGGTAGCCGTCTCCCAGACCGTGACTGAGCGGGCCTCTATACCACTCTCCCCGTTAGCAAAGACCGAGTCCTTCAACAGGTCCGACACCATTCGGAAAATGAACACCGACAGCATCTCTGCCGAGGGGTTGAAGGGGGTAATGATATATCGGTCGTTATGAGCCTTGAAGAAATTGATATATTCCTCCGACTCCGTGTCCGCGATGATATGACAGTGGTCCATAGAGTCGATGAGCTCCTTGATGGAACCCTTCATCAGACCAAAGTCCATCACCATCTGGGCATTATCCAGTCGAGTGGCCTCAAACTCCACTTCAATCTTATAACTGTGGCCGTGTACGCTATGGGAACAGCGCTTTGAGGTGCAGTTTCTGACCACGTGACTGCCTTCTGCAGTAAAAATCTTGGTTATTCTCATATGCTTAGCATTTATAATATATATCAGGAATTACTCCTCATATTTTACCATTTGGATAAACTCCTGGACATTGGATTGGACCTTCCACAGCTGGGCCGGGGTAAGCATCCCGATGTCGTCAATGAGTACGTGGGCTTTTTGGTCATACAGACCTCTCCCAGATACCCCTTGCTTGACGGCATAGGCCGTATCAATGGTCTTGACAAACCGGGGGAGCTCCGTGAACTCAATAGGATGGTGAGTCCCGAGGAGGTGCACTGAGAGGCCCTCCAGATCCTTCCTCATCTTATCCAACAGTATTCGTCTCCCCACAGCATAACGGAGGTCGTCGGGGGCATCGGTCATAATCGGGTTACCACCCAGCTCCCACAGGAATCGGTTGTGGAAAGGGATAGCTATATAGTTGTACCCGAGGGACTTATAAAGACTAAGACATTCTCGGAAGTCTTCTATACTGTTGCCTTGCAGCACGGGGATGCCTACTCCCACGGTTGTTCCCGGCCAGTCCTTTACCATCTCCATCGTCTTCTCCTTATCCATCAGGACATCGGGGAGGAGGTAGTAATCTGGTTGGAAGTCTTCAATACACTTGATGAAATGCTCCACGTCCAGCTCCTCGCCACGAATGAAGTACTCATAAGCGGAGTTGTCCAGAATCTTCATCCTTCGCGAAGCCTTATACCAATTACGGTAAGCGGGATTATCCGCGGAGCGGCTAGCCCCATTCTGGGAATTATCCAGAAGGTGGTGAAGGACAAAGTCATAGTCCGTGGACGTGTCCAGATTTAGGTATCCGATGGGGTATTCCACAGCTATGCTGGGGCGATGATTGCTTGTAGTCATTTCAATAGCTATGCTGGGGCGATGACTAATTGATCCCATAAACACTCCCGAAAATCTTAATACACCAGTAAACGAGCCAAAAAAGGCTCATAACAAATAGCAAGGTAAGGAACATCCCGTTGTTCCTACGGATATTCGTGTCCATTGTGGTGAGGAACATGAATACCAGCGTAAAGACCAACAGGATAACCAGAGAAGTATATAAAGCCATTACAGTCGCTGCTTGTCATTCTGCCACTGACCATCGTAGAGGTTGATGACCGGGGTCGATTCATGAACGAGGGTCTGAGCCACACGAGCCCCTACTTCGATATTGATGGGGAACTCGACTCGGAGGAAACAGCCAATGCTACTGGTCTTAAAACCGGCATCGAACTGACCACCGACGATCTCCGAGCCACAACGGCAGAGACTGCTGCGGGTCTTGAGGGTCATTGCGTAGCGATCCTTCATGTCGCAGCCTTCCTCCATCTCCAGCTCGTAATAGCCGGGGGTAAGGGTAAAGACCCCGTTGATGGGGGCAATCTCAACCTTATCTTGGGCCTTGGGAAGGGCTGTTGACTTTAGGCCAATATGACCCGCGCTTGTGGGGAGGAATTTGGTAATCTTCTTCACTCGCACGTCAATACCCTGTTGTTGGAGACCATCGGGACAGCTCCCGGTGATGATCCCCCTTTCTAAAATTTCTTTTCCTGTTAGTTGCATTATTTTCTGTATTTAATACACACTATTATTCATAGCATCACTCAGCTTAGCAAACGTCTTTCGTAAGAGGGTATCCAACTCATATGCGTCTGTGGGGCTGATTTTACCACCCGCAATAAGATTATATAGAATGGTAACCGCGTCGTCGACACGCTTGCGAACTTTCTTACACTTCTTGTAAAGGTATTCCCCGTCTACTTCATCATCATATTCGGGGTCACCTGGGGCTGGTCCACAGTATTCCATTATTTCCTATACTCAAAACAGTAATTATGGGTACAACCGACCTGATGGTTGGAGTGAATCTGAGTTACCCCGAGAAGGAGACTTATAAACACTCCAAACACCATACAGAAGAGTATGACACACAAAAGTGACCAATCAAATTTCTCCTTATATTTCTTCTTGTATGGTCCAGGTCCGCAGTATTCCATTACTCTACATACTTAATAGGGTCCTTCATCTTGTTCTCAGCAAAGGCCTCCAGTCGTTCATTACAGCTACCACACTTACCACAGCTACGACCTTCGGCATCGGGATTGTAACAGGTATGAGTGTTCTTGAGGTACTTCTTGATCTCCGACCTCGTCCATCCGAGGGACTTCATAGCGTCAATAGACTCGTGAAGGAGCTGGGCCTTAGTATAGTACTCAAAGGGAGCGATATAGTCTACATTCTCACTACCCCAGTTGCTGATTTTGAAGGCTTCCTCACAGGCCGCACGGCTCTCGGGGGTGGTGTCAAGGTACACGGTGTGGTCGCCGGAATGGATGCCCAGAGCGATACCTACTTGCCCGTTAGGGTCTGTTCCATCACCTACTTCCTTAGACCAACTAAGGGCCTTACCGTAGATGATGCTGGAGAAGATCACGTTGCGGTTTTCCACCACCGTGCTCTTCATATTCTCCGCAGCATAGTGACCCTCGGGGATAGCCTCCCCACCCTTATGGAGCGAGCTCTTAGACTCGTTGAAAGCATCGGTGAGGTCGATGATATGATGGGTGATGTCTACTCCCTTGGATTGGAGGAACTGAATGTTCTTCTTGACCTTCTTGAGCTCAATAGAGTGCTTCTGTCCCCACTTGAAGCTATAGGCCTTGATCTTCTTTACTCCGGATGCGAGGAGGTAAGGAACAAGACAGCTGCTGTCGAGGCCTCCGGAGAGGCTGATAATGATATTTTTTGTTTCCATATGTTATAGATAGGAATTTCGTAGTATTATTTTAGCCATAAATTACTCCATCTACATAAAGTTTCTTTCCGAGGAAATAGCTGGCCATCTCGAGGGCAATATGAGGGAGGTAAAAGTCGATCTGTTGATCAATACGGGTTACGTTCCCAGTGTGGATGAGTACCTTGACCGTGTGAGTAGTGCCACTCTTGGTGACCGTCACCGAACGGTTACCGTCCCTGAAGATCAGTTTATTGCCACGACGAGATCCAAAGGCAACTTCCCCCTCTCTCATCACTGCCGGATGGGGGTCCTGGGAGATCCATCCCCCGTCCTTCTTATGGGAATGGAGCTTTTTTGGATGACGGTGGGAACCGACGAGGATAGATCCACCATTATGGTTAATACGAAAAAGCATGGGCTTAACTTCCTCACAATGGAATTCCTCCTCGTTATGCTGGTCAATGATTACTCCATTCACATCAAAGCCGATGGGGAGTTCCATCTTTCGTCCGGCCTTTCCAAAAAGGACGATTGCATTGAGCTCGGGGTTCATCTTGGAGAACATAAATACCTTTAGATTCATATCAAAAAATTTCTACAAGTGATTTGCCGTAATTCTCCTTGAACGCGTAGTCCAGACTGAATAGGTGAGAGAGAAACAGGAACGAAGGGTCCAGGGTCTCGCCCCAAAACAGCCACAGAAAGAGCATTCCTACCGGGATCATTATGACCATATATAGGAAGTAATCGATGAAATTTTTCATAATATGCGAGGTGCTTTAGTGTCGTGCGGCCTAAGGCCGGGAGGTACTTTAGTGCCTTTCATGGGAGTTAGCTTTTTGAATAAGACAGACCGAGGACCACCCCGATCGCGAGGAAAATATGCCACCATTCGAGGTTAGCTCCTCGGTAAGCATTAAAAAGCCACTGGATGCCGAGGGCCGTGGCCATAACAAGGACTACTAACGCAGCCAGTCCGAAAATAAGTTTTACCATTATAATCTAAAATTTCTCCTTTTTAATCTAAACAGGTTCCTCCTCCACATATGCTTGTGATAAGTGTTCATGAGAGCACAAAGACCATAGGGGAGGAAGATCATTGCCAGGGTATGGATGACCGGGGGGCCATCAGGACAACCTTGGGAGACCGTAATAATCCACGTAATGAACAGATAGGCCGTTCCAACGAGCAAAAGAATCATAAAGGAGAGCTCCACGAGTATCTGACCAATTACCCTAATCACCCCTTTTGTTACCATATACTTTAATATATTTTTCCCAATAGTACCCCTACCCAGTAGGTGAAGATGAAACCAGGAATTATGGAAGCCAAAATGCCCCCCACCATACGTCCCGTATCCGGAGCTCCACTAACAAAATGAGCCACTATCCATATCGTCAAGGCAAGGCTCACTAAAAACCACGGGAACCGAGACCGAGGAGGAGAGAAGCATTGGATAAAACCTCTTATGACAACAGGTAACATTTTTATAGGGTATTTCTGGTGAAGGTGAGTACCTTGGTTGGTCGGTCATAGACGAAGGGCACATGCTCCCAAAGGGGGAACTTATCCAATAGCCACCGGGCTACTTCGGTAACTCCCATAGGAGGGGTAAGAGGCTCCCGGTAGTTTAGTACCGGCGCGCTGTGGAAAATGGACTTGGGATGCCATCCCAGAGCAAAAGACTCTTCATTACCCCATACATCCACCGAGGTGAAATAGTTCAGCCGGTAGAGCTCCACCTTGTTAGTCCTGATATACCCCACGAGGCTGTCCCGCTGTTCCTTGGAGTAGGGGTAGGAATGTAGTCGGATATAACCGAGATATAGGTCTATCTCCCTGCTCTGTGGTCTCAGGAGGATGTTGAATCCGTACTCCTGAAAAGGAAGCACACTAAATACCTCTTCCTCCGGAACAATACTCTTCTGTTGGGGTACTGGATGGAGGTAGGAAATGACCTCCTTACCTATCCGAATATCCCTGGTCCAGGTAGTGAAGTATAAGCTGTACCCGGGCTTGTATAAGCCTTCGGCACATATCCTGCTTGGCTTGGGGTTGTAGGTCTTGAAGTTGCTCATGTTTATATATAAGTCAAGGGTCGGTGGATTTTACACCAACCCGTTGAAATATAACAAGGTCATACACTTAGTTTTCAGTTCGATATTCTCCGGGAGCTGTAACGTAGTGTAATTGAACGGTTTACATACCACGTGGAAGCCATTTACCGTGTGGTTTACCATAATGATGGTGGTATGTTCCTTGATCAGTTCAATGAGTTGGGTCAAGGTATCCTTACTCCGGGTATCTACATCAAACATCAGGTACTTGTTACTTAGGCATTTGGATGCTTGTCCGGTCATAATCTTCTCGACCGACACCCCATACTCCTCCCTGGTGACGAGATCGACCATTTTCCGGAGAATTTCATGATAAACCTTCTTTCGGTTTACATAGGAAGGGTAGACATAAGCTCGGGCCTTGTTGGCTATACAGATCTTCCTGATATCCGTGGCCTTAGCCCAGAGCTCCTCCGGGTCTTTAAGGAAAAATTTCCGGATCGTGCGACTCTCTGGCTGATCCCCACGGTACTCCGTAGCTCCATCCTTCCTCCGTTGGATAATTTCTACTTGGATGTAGTCATATTTACCCCGAGGGAGGTTCTGGAACCAGTATCCTACCTCATCTATATTATCACACTGCATTATTCCCATATTTATATATCAGTTATTACTGCTATAGCCTTTAGGATATATCCGCTGTAGCGGCTATGGCCTTTAGGATATATCCAACATCACCCTCATAATTTTATCCCAACATTTTCTGCGGAGCTCCACCAGGGCATAATTCAAATTCTCCTCGGTAAGGGGTAGTTCCGTACAAACCTCGCCGTTATTACAACAGAACACCCCAGTTTTCCCAATGGCTATACAAGGACCACGGAGGATTTTCCGGGGGTAGAAGAAATAGTTCCCGGAGAGCTCCACAGTCAGGGTCTTACCAAAAATCTCCAGTTCGTTGGTAGAGGAGTTAAATTTCTGTTCCATCCTTACTCTCCCTCTGATAACTGTCATAAAGGAAACTACGCTGCTTGGCTCGACTGACGGCGCAGATCATAGTGCGTTGCTTGAGATCCTTGTACTCACTAAGCTCGGGGAGGTCCTGCTTGGCCAGCTGGAGGTTGATAGCATACTGGAAAATGGAATAGTCCACGCTATCTGGTTGGATCTCCTTAAAAGCCTCCACATTCTGACAACCCAGCAGGTGGACCTTCTTGCCTTTCTCCCTCGCATACTCCATCATCAGAGCCAGCTCCTCGGTATTGGTGTTCCACGCCCGGGTCTGAGCCAATCCCCCGATAGCCAGGCGAGGGTAGAGGTCAGAATCACACAGGTCTTTCCAGTACTGAAAGCCCTGGTGGAGCTTGAATACCGGGGTAGGGTAGTAACCCAGGAGCTCTTTGATCTCCTCCCGGCAGTAGTTCTTAGGGCTTAGTAGGTCGGGGTCGTGACGGAAGTACTCATTATCTAACTCAAAGACCTCCTTGGGCTTGATGGTACGGAGCATAGACAGGAACTTCTTCTTCATCTTCTCGCACCGGGCGTGGAACTCGGGGTTATCTTTACCGTACTTCATCTCATACTTGAAGAGGGTGAAACCTCCGGAGTCGAGGTAGAGTCGATCCTCTCCTACGCAGTCGTAGATGACCTTGGCTGCTACCTTAGGCATATCGACCGTACTGATGAGGATGTCATTAGGTACGGAGGAGAGGACCTTGGGAAGGACCTCCTTCCACCTACCTTCCCCACCACAGGCGTAAACAAATCCGGATCCGAGTCCGAAAACCAATCGCGGTTTATTTTCCATAGATTATTCTTTTAATTTCTCCGGCCAATGGACGTATATTCTCATGAGCCGACGTGCTGGTGCGGTCCTTAATAAACTTCTTCCAATCGTCCTCGAACCCGGAGTAGAAGACCTGGGTAGCGGTCATCAGGGGTAGAACACGACGAGCAGCGTCTCTTCTACGACCCTTGTGGATCAGGTAGCTGTATACCTTGGAACATTCCTTGAAGTAATCCACCTCGGCATTATCAAAGGGAGTGACGCCGTAGCAGATAGGAAGACAACCGTCGGGAGTGGCGAGGACATATCGGGTACTTTGCTCCACGATGGAGAGCTTGCGATGACGGTTCCACTCCCGGGTGATCTCAATACTCGTCTGAACGTGGAACATATGTCTTAGATAATGGTGAGGGGTGACCTCCCAATACTTTACCATATCGGTCCAGCCATTCTCCACGAGTACGCGGTAGTTGGTGGTGATATACTTATACCCATCCCCGCCAGGGGCTGTTCCATCACCGTAGACGGTTTTTGTGTACTCATTGTCCTCCAACTCCTTGGTGTCCACATTAAATGGTACAGTGAGGTACATGGGAACAAACTCCAACACCGATAGGTGGTTGAGTTTCTCCATCTTCTTGATGAAGTTAACCCAGCTATCCGGAGTGATCTTCCCCTCCGAGCGATGGGATATACGACCAGCCAGCTCCCCGAGACGGAAAGCCTCTTCCAGAGTGGTGGGTTGAGGGATTTCCTTGACCCAAGGTTGAACAAAACGAATCATGAGTTAATGAGGTCCTCCAACTCCTCTTTCATCTTGTCTACCGAACGGATGCCGATCTCTTCGAGGAACTCACTATTGACCTCCTTGCCATCGACCATTCGAGTAAGACCGGCCATATTCCATTTGGAGTACTCACCAATACGGTTGTCAGCAATGACAAAACCCGCGGCCTGAGCCTCGGAGAGACCGGAGACCACCAGCACATCAGCTTCTTCTATCTGGAGGATCTTGAGGGCCTTGAGACGAGTGTTACCGGCCAGGACTACCAGATTCTCATCCACGACGATGGGGTTAATGTACCCATACTCCTGGATCGATTTGGCGACCATCTTGGCCGATTTGTTATTGTGTCGGGGGTTACCCGGATACGGGGTGAGCTCGGAGAGCTTTACCGTTCTAATTTCTTTTTTTATCTTTGGTAGTGTTGCCATAATCAAATTTTGACTACATAAATTAGCAGAGTGAATATAAACACTGCCATACTCACGATGAAGGTATTGAATATGGCATCCTTTAGAGTGTTGAAAATCTCCTTATCCAGGACCAAACTTGGGTTTAAGCTGCATATAAGAGTCCCGGTGATGATCACCACGAGACCGGTGATGACCAGTACGTGCAGGTGGAAGCTATTTTTCCATAGCCTTATAAAGTCCCGGGGTCGGAGTGGTTCCTCTAATATATATCTGATGTTTTTGGTCATTTAGTTACCTTCTGTAGCAAATATCAATAATGAATGTAAATCCATTCATCAACCACAGGACTCCGGCTACCAGAGCCATAATGAAGGCTACCTTATTCTCCTCTTCTACACTATCCCAAGCGCAGATGCCGAATACCACTCCAATCAAAATAGGGATAATGATTACAATGACCCCAAACCACCAGGTAGGGTTAGGGTTCGGTTGAGGGTGTTCTAATATATATTTAATTTTGGGCATCATTTTTTGCGATGAGTTAGTATACGTATGGAGATCGTGAGGAGTCCGTCCACAAAAATGGGAGTTCCACATAATATCCCCAGAATAAGGGGGACTTTCTTATCGTCCTCCACATGATTCCAGAAGCAAGTGGTAGTCACCAACCCCACCAAAATGACAAGGAGGTAGTAAATGACTACATAATGCTTTATAAGGAAAGGAGTCTTTGGAGTATCGTCTAATATATATTCCACCATTATTTCGTTACCTTAAAACAGAATGCACCCACCAGGGCAAAGACCAGGAACACCGCAATACCACCAATCCAGATGGTGTTGGAGAGTTGGGGGTGACCGTTAAATATGACTATCACGGAGCTCACGGCCGTACTAATGGTCACTATTAAAGCCACGAGGACGATGAATATAGCTCCTGCGGAGAAAATGGTTAGTTCTTGTCGCATAATTTTGGTTTTTTAGTAGCCCAGAATACGTGAATTTGGATGCCCTCCCCAACATAGGAGTACTTATATTGTAAGTTCTCATCGGTGTCCATACCCGGAACGATTACCCTTTGGTTTCCCAGGAGGTACTTATTAGCATGTCGTAGGGGTGCTGCAGCCTCCTTGATGGGGTAGGTAAAGGTTTTGGTCTTTCCTTTCACCATCTCCTGGATCATGATATACCGGATATGGGAGAAGCCACAACGTGGTTGTGTCTCACCTTCGGCGTACCCGTAGGGTGATTCAATGTCCTCTGGTGGGGTGATGATCACCTCCTCTGGCTTAACTTTCTTTTTGGCCATCTTACTTACTTACGTGGTAACACATACCTTCAAAACACTGCAGGATGTAGGGAAGATCCGGGTCATTCACTGACAGGACCCTGGGGATGGTATATTCCTCACAGATCCCTCTGGAGCTCCAGAATTTGACCTTGGTAATGCCTTCCTCCTGCTGAATACGACATAGGTTGGAGGCCCATTCGACGGCCCGATTGACCGGGCTGGTGACCAGCATATGCCCCCATTCCAGTTTTTCTATCGTTCCGAAGATAGAAATTTTGGGAGGATACTCAAAAGCGAGGGTACAAAAATCAGAATGGAACTGATCATAGTCCAGACTCTTCCGGTAGTTGTCGTAAATATCCTTGAAAATTTGCATACCTATCTTCGTTTATGAATATAGATAGGAAAATTTTCCGGGAATTTTATGTCGAATTTGAAAGTTGGGAGGGACGCAACATCTATAACATAGCTTATTTCGCATTTTAAGGCGCGTCTATGCGCTTCAAATATCTTTTTAATATAAATGTATAGGTCGCGCTGAGATCGCGCGTCCTGGCGCGATTATGTGAGCCGCACTGTTTTGGTGCTATTATTTATGACCGTCAGATGGGATGTATAATTTTTTTAGGTGTTGGTTAATAGTATGATCGCGATGGTAAACAGCGCAGATGCGATATTGATAAAAGTAATCATTATATGATTCATAGAATGTATCAATCCGAGGCTCAAAAATGGCTCAAAAATCGCGGTTTTCGACCGCGCGCAAACGCACTAAAACCGTTTTTGAAGGCAAAACAGTGCGTAGACGCACTGGGACTAACGGTTTGAGACCATTTTTCTGAACGGTGTTTGCCTTATAAGAAAAAATATATAGAAAATTAAGCGCTTTTTGGAGCTCCGAAATAGTGGCTCCTCCGATGGGTGAACCAGCGCCTATGGCGATTGATAAAATGTATTGATAGGTGATAGATGGAAGTTATCAGCGAAGCTGCCGGTCTTACCGTCAAGTTCTATGGGGTTTCAACCATCCAAATTCATTGGGGGTTGGCTGTATAGCCGGGGCGGTGTATCACCGACCTTCATCTATGTACCGCTATCGGGTATGAAAATAGGTGCTAAAAGGCACAAAAACCACTTTTTCATTGGTTTCCCTAAAGTCCGATGGTAGGGTAGGTTGTAAACATAGCTTATTTCGCGCATAATCGCCCCCTACTGCGCTCAAATATCTTTTTAATACATTTATATAGGTCGCACTGAGATCGCGCGTCCTGGCGCGATTATGAAAGCCACACTGTTTTGGGGCTATGGCCGACAGAATGGCAGCTTCGCTGAAGGCTGGGCTACAGCCCATCTTTATAGCTCCCCAAATGCTTCCTTGAGGCACTTATCCACGAACAGTTCATATAGAGGCTGCTGTCTCTTGGGATGGTGGTAATAGGCCATCGCCACGAACAGATCTACAATATGGAGAAATTCCTTATCATCCTCGTGGAGGGGGTGGTCAATCACCGTCGTGTACTCCAGATTAATACTGTTCCTGAGAGTAACCGTAGTTACCCCATTATCAAGCCCCATCTCGAGGATGGTGTAATTGCACTTCCACTTGTTGGTCTTCTCGACCCAGAAATAGTATTGGTGAAAAAATTTTAAGGACTGAATCTCCCCATTACCATTCAGGTTGGTTCGGTTGATGTTGTGAGTCAAGATGGCTTCCTTCTCCTCGGCTGAGTTGGGTACTTCCAAAAATTTTTTATAAAGGGTTTCTAAATTTTCCATTAGGTGGTCTTTTTGTCGTGCTTATAGATGGGAAACTTTGGAGTGGATTTTATGGGTCGAAAAGTAGGTCGAAAATGAGCACCCAAAAAAGTGCGTTTGCGCGCGGTTGACCTTGAAGACCAAAAAGTGCGTTTGCGCGCGGTTTGGATGGGTCGTAATTTGGGGGGCAAAATAGGGTCATTTTTAGGGTCCAAAATTAGAGTCATTTTTGGGGTCGATTTTTAGGTCGATTTTGAAGCTCAAAAAGCGCCTTAATTTCTATATTTTTTTCTTATAAGGAAATTCAAGTTCGAAAAATTGCGCTCAAACCATTAGTCCCAGTGCGTTTGCTCGCGGTTTTGGCCATTTTGCGCATTTTTGCGCGATTTTGGCCTCGATTTTTGCGCTGATTTTCACTCCATTTTGGAGTCGATTTTGAGGCCATTTTTAAGCGCTTTTTTGAGCACCAAAAACAGTCGATTTTTGGCTGCTGTTAGGAGTCCACCTCGGGGGTCGATTTTTGGCTACCAAAACAGCTCAACTACGGGGTCAAAAAAGAGCTCCAAAATGACCCTATTTTTACCCCCAAAATGACCCTATTTTTGCTCCTAAAAATGGTGCTTTTTTGCCTCAAAAAAGTGCCTCAAATCAGGGTTCAAATCACCTCAAAAATGAGCTAAAATGTCCCCAAAAGTACCCCATAACCCACCAAAAAATGATCAAAAATGGCTGTTTTTCAATATTTTTTGATGTGTTAAATTTGGCTTATGTAGGTGAATTTCCACCACAGGTGGTGAGCTTGCCTATGTGATTTTATGGAGTCCGATGGTAACTTATACCGTAGGGCTTTGTTAGACCGTGCATAATCGCTCCCTACTGCGCTTAAATATCAAAATGGACCATTGGTATAGGTCGCCTTGAGATCGCGCGTCCTGGCGCGTTTATGTGAGCCGATTCATTGACTCACCACCTGTGGTGGAGATCTCGACCTCAAACTTTCCCATTATTTAATAAAAATTTTATGGCCAATACCCAAACAAAAAGACCTATATTCAACCCGGTCAAGGAAGAGACCGACGGGGTACGGTCGAGGAGGGTGGTATGGTCCAGCGCGTCATTTGAAATAGCTGTGGATGCCCTGGTAAAAGGTAAACGACTCATCGCGAATCCTTTTGTCGATGGTAATATCAAACTCCGAAAGCCCGACCTCGTATATGAAAGGACGGTAGAGGAGATCGAAGAGTGGAAGAAATGCAGGGATGATATTGCCTATTTCGTGGAGAAGTACTGTAAGATTATGACCCCGGAAGGGGTGAAGCACGTCAAACTCCGTGACTACCAGCTCGAGTATCTGCAGTTTCTGAAAGAGAATCGATATACCATCCTTTGTGCTGCTCGACAGATTGGTAAGACCGTTACCTCAGCCATCCATATGCTCCACTATATCTGTTTCAATGTAGACAAAAATGCGATGGTGATTGGTAATAAGCGCAAGACCGCCGTGGAAATCCTCGACAAGATCAAGGGGATTTTCTTAGAACTACCCCATTTCCTCAAGCCCGGTATATACAAATGGAACGAGTCGGAGATGGTACTGGACAACGGTTGTCGTATCCTTACCGATGCTACCACCCCAACCCCTGCCCTGGGTTTTACGCTGCACTGTCTCCTTTGGGACGAGGCGGCCCACTGCAATCCTAATGTGGCCGAGAAATTCTACGGGAATATCTTCCCTACCCTCCAGGCAGCGCGAGGAAAGATGATGATTACTAGTACCACCAATGGTCGTAACCTATTCTTCCGTCTTTATATGGCTGCCAAGACCGGCATGAGTGAGTATGCCGCTATGGAAGTCAACTGGGATAGAGTCCCCGAATGGGATCCAGATAACCGATGTTGGGTGAAGAGAGATGCCCTGTGGAAGAAAAAGCAGATTGGTAACCTCGGATCCGAAGAGGAGTTCAACAAACAGTTCGGTATTGAGTTCGACTCCAAGAGCACCGGACTGGTCAATCCTAAGATCATCAAGAAGCTGATCCCCCTGAGCTCTACCTATGTCAATAAGGAATTGGTTGGGGTATACCACCCCGAGGCCTGGTTCTTCCATCCCGAGTACGACTTAGACTGGCTCCGGACGGACTTCTTAGACTTGACTATTGACCTCGCGGAAGGGGTTGGTGGAGACTACACCATCATCACCCTCTATAGGCATATACCCCAAGGACTGGAGTGTGTCGGTTTCTTCCGTTCTAATACGCTGGGTAGGGAGGACGTAGCGAGATCCTTGTGTACCTTACTACCGAGGTTGAAATTTCCCCTGGTGTCGTTAGAACGTAATACCTACGGAGACCTATTTATCCATACCCTGAAAGCCGTGGACCCTAATTTCGACGAGTCGGTCCTGGTGAAATACTACAACGAAGGGGGAACGAAATGGCACTACGGAATCAAGATTACCTCGGGGAACAAGAAAGTTTTTTGTATGCTCTTTAAGGAAAGTTTCGAAAAGGGTGATATATTAAATGAGAGTGATGTCTTCCTCACCGAACTGGATAATTTCGAGGAGACCTCCTCCAGCTATGCCGCCTCCTTTGGTCACGACGACCTCGTGATGGCGAGTGTCCAACTCGAAGCCCTCAAGCAGACTACCCAATATAAGATCCAGAGATCGGAGTATGAGTCGGCCGGTGGAGCTCGGGAGGATGACACGCAGTTTAATTTGTACGATTTCTAATGCGAAGCATTAGCGAGCAACTTTAGTTGATTTCTGAATATGGCAACCCTACCCAAAGACTATGACCTCCTCTCGGAGATACGCAAAGACCCCCTACAGAAAATGAATGTGGGGAGGAGAGACCCCAAGGCAAGAAAAGTCCTGGAGGAGCTCACCATTGCCGGACCTCGAGCTATCCTTCCCGGACAGCTGGCCTCCTTCGAGTATCGCACCCCGAAGCTTCGCGAAGAGCTGGAGTACTACGATGCCTCTCCCGTGACCCTTTTCTTCGGTCTTATAGACACCCCGGAAGGTAAGAGGGTCATTGGGTGGAATATACACTACTACCCCCCGAAGATCCGTTACCAGCTCACTGCTAAGGTACTGGATATGTTCCGGGATACCTATTCGAAGTATTGGGATAAGGCCGTAGATAAGGAGATCTCCCAACTCGAGTACCGTAAGCTCCTCAATACCCTACGTAAGGCTAAACTGGACTTCGGGGTGCGTATGTACGACCCTTCCCTGATGGCCAAAATAAGACCGATCCCCGTGGAACACTGGAAAGAAGCAGCATTCACCGAGGGTCGGTTTATGAAAAAGACGAGAGATCTGATTATGAAGTACTGGGCCAGCCACTTATAGTAGCTCACTGTACATCTTGAACAGGACGTAGATCCATTTATATACTCCCATCGTGGTGGTTTCGTATTTAATGGTCGTCCCATAAGCTCGACCGGTCAAATCATTGTTAATCTCCCGGGTAAACTCCCACGACTCTTCCCTGGTAATCGACCACTGATCTGGTACGGTGAAGGTAAGAGATATGGGTTGCTTTAGGTCTCCCAATACGGATAGCTTGATGGCGAGCTCGTAGAAGTTAGCCTCCATATCAAAAAGGGGCTGGGGGTCTCCATCACGCACCAACTCCATATCATTAATCTTCACGAGGAGGCTATAAGCATCCCGACTCTTAAAGTACACTATATAGGAGATATAGGTAAAATTTTTCCTCCTTTCTTTATGCAGGGACATCACCTGGGGGTCTTCCTCTCGAGCTCGGTAGAGTCGCAGGCGTACTTCGGCTGAGGTGAAAAAAGTCTTTGACAGTTTATCAGTTCTTACCGATGGAACAGCTACTGGCGCAGATGTAATCCTCAGAGTATTATCCTTAATAAAAGGATCACAGCCCACCGGGGAGTGTACCGTGAGGTTATGTGGGGTGAATTTCACAGGGTCTTCGTATAATGGTTAAACAAATTACTTATCCAACCATTAGCGGTCATAATGAGCCCGTCAGGGTATTTTGAGGAATATCCGGTGAAACACGTATACCCATCTACAACACCACGACTCCGTCGAAACTCCCACTTATCCATCTCCTTCCCCCAAACGGTGTTCCGTGGTAACTCCAGGGACAGTCTCCGTACGGAGCCCGGACCCTCCTGGGGACAGTCCTGGTCATTGCTTAGGATACTTAGAGTCTTAGCTACCTCGTAGGGAAGGCTTTCATGCTCCAGGAGAGTATCCACATTGGAGTGTTTGACCAAACACTCTATCCCATTCATAGTGTAGATAAGAGCCAGGACCGTGAGTCTCTCCCATTGATGCCTTACTAAATAGGAATGGAATACTAATCTTTTGGTCTCTATCTTATGCAGCTCCATTATCTGGGTATTCTCCCGACCACCGTGTAGGAAAGAACATACTTCCACTCCGGTAAAGGTCACCACATTATTCCCATTTATGATTTGATATTCATGCCCCACGTTCCTGAGGTGTATATTGGGGTTTGGTTGGAATTTGGTCATATAGCAATAAATGGATTATATCTCTTCAGGAGTTCCTCCTGCCAATTTAGGTATGGCATAGTACCTTGATCCACCCCATTGAGGAAACAGGTAAGGTCTTTGATGAAATTTTTATTTCTGATGATTTTCCAATGGTGTATTTCCTCTCCCCACAACGTAACTGTGGGAATAGTCTTGTGAAATATCTCACCTTCCTCCGGGATCTCCAACAGCTTCAGTCGTTCATTCACCTGCTTATACCAAAGTACGAGGTCTTCTTTGCCAACTTCTACCACAGGACTTACCTGGGTCCGGAGAAATTCACAGTCCACAACAATGGCGGACTTCGTTGCGCCATCGTCAGTAGTCCAGAATAACTCAAAAGCTGCTCTAATGTGCTCAGCTGATGTCTTTAAGGCATAAGCTTCCAGACCAGTAGCATTCGCAAATGGTACGTCATAATACCACGGCATGTTATATTGAGTGATACTTCCTCTTTTTGGTAGGAATCTAATACAACTATCCAAGGAGAAAATATATTTATTTGTAGAGACTCTATATTCGTCGTCCATAGTTATATCTCGTATTATGAGCTAGCCTCTATTGAGGATATATAGGACCACCCCAAAGATTTTTACCATATCTTCTTATACTCATTAAAGAGACTCAGGGTAATACTATTAGGAGCTCCGATCCCGGATCCGGTGGGACTGGAGAAGGCAAACAGACCGTGGAGGCGTTCCTTAAAATGCCATTCCTCTTCTACCTCACCTCCCCAAATATCCGGTCTCGTAAAGGTGATGGTGCTTTTAGTTTGTTCAAAAACCCTACTAATTTTCTGGAAGAGTTGGAGGTGATTGGTGTAGAGTTCGAGTAGGTGCTCGACCGTCTCACTTCGACATACATACTCCCCACCATTGACAGCCTCGATGAGGTAATAACCATCTTTTTCCACAATAAAAGCCAGGTAACGACCACCAGCACTCTCGTAATGGTCTAATCTCCACGTTCGGAGGCCTTTTGCCTTCTTAAATAGCTTATTCAATCCTATATCATAAAAGTCGTACTCGGGCTCCCGGGTGTACTTATCCCGGAGGCTTATGGTAAACTTATGCCAGTTCTCGGCGGAGTTGGAGTATAATTCGTATTCTAAAAAATTATCCAATAGGCCCATGGGTATATCTCTTAAATAGGTACTCAGCTAAATTTCTGACATTCCCGGAACGGGTTTCGCTCCCAATAGTAAGGTCATAGGCATATACACTCCACGTCCTTTGGAGGGTGCACTGTTCGGTAGTCTCCATCCCCCACTGGTCGGTCTGAGGAAATTCAAATATATGCTTATCCCGACTCCCAATGGGTTGGATGATTCTGGCTACGCGGTCTTGTTGGTCGGCAAGCTCCAATAAAAACTCCAGATCCACACTCTCTATCACCTCCTCATAACCATTGATCTTTACCATAAGGAGGTATTTATCCGCGGGAGCGGCTGTTTCATCCGGTAGTTGACCAGAATTGGCACTGACGTGAAAGATGACCGATGCATACTCAAAGACGGAAGTCATCTCGAGGGCCCTTAGCATGAACTTAACATTCTTATGTTTGGTGAGTTCCTTAGGAACGGTTTTGAACGTGGTAAGGGTAATGTTGTAGACCGTATTGAAATATACCCCGGTCATCTTAATGTCGTAGGATATTCCTTTGGATGGAATGAATTTTGCCATATTATAAAGCCTTATTATACCGAAGTTCCATTTTTCCAATCCACTGGCGGATACTAAAGACTCCCATATCCTTACCGTCAACGAATCCGCGGTACCAGCGAGGGTCGGTGGGGTCTTTTTCGAAGGTCCATTCCTGGGTGGTCATACCCCATATACTGGGTACTTCATAGGAGGTTGTGAAATTGGACCCCCGTTCAAAACCCCGGAGAGGTTCGATGGAGGCTCTTACCGACTCCTCGTACTCGAAGAACTCCTCCAGTTTATCCGAACTGCCAATCTTTACTAATATCCGATGGCCGGTGTTTATTATCAGGCTGTAGATGAATCGATCCCCTTTCTTGATGGCCATCATTACCGACGCATACTTAGTCATTCCTAAGGGAAACTCGGCGAGGAACATTATATAGGATTTCATCCCCTCCTTGACGACCATTTCGAGGAGGTCGTAGACCTTCTGGTTGTCAAAGTAGCATATTAAATTAGCCCCTCGGTATAACTCTGGCCAACGACCGTCGTTGTGGAGGAGGTACATGCCTGGAGTAGGGATAAACGTTCTCATGATAATATATAGGAACCCCTACCAGGTTTTTACAGGTAGCCTTGGTACTTCCAGTATATTACCGCTATCCATTGCACCGCTGGTAGGATATTCACCAGCTCCCCATTAAGATGGGCGACTAGCCCCTTGGAGTCGCGACCAAAGACCCAATGATCTTGGATAGTATTACCCCATTCATCGGTAAATTCCTTGTGCCACTCGAAATTTGCGTTGGTATAAATCCCCTCAAGCTCCTTGTTGAGGCCCATGAACTTACTGGCATCTCGCCGTAGCTCCTCCAGATCCAGATATTTCTTAAGGACCAGCAAAGGGCCAGTGCCGGGGGATCGGCCTTTCTCACCAATGATCAAATCGTACACGAGGGTAGGTACTTCACCCTCATACTGGGTCTGTCTTAATATAAACCCCTCGAGTTCGGGAACGACTCCATATGAAGTCTCGCCCGTTCCGGGAATAGGTAATCTCTCCATTGCAAATTTTCCATCAATACTTGGGAATAGGTACTCCGCAGTATCCTCCTTGCTAAACACGAGAAGAGGTTGGATGGCAGTATTACCACCGACTTGTCGTACTTGCATTATCGACGCCCGGAGGTAAAGACTACTCTTATGGTCGTAGCATATAATGAGGTGTAGGTTAGGATCGGGGGTGAAGTTCATTATAGTATATCTTTATACTTATCAAACAGGTGTATGGTCATTTGCCACGGGGTACGGTAATAGTATTCATCATTATCCAGTACCCATTTGTCCTCCACTTCCCCTCCCCACGGATCGATATAGGAAAAGGTCAACTCTACGGGAAGTTTCTTCTCCCAGACGGAGAGTTTCTGTACCAACTCCTTCCTTCTACCAGCTCGATTCCACAGGACGTTATAATCTTCACTCCACGATACCCTGGGGCAGTTATTTATCACCTCGAGGAGGAGATAGGTAGGCTCTTCGTCGGCAATTTGGTGTTCTAATATATAGGACCGGTAATGTACCACCATCCTGGTGTGGTCATAAACCGGTTGTACACGAAATTCATGCGAGGCAAACCCCCGGAACTCCACCCTAATATCCGGCTCGAGGAAGGATTCAATACATTGTTTACCGTGTTCCGTGTATTTGTAGATAGAAACCTCCCACGTGATCGGGTCAATATCTACGCAGTAGCTGGGATCGGGGGTAAAATTATCCATGGATCGGGTCATAATTCTCCAACAAATACTTCGACCATTCCTTTTTAGTCTTCACTCCCTGGTCTTCCCCATTGAGAAAACCGCGGAACTTCGATCCACTCTTGGTAAATTCCCATTCATGATTTTCAAAATCCCATTGGTCGATCTTCATAAGGGATACCATCATGGGTCCATCTATAAGGCGAAGCTCCAACTTTTCCACGATCTTGTTACACTCGGATGCAGCCTCCTCATAGGTATATCCAAAACCACTGAAGTAGGCTGGCTCGTCACCGATATGTACTAAATACCCCTTGGTAGACTGAAAGTTTTCAAACTTATGTATCAGGTACACATCGACCTTCACCGGGAAAGTCTGATGAAACCACTGGGAAATACCGTAGTTACCATACTTCTCTGAAAAGTCCCCGGATACTGGTACGGTGTCATACACGATTCTCATCGTATTATCTTGGTACACCTTCAATTCCGTGGGGGTGAAAAAGCAGTCGCGACGATTATCTGTTTTGAAAGTTCTGTGGGCCATAATAGGGGTATTTACACCACAGGTGGCGAAGTCACACAGTGGCTTTTATGTACCTATATATCGTACTTATTGGAGTGGCTTTTACACCGTAGGTGGCGAAGTCGCATAGTGGCTTTTACACCGTAGGTGGCGAAGTCGCATAGTGGCTTTTACACCACCCCACGTACCTCTTGAATAGCATCTTGGTAAGCTCGAAAGACCTTTCCGTGAATCGCTCTCCCGAAGGGCCATCCACGACATACCCTCCCACACAGGGTCGAAAATGCCAATGCTCCTCCGTCTCGTCTCCCCAGATATCAGTGGTCTTGAAGGACAGATCCAAGTCATCCCAACGCTCTTGCTCGGCATATTTGTTGAGCTGGGATAAGTACTCCACCAGTCCTGCGGCATCCCGGTCGTACTCCATAAGATCCTCCATCTTACCACTTATTACCCCTTCCACTCCGTTCATATTGTAGATGAGGGTGGGGGGTATTCCCGAGGATATAATAAACGACCGATAGGTGATGACCCCCAGATTGAGTCGGCTGGAGCTGGTCAGCCCCCACTCAGGAACTTTCTCAAGGACCTCTCTGGATTCGCGAGTGGTGAAGAAGCAGTTGCAAGTACCCCGACTATTGCTCATAGTGAGTACCTCCACCAGGTCTCGGTCGATGTAGTTGACGGTGCTATCCCCGAAGGGTCTGGGCTCCGTATGGAGACTATCCGGAGTAATACGTTCCATAGTCATATGTGGGAACACCCCACCGGATTTTTATATGGTAACCCGGTATTTTTTTACCAGAAAATAGAGCCAGTCCCGGAGGAATAGCATGTCCACAAATTTCCCTTCCTTAGTGCCTATTATGTAGTGTTGTTCACCCACGGAATGAAATGCCCACTGATCGGTCGTCTCATTACCCCAGATATCCACAATATCAAAGTCAAGAAGGAGTTGGTAACCTGGGGGGTGGTGGTCGAGTGTTTTGAGAGCCAGATAACTGCGCGAAGCTATACTCAAGATCCGGTCGGTATCATCCAGATCCTCCACCATCATCATAAAGATTGCTTTACGTGAGTAAGCCAGCAGAAAGTAGTACCGACCCCAATGGTTTATCAAAAAGGCTTGTATACCGTGTGTGGATATGAGACATTCTATCTCAAAACCCTGGGTGAGACTATACTCCCGGAGAAATTCTGGGGACAGGTAAACCTCGGTATATGAAAAGTCTTCGTCGTCCTTTACAATATACAGACAAGTTTCCCCAAATCGATCGCTCCTCTTGGTGGAGTAGTCGGGGTCAGGATTGAATTTTCTCATAAGACTTTACAATACTTAGCAAACAACATACTCACGATTGCTGGATACCCATCCATATGCACGTCTCCCGCACTATCTTTCCATCGGAATCCTCCAACAATCGGCTCAAAATGCCACGTGTCGGTGACGGTCTCCCCCCAGATATTGGTCCTGGGGAACTTCAAGGTGACCGGTTCGTAACAATCAAGCCTTTCCAGGATCTTCACCATACTGGTATACTCCTCATTAGCCTTTAGTACGGTCTCATAATCGGGGGTCACCAGTACCGTTTCCGCCCCATTAACCTTACAGAGGAGTATATATTCATACTTTCTGTTAACGCGTCGTCGGATTACAAACGTATGGTATCTTATAATACGAGTAAAGTATCGCTCAAGGAGCATTACTTCCTTGTACTCCACATTACCCAGTACCTTTGCCACCTCCGGTGAGTCGAAATAGACTTTTCCGTATTGGGAGACTACCCCTCTACCAAAGAGGAAGCTACATACTGTCTTACAATTTGCAACGAACTTATCCATATCCATATATCTTGTATACAAGCTATAGCTACTTTATGTAGATATATACCACAAAAGGGGTAATTTTTACGTTCACCGCAGGTGGTGAGGTACTTTAGTGCATTTCCCTTTGATAACTTTCATAAAGGAAACTTCTCTGACGGGCTTTGGCCACCGCCAGACTCACCATCGTAGGTCGAAGGAGGCTGTAATCATCCACCCCCGGGTTCTGTTTCCGGGCCTCTTCGAGGTTGATAGCGTATTGGAAAATGAGGTAATCAACACTGTCCGGTTGGATCTCCTTGAAAGCCTCGACATTCTGACAGCCCAGCAGATGGACCTTCTTTCCCTGGTGTCTCGCGTAGTCCATAAGGGTACGGATCTCCTCGGTCCTGGTGTGCCACGCCCGGGTCTGTGCCAACCCCCCAATAGCGAGCCAGTCGTAATCGGGGGAGTCACAGAGACGCTTCCAGTAATCAAACCCCTGGTGGATCTTAAAGACCGGTACGGGGTAACGACCGGTGATAGCCTTTACCTCCTCCCGACAGTAGTTCTTGGGGCTTAGAAGGTCTTCATCCCGGCGGAAGTACTCATTATCCAGCTCAAAACAGAGACTACAGGGACAGGCCTCGAGAAGCTTGAGGAATCGTTTTTTCATCTTCTCGCAGTGGTCGTGGAACTTAGGGTTATCCTTACCCATCTTCATCTCTTTCTTATACAACCCAAAACCACCGGAGTCGATGAGGATACGGTCTTTTCCCACGGCCTCATGAATGACCTTGGCCGCCACCATAGGCATGTCCACGGCACTGATAAGGACGCGGTTAGGGAAGGTATTAAGGACCTTCGGGAGGACCTCCTTCCATTTCCCCTCATATCCACAATGATAACAGATGGTCGAGTTAAGACCAAATACCAACCTTTCCATCAAATAAAGTCACCAAATAGATCCACATTCACTCCCCCGTTGATATTGACCTCATACAGGCCAATGGCCGTGAGGACGCGGTTAAGGGGGTCCAACACACACTTACGGAACATAGCCTCCTTATCAATAGGAGCCTCTTTCAGAGCCCAGTCGGGGAGCTTGCCGGCTTGGAAGACAAAGACTGGAGCCTTATCCGAAGCCCGTCGTTTGCTATGACGACAGACATAATACCTCATCTTTCCCCCGTAGATAGGGTCTCCGGGGAGTTTCTTCACCTCACGGAACCAGTTGTACAGGGCCAGCCCACGAACCTGAAAAGGAGTACCGGTATGACACATCACCCCCTTGGGGTCGTTGTCACTGATCACATAGGATTTGTACCCATTGACAGAGATAGAGGGACACATAGCCTCCACGGGAAGACCCATCCACTCCTCGTACAACTCTCCAACGAGTCCGTAGGTCTCATTCATTGCGTTCCCCGAGGTGTCGATGAGGTTGTAAATGATCTTCTTGAGCATCTCTCTGGCAGCCTTGGGATAGCTGGCCTTGACGATCTCCATTCCCTTAGCTTTGAGGGGGAGGTGACTGGTGTCGAACTTATGACCGTCTTTCCAAAGGAGGATCTGGGCATATCTCTTCTTCACATCGAGCCAGATACCGGCTTTGGCGATAGTCTCCAACTCGAACTTATGACAACTCTCCACATGTCGGGAGGCGTAATAGTCGTCCATAAGTTTCTCGTTGAACTTATCCAGAAACTCCTGATTGATCCGGGCGATGATGTCCCTTTTCTCCTCCAGGGTCATCGTCTCTACCCCTTCAATGGTATTCAGGAGCCCGTCGTAGGACATATATAGTGAGTCGGTGTCTCCGTAGACGAGGTTTACTAATTTATTCTCCATATTTTCCAGGTCGGTAATGTTCAGCAAAAAGAATTTTCCACGAGGTTGGTTCGAGGGAGCGTCCGAGCATTTGGGAAAAACTCTCCGGGACGTGGGTGGCCTTCCACCTCTTGCGCAGTTTGGTGAGAACCCAACGGTCCTCCGAGAAAGACCCCCAGAAATCCCCTTGGACAAAGAGGAACTCCTCCCGGTCTTGCCAATTCCGTTGGAGGGACTTAACAAACTCTACCCAGGGAACGAAAAAAGTTCCAAAATCACTACCCGGATCACGTAAGTCACTCACCTGGGTATAACCGAAGATATTGAAGAACACGGCGAACTCATGAGGGCCCTCCGAGTTGGTAATTCTCACGACAATCCCCAGCATATACCAGGCATCCGCCTGTACCACGGTGTATTCACATCCAGGTTTGGTACGGAGGAAATAAGCAGATTTGGCCCAGTCCGGTGTGGGGAAGCTAAGGGTCTCTCCTGCTGCCTGCACAAAACTGGTGATGGTGACCTTGCCACCCATCTCTCCAATGACTCCGGGTTTGGTCTCCCCGAGTCTTGGTGGAACTCTTAGTCGTAATCCTGGTAATTGCATGTAAATATATAGGAATCTCGCATATGCGCGCTGACTACATATATGTAGGAATTCCTACAGGTGATTTACATTATCAAACTCGATGTCTATGTTATTGAATTTCAAGGTCATAGAGAAAGTACTGGATTCTCTGGATACCTTCTCATGGGAAAACTCCAGACCCTCGAGAGCGTCAATATGACACTGATAGAGGTATACCCTACAGATCGGTTGCCCTTGTTCAGAGAGTATGTCGTAGTAGATATCCGTACCATCCTTGTAATTCTCCGGTTTGCATACCCTATGGAAGACCGTCTCGTAGAGGAGGTAGTAATTGATGAACCCGGCGTCCAAACGGAACGTGATGGTGACCTCCTTACTGATCTTACTCAGGGGGTTGTCTACCGTGACGGTAGAATTATCATGTTTGGGTTCTATATGACCGAGGCGGTTTCGTGAGGTCTGTGGCTGATCCACTACCAGATCACTGATGCCGGGCATAGAGATACCTTGGATACTCTCGTTGAGGAGGTCAATAGCCCTGGTAATAACTCGGGGCTTCTCACTCAGGAGTCGGTCGTACTTGTCTCGGAGCTCCTTGGGGATAAACTCCTGCGGGAGGAGGAGACGGAAAAGGTCGTATCTGGGACTAAGGCTTACCACTGAACATTCTTGCTAAAAGGAAACAACCCACCAGGGTAAAAGGAAGTACGAGGAGACCATCATAATAGAACTCCTGCAGATCTGGGTCTAAGACGGAGAAGAGCCAGAAGAGGAGAGCGATTATGACATGCACCAGGGAATAAAACTTATCAAAATTCGTTATCTGCATGAGGTATAATAGGCAAAATCAAAGGGATTGACCTCGGGATGATCTAAAAGGTACTCCCTTATCCATCGACCGGCCTCTTCGTAACTTTCCGTAGAGGTCAGGGTCGTCCCTTCTTTGAGGTTTCTAATAATGTACTGCATATATATTATATATCAGCGGAGCTGCTAAAAAAGTTACAGGACCTCAGGGTTTAGCACCTCATATTTCTTGAAGATATAGGTCTGCCACTCCCAATAACTCTTAGTTCCTTGGTTCTCTGCATTGCAGCTCGCGATTAAGCGATCGTCGTTTCCATCAGGCTCAAACTTCCACACATCTTCCCCTTCTCCCCACTGGGAAAGGGTAGGGATCTTCAGGGTATTGCCTATCAATAAGGAGTAAATCTTCTCCTCAATCCGACGGATGACCCCGAGGTCTTGGTTAAAGACCTCCCCGACCCCTCGGAGGACCAGGGCATGGGTGACGACGACCTTTGGTTTGGGATTTTTCGTTATTGGTCCTATTTGCGCGATGGTATTATTGAGGAACTCGCAACGGGCTTGGCTTTCGTGACCCTCCAGGGTATAGATCCTCAACCCAAAATCGTTTGGGGAAGATATTAGCCTTACTCCGGTGTCGTCATTATCATCCCATACCATAAGGGGAAGGTGATCCCGGGGAGATCCCCCACGACCAAATCTATCCACGACCTGATCTCCATCCAATATCTTGATTTCAACCGCAGGTTGCGAGCTCCGTCCGGAGATTTCCCCACTCTCGGCATAGGCATAGGTGAGGTTATAACGGGGTAAGCGAGCCATAAGGATTGTAGTTAATAAAGAGGTATTGTTGCCATTCAAGTAGGCTTTTTTCACCCTGACTTACTCCATTGAGGAAGCCTTCATAAAGATACCTACCTGTGTAGTCAAACGTCCAGGCATCTTCAGAGATGCCCCAGATAGTGACCTTAGGGAGAGTCATCTTCGGAGCAATATGACGCGTCGCAAGGATATCCAGGGCTTCCCCCAGGTCATTTACATACACGATCGGTAAATCGAAGATATGGACCAGATATCCATTCTTTAACTTACCATAACGGTAGTACTCGACCTTGTATACGTTGTATACCACGGTCTCCGACCCAATCCCAGATGGTACGGTATAATGAGCCACGGTCTCAAAATAGCCGTCTTTGGTGCTTAGGAACTTATTTGGGACGTCACCAAGGGGGTAGTGAATACGATCTTGATGAGCTGAGAAGGTCACAAAAGTATGAGTCGTCCCCGTATGGGGCTCGGGTCCTTGGGCACGATCTATATGATAATTCTTGGACATTCCATACACCTTGTGGGCTTTGTAAAAGGAGTTCATATTAATGCGAGGTGCTTTAGTTTCTTTCATATCGAAAAAGGATTATACTCCGACAGAAGCATTTTCTGCCACGTTACTAACAATTTTACTCCCTGACTTACTCCGTTGAGGAAGCCTTCGTAGGCGTCACCCACATCGTTAGTGGGCTCACCAATACATCTGAACTCCCAATGGTGGTCTTCCTCTCCCCAGATAGTAGTCTTTATGAGGTCCATGGACTTTTCTAAATGACGAGTAGCTATCTTATCTAACAAAGGATCCAAATCTTCGGTATACCTATTACCAGCGGTCGGGATATTCACGAGGTAGCCTTCGTGCTTATGGCCACCAGTGGAGAAATATAATAAGTAGACCGTATAAAATACGGTCCAGCCTAACTGGTTAGGTATGACGAACTGTAGATAGGGGTATACATTTACCCCATCCTCACAATTTATCAAATGCTCCGGGGCATTGGGAAGAGCAAAGTCTTCATTCCTCATTTGTAGTATGGGGAGGTCCTCATACACCTTGATGTACCCTTCTCGACCTGAGATCGAGGTAACGAATAGTTTTTCCATTTTAAGGGCGAGCTCGTATGCGAGATTTCCATATTAGTTAAACGGATCGTACTTCTCCAAAAGGTACTTCTGCCAGAGAATCTGGGAATTTTCTCCAACCTTCTCCCCATTAAGATACCCTACCCAAGGACCAAAAAGCCAGTACTTTCTCTTGAATCGCCATTCATGGGTCTCCATACCCCACTGGTCGAAGGACTCCACGGTCATTTTCGGTGCCCACAGGAGAGCGTCAAGAGATCCTCTCGGGAGCTCGTCGGAGACAATCGGCTTAAACCCAGGGATAATAACGAGATAACTGGTGTGTTTATTATGGGTAAAGGTTTCCTCCCACGTAAGCTCCCAGGCCTCGTAACCGGTAGTATCCAGTTGCTCAGCCCGACCTTCCCGGTATCTGGGAAAGGGGTAATCTGCCTTACGCCCCTTCTCCTTAGGAAGCCACACCTGCTTATAAATACTCATCGGGTGGTTGAGGAGCAGGATACAGGGCCCTCCAGAAAGAATATCGTATTCAAATATCATATGCTTTAGTGTATGCGAGGTACTTTAGTGTCTTGCGTCCTTCGGCCGTGAGGTACTTTAGTGCCTTTCATATTTACAAGGTGTTAAAAGGGTTATGGTGGAGGTTGAATTTTCTCTGGACCTCTCCTCGATTAGTTCCTTCAAGTTCATAACCATTGGGACCGGTGATATGGATGAATTTTGGGGAGCAGAGGACCTCATAGGTCTCAGTCTCCTCTCCCCAGATGGTGATTTTCTTTATCTCCATCGTACCGGACCTCCGGGGGAGTTGATAAGCCTTCATCTTCTTAGCAAAGGCCTTCGGATCGGCGATCCAACCATAGTTCACCCCGTCGATATAGGCAATGTAATAGGTGTTGTCGGTGGTAAGCTCCAAAATAGCATAATGACCGGATACTGACCGGGTCTGTCGAATGTCTCCGTGGGCTATGGTGGAGAGGTATATAGGACCAATAGGAGTCTCCCGGGGAAGGATGAAACCGGAGCCGACAGAGGCGAGGTTCATAGACTTTTTATACACCGGGATATAGACCATCGGTACTCCACCCACATCACAGGCGTCGTATACCTTGAAGAAACAGTTGTCTGGAATTATTTTTATTGCCATAGTCATATATAGGAAACCTGGGTCGGTTTTTATAGCATCTCAAAGACATTATACTTCCTATAAATCAAGGTCTGAATATCCTCCCGGGTATACCTACCTTGGTGAGATCCATTTAGAAATACCATCATACCATCCTGGGTTGGTATAAATTCCCAGTGGTCTTCATTCGCCCCCCAGAGGTCTCCGGAGGTAATATCCTTTACCTTCTTCCTACCATACAGTGCAGGCACTTCGAAGTATTCAAGGTTCTGGAGGAAAGCATTAGGGTCTTCGATGATCGCGGCTCCAACACCATCAATATAACCAACATAAATGCTGTCGTGGCCCGAATAAAGTCCGTAAATAGCAATCCCCTTGCGGGGGTCGTAGTGGGGTTGGGTAATCATTCCGGTGGAAAGTTCTACCCTACCCAGTACGTCTATCGAGTCATATACCGACCCATGGTGGTAAATACCTACTACAGAAATGTGGATGCCATCCACCATTCCCCGGTGCACTGCAAACATACATTCCTTGGATCTAATATCTCGTGTTTCCATATCCATTATAGGGAAGACCGGGCAGTTTTTACCACCCTATACCCATAAATATCTCCTTATTATATTACTTAACTGTATGGTAAGTTGGATTTCCCCATCTTTCCTGAGGAGGTTGTTTCCAGCTTCCCAGACCTCGGTGACCGTACCCCATTGATCGGTGGTGGTAAACTCTATTCTAATAGTCTGATCCGTAAAAAGGTAGTTCCAAAGGCGTAGGACCTTATGGATCTGTATCATCAATTCCCTGTAATCCTCGGGGTATACTACTGCTTGCCATCCGGAGGTATGATTGACGAGGTAAAATATCCTTCCCAGCCCCACGTAGTCAATACGGATATTCAGAATCTCGCTGACAAATACCGTCATTACCTCTCCTTCGGCGTCGAGATAGTCAAAGGGGAGATCGGCCACGGGGATAAGATCAGATTCGCACGGTCCACCTACGATTACCATATCCCATTCCCAGTCCACATAACATTCGCTTGGTGGTATAGGGTCTAATTTGTTATAAGGAAGCATTTTATATCTCCTCCAGCGCTCCGTAATGGTTAAACAAATACTGCTGCCACTCGAACCGAGATCTATCTCCCTGGGTATTTTGATTGAGCACAGCGGATAACTGATGACCGTGAGGGTCAAATACCCAATTATCTGACCCACCGAATATATCCTGGTCTCGTAACTCCATCTCAGGTCGAATGGTGAGCTCCTTAATTCGATCCAGATAAGGGGTCACGTTCTTCGTGAACTTCACCCCGACCCCGTCGAGGACAATCAGAAAGCCTTGGAATACCCCGTCTTCGGACAACCGATAGACCCTAAGACCAATCTCTGGTTGTCGCCGGTATCTCAGGGCATCTCCCAGGAATACATCCAGTTTCAGACCGGGGATCATCACACTCTCCTCCAGGCCAGAGTTCATCGGATCGTCGTAGATGTTGATGAAGGTGGAGTTGGTATGATGTAAATAGACCGAATTGAAGAACATAGCTACGGGCATACAACAAAAAGGTGGTGATATACCGGCTTTCCGAGGAATTTAGCTGCCATATATAAAGCTGTATTGAGATCGCCTATCTCTTCCTTTTTGACCAATTTACGACTCTCCCAGAACAGGACCGTGGAGAATTTGTACCCCACCTGTATGGTGACCAGTCGGTCTTCCGTGCGAATCTCCACCCGATTACCATTACTCTTGGTAAGGATTAGGTCATTACTCACGACGGTATTCTCCACCTCACTATGAACCCACAGAGGTCGGTTGCCCTTGGAGGTGCGAAGACCTCGGTCGGGTCGGGGGAAGTTCTGCAAAGCAGCCCTGCACCCACAGGCGTAATTCTTAGAGCCAACGAGCCATTTACTCCCTCCCTTGGTAATCTGGAACAACAGGGGTCGGATCTCTTTTACCTCATACTCGGACATATTTCCCGTCGTGACGGGTTCGTCCAGGATAAATGGTCTCTCGATGGCCATAGATCGACCGGCCTTACCGTATAGGATGACCCGGTCGTAAGTGTCTATCCCCTCCAGTTCCTTCTCAATATAAGGGTGGGCTTTGTTTACATTCTCGTACATAGTCGTTGTTATTAATACTTATAAATAGGAGAAGTGCCCCATTTTTTACATCGTCAGGAGATCCTCATAATGCTCGAAGATACGACCCTGCCACGAGGCCTTGCAAAGGAGTGCCCCTCCCATAAATGACTTACCATTGAGGAAGCATTCCCATCGGGTTTGACCAAACCCATTATCCCCGACAAACTTCCAATGGTCTTCTTCCTCTCCCCAGATAGATGGTCGTTTGACAAAAAGCTCCACATCCCGACCCCGGGGGATGATCAACTGCCTCAGGAAATCTCGCGTATAGGTGGGGGAGGACACCATCATTTTTTTGTAATGACTGTACCGTAGGATACAGAAACTCTTACCGTGCCCGTAGTAGAGTCGGAGGAGGTCGTATTTGGCTGATTTAGAGGAGTCAATGACCTCTATCTCCCCGGTCCTAAACCTCTCCTCTCCAAAATCCTTGGGGAGGAAACCTTCGTGGAAAAAGGTATCATCGTAGTAATCCTTCTTATCACCCAAAAGGATGGTGAGATCACAGAACCCATGGGATGTATTGGAGTGGTAGGTATATTTTTTGGTTTGGTCCAGGGGTTTCATAGCGTTTCCAGTGGCTTATATACCTTATACAGATGACGATAGATAGCTTCTATAGGGCTCGTCCCGTAGGGGTCATCCGTGAGAGAGTATCTCTCCCCGTTCTTCGTGATCTTATACAGAGCCGGGGTGACCATCTCAAAGGTCCAATGGTCGGTCTCCGTCCCCCAGAGAGTAGGGTACTCATAATCAAGGATGTGGATAAATTCCCCCCAATGAATATGAAGCCTTTCCAACTTCCCCACTGCATGTCTCAGGTCATCCACCACGTAGGTGCGGAGCTCCTTCAGCACTATTACCGGTACGACGATGGGGTTTTTGTTGAGGTCGAAGAGGGTCAGCTCCCAGGCCTCGTAACCATCTCGGTCGTTATAAAGGACGGCATAACCATCTCGGTCAATGACTTTTGGGAGATTAAGATCCTTTTTTGGGATGGAGATGGTACTCACGTAGGTTTCATCATCTTTGATATACACAATGGCGATATCCCTGACAAAATCCATCGTGATGCTATATTGGTGATTCCTTTTTACCATAAAAATAGGGGAGAGATTATTCATCCCTCCCCTATATATAGAAGATTATGCCTTAGATTTTAGAAAGGTAACCCAATTCCGGGGTCCTCGGCAGGAGCTGCAGGTTCCTCTACCTTCACTTCCACTTCCACTTCAGCCTTTGCCTCGGGCTTAGCCTTAGCGGCTGTGAGGGTAGGAAGATCGTGGTAAGATACCTTAGCAGGATCGAAATCAGCCTTCACCACGGCGATCCACTGGTCTACGAACTTGGTCGTTTCTTCGTCCCATGGGGTATAGCCACACTTCTTCTGGAGGTCGATGATATCCCCGTGGTCATCACGAAGGTTTTCCTTGACATACTCAATAGCCTTTTCGTAGATGGGACGGAGCTGTGGCTGGAGCTCAGCAAGCTTAGCAGCACCTTCATCGCGCTTCTTAGCCGTCTTACCAGATACGGAGTCGTTCTTGGCCGTGACATAAGCATCCACAAGCTCAATCTCATCGTCCGTGAGGAGGGGAGTACCATCCGTCTTGATCACTGGAGCATAGCTACCGAAGCTGGAGAGGGTATAGGAGATTTCTCTCTGCTTACGCTCAGGAGCCTTGGGATCATCTGGGCCGGGCTGGACCACGAGACTCAGCTCCAGACCGACGACGTAGTCTGCCACGGGGTAAGGAGTCTTACCAGATTCCGCAGAAGGATTCATCAGGTCTACCATCTTCGTATAGATGTCCTTGGCGAGCTTCATTACCTTGAATTTACCGACCAGCTCCGGCTGATTCTTGTCTTCGAGGATCTGGACGAGAACCCACTGGGTCTCATTCTTCTGGAAGATCTCACGGGAGCGTTCCTTCTTCTCCTCGTCATCGGAGTACCAAAGACTCTTCCACGCCTTGAAGATAGGACAGTTCTTGTCTCCGATACTCAGGGAAGAGAAGACAGGACGAGAACCGTCAACAGAACGCAACCAGTACTGAGCCTGTGGAACGATAGTGTCCTTGGGAGACAGGGGGTTAAGGATGATTCGTACCTTGGAACGGTATACACCATCTTCCGAAGTAGCGAATTTAGGATTGGGCTTGTAGATGGTAGGGTCTACAAACGAATTGCTCTTGGGTTCATTGAAAACGGAGAGCTGCGAGGGGTCGAAACCCAGGATGTCATCAATTTGACTCATAATTGTTAAATAAATTGTTAAAAAATATAGCGGGAGAGATAGGGGTTGAACCTATGACCTCCGGATTAACAGTCCGGCGCTTCTAACCAACTGAGCTACTCTCCCCTTAATGGCTCTATGCAATAGCGCTTTGCTCTATATATAATATCACCAATACGCGCGTAAATGTTACCCCTGTAATACTGAAGCCAGAAATTTTCTTTGCTCCTCGGCCAGAGCTTGGAGCTCCTCCACCGAACTACCCTCTCCGAGGAATAGGTTATTGGAGTGGTCATCCGAGTCCGGGGTAGGTGCTAAGCACAGGTGTAGGCTGTACCAATCATGCTCCCATCCCGGTTTGGTACTCTTGCTATGACTGATAGCCATATATAGAAGAGGTCTACCCAGACTGTTGTATAGAGGGGCCGAGTACTCCTCGAGCAGGTAGTCGGGTGCTTTACTTGATGCCGTTAGCGACCATTGTAGAGTTGCCATTAGTTCTTGTCAATCCAGTTCACAAACACATAGGCGAGGTAGAAGATGGAAGCCACTCCAGCGAGCTCGATAGCTGCTCCGAGGAACTGCTTGAGAGCACTGATGTTTTCATCCATCCCTGGGTTACAGGCAATCACTATGGCCATAAGGATCACGAGGATGACTGCTACGTAGACCGAGATCTCTTTATTCGAAATTTTCTTATCCATTTTTGTTCCTGTTGTTGTCTTATTACAACTATATATCGTAATGAGCTTGGATTTTTTTACAGGTGCTGAGAAATTTCAGAGAAAAACTTCCTGTGAAACAAGAAAAACCACATTTTATAGTCATTTTCCTAAAGCCCGGAGGGACGATCAAACTTAAACATAGCTTATTTCGCATTTTAAGGCGCGTCTATGCGCTTCAAATATCAAAATGGACCATTAGTATAGGTCGCACTGAGATCGCGCGTCCTGGCGCGATTATGTGAGCCGCACTGTTTTGGTGCTATTATTTATGACCCTTCAATGCTCTCAACAAATACTCCAATCCGAAAAATACCATAGTACTAAGGATGCAAATAGCAAATACCTTGTGGGGATTATAGGTGGCCTGGAAGGAGATAGATAGGACGGTATATCCAACCAGCCACAGGAGGATGAATAGTTTACGTAGTCCCATAAGTTATCGGATTGGAGGGGTTGGAGCCGTCTTCATGAGCGAGGGGATCACAATGGTGTTCCAGTAGACGGGACTGAAACGATTTGCAGTGTCCACTACTTCGGTCTGTTGGGTTGTTTGCTCTGTAGGTCGAGTCACCACCAGTAGCACGGTTAAGGATATTACCGCGAGCACGAAGATCAGGAAGGTTGGCCCGAAGGCATCTAAGTCTTTTATTCTCATATGCTTTAGTATTTGTGGATATAGATGGGAAATTTTGGAGTCGATTTTACAGTCCGAAAAAGAGGTCGAAAAGTAGGTCATTTTTGGTACATCAAAAAGTGCGTTTGCGCGCGGTTGACCTCGAAGACCAAAAAGTGCGTTTGCGCGCGGTTTGGGTGGGTCGGAATTTGGGGGTCAAAATAGGGTTGATTTTTAGGGTCCAAAATTAGGGTCGAAAAATGACCCAAAAAAGAGGTCGATTTTGAGGCCAAAAAAACGCCTTAATTTCTATATTTTTTTCTTATAAGGAAATTTCAGTTCGAAAAATTGCGCTCAAACCGTTAGTCCCAGTGCGTTTGCGCGCGGTTTTGGCCATTTTGCGCATTTTTGCGCATTTTTGGCCCCATTTTTTGTGCTGATTTTTGCTGCATTTTCCGGCCATTTTTGAGCTCCTTTTTTGACCTATTTTGACGGCCAAAAAACAAGCGATTTTTGGCCTCTGTCAGCAGTCCACCTTGCCCCCTGAAAATCACACCATAAAATCGCTCAACTCGGGGGTCCAAAAAATCAGCCTAAAATCACCTACTTTTTGAGCTCGATTTGGGGCCGGTCAGCATGAGCTAATTTGGGCTTTTTGACCCACTCCGGATGAACCAGAATGACCGCTGCCATAATAGCTATAATGGATATTACTGGTCCGATAAAGTAGACGAAAAACTCAAAATCTACCTTGATGGTGTTGTAGTTAAAATCTCCGTTCATGCAAATATATAGGAGGGTCACGTAGCTAATTTTCAATATATGCGACCATAAATAATAGCTCCAAAACCCTATGGCTCACATAATCGCTCCCTATGCGCCTCAAATCAGGTCACCTATACATTTATATTAAAAAGATATTTGAGCGCAGTAGGACGCGATTATGAGCCAAATAGACTATGTTATAGATGGTAGCACCCATCTGACTTTTGGGAAAGCGCTTAAAAATGATGAAAATGGTGATTTTTACACAAAAAATAGGGAGACATTCTCCACAGGAGCGAAGCTTCCTATTTGAAAACAAATAGGGAGACATTCTCATGCCCCCCTATCCAATAAAGGATTCATCTTCGACCGCTTGTCTCCAATGAAAGGTTTTATTTTCTAAAATTTTTGAAATTCTTCAGATAGTCAATATACTCACTGAGCCACACGAGACTGGCATCGACCCACGTGAGTACATACCTCGTAATCTCGTTATTGGCCTTGGTAATGACCTCAGGAAGGTACTTCGTCAGAATCCCCTCCTTTTTATAATCATAGGGACGATGCTTCCTCACCTCGATGAAGTCGTGTTCTTGGTATCTGGTTCCGAGTTCTCGGCGTATTGGCATATTACTCTAAATTAACATTTTCACTGGTTATATCAGGGATCTTCTTCATCAGCTGTTTGGGAATGGAAGCAAGACCCTGGGCAATAGGTTGGGTATAGACATTGGTAGAGGCAGCCTGACGGATGACCTCTAACGCATTCTGTATGAGGTTCATACAGTCTACTACCACGTCCCCGTAGGCAGCCTTATGACTCGACCCTCCGAGGTCAATGCCATCGGAGTGAATATGAATCTCCCGTCGGGGTTCGCCATTGCCTATGCGGATATCCCCTTTCCCGTCGATCTGGATAGTACTGCTCCCGGATCGGAGTATCCATCCTTCCCCATCGGAGAATTTAAGAGTGGCCCAGCCCTTACCCGTCTCCCTATGACAGAGGATCTCCACCTCTTCCCCAGTGAGGTCCATGTCCCGGTACTGGTCTTTCTTGAACCAGAAGTAGACCGCGGAGTTACCTTTCATATCCAGTATCCATACCTCGTCAAAGACCTCCGGCATACTATACTGACCAGTGTTCCCGGTGAAAAAAGGCTTCGCCCAGGGAAGGTGGTCCTTATCACTCATAGAGAAGAGCCCTGGGGAATCCACCCGGATCTCCCCATTCTCCCCTAATTCAATGACCCTTCCGGGTCGTAGGTTGGCAGTGGCTAGTACCATCTTAATTATTTCCAGTATACCCGGATCTCTCCGTGATTTTCCTCTCTTCCACATCGGTACCGGTATCAACAGTCCACTGAGGCTTGGTGATGACGGAGGAAAGGGGGGTGATAGAGGGGTAGTTAAATACCGGCATAACACTCTCCACCTCGAGGTCAAAAGTAATCATCCGGTCTTTATTGTCTGAGGTAGTCCCGTCCAGCTCCGTGAGGTGTTCCCCATCGACCTGTTCGGGGATCTTATAGCTCACCGGGATCTCCTGACCCAGGTACATGAAGCTAAAAGTACGGATAAAAGCCAGTTTGGTCATCATATGCTGGGTCAGCTCCAGGACATCGCGGAAATTGGGTACGACATACTTCACCGAAACCGATATAGTATGTGGCATCCTTCTCATCTCAGCACTATAAGACCTCAGACCATCTTCGTCGTCGATCTGAAAGACCCCTCGGGCATAGGGGTTAGTCATCTGATCAGGGAGCAGGGAGATAGCTCCGGCAGTGACGACCGCCCTGGGGACGGTCATATACAGGGCATCTTCGTTAGTCTGCTCGGTGAGGTTCTGAATCTGACTGTGGTGCTTCCTCAGTATCCAGAAGGTATCATCCCCGGTATGGATCATCATATGGTCGATGCTCTCCCCGCGGATGGTCATATCCTCCTGAAGCTTCCTCATAAGCCCTTTGAGGAGCTTACTGAAGAACAGGTCCTGGTTATTACAGTCTACCTTACCGAGTCGGAGGTCGTTGATGTTTGCCATTTTTTGTTATTTACTACACGGTCTTAGGTTGGAAGAAATAATCCACGGCTCTGGTATTCTCTGCCCATTCCTTGATCTCGTCGAACTCCCTATCGGCCTGTTCGGAGAAACTGGAGTAGTTGATAGATACCCCACCGGGGAGCTTGAACTCATACGTCCCGTAGATGGTGTTAAGAGCCCTGCGGCAGAAAGCCACGCAGAGACGGAAAAAGTAGTAGGAGTTATACAGGTCCTGGATACGACATCTCACATAACAGTGGATGACGAGGTCGGACCTACCCAGAGCTCCGAGGAGCACCAGCTTACTGGAGAACTCGTTGAAATTGTAGGTGATAGGAGGATTGAAGTTCTGGTTGAAGGTATCCACCTCCCACATAGTCATCACCGCATCCTCCATCTTCCATTGGTTCTGGGTAGTGCCAAAAGATCCTATGCCACCCCCTCCCATAGAGTAACTGGAGAGGAGTAGTCGCTCTACACCAAAGTCTCCCAGAGCCCCCACGCGGAGGTTATCCTGAAGCTTATGACAGCCCAGGACCGACATGATCTGTGGAGGAAGCTGGATAATCTTGTTCATACCATTCCCCTTGCAGATCTCGGCGTTCTTGATGAGATACATGCGCTCTTCGACTGCCTGATCGACATTAGCCCAGAACCACCCCGCGGCCTGTATGATGAACTCAGGAATCCTATCTACAGGCACGGGGAAGGGTAGGGCACAGCTCTGGGTAACCTCGGCTTGTATCCTACTAATGAATTGGGCGTCGATATTATCTTCTATCTCTGGAGTCCACATTATTCCACATCATCAGTGCGATATCTCATATAAGGCAGTTCGGGGTGCTTGAGGTCATTATTATACTTCAGTTGGTATAGGCCCTTGCTCTTGAAGAAATTGATGATGGTCTCATTCACATCAGTCTGACCCCAAGCCAACGAATCGCCGTTAGCCACCTTATAGTTATACCTATTCCACTCCCGGTAGTTACCACCAGTGTGATTAGTATACCACACCTTATAGGTCTTTTCGTCCATCCGGAGGATAAAGTGACAGAGTTCATTGCGCCAATCTGCCTTCCTCTCGGTATGAAAGCTAATGATGAAGTAGTAATCCCCTACGGTAGCCTCCCTCATATTCTCTTCTACACGGATGCTTTTTATCTCAAATTGACCATCAGCAGTCCAGTGCACGAGAGATTTTTTCTGGAGGTACTCGAAGAGCTCGAGGAGGAGACCTCCATATTTCTTTACGTATTTCTTGGAGGCTTTATCTGCCCCTTGGGGTTCGGGTAGAAACGATAGACGTTCTCCAATGGAGCGAGTCCCTGACAGGGGGCTTTCTGTTATTACACTTAAAATACTTCGCATTATTCTCGTTTATTAAAATCATATACTTCCACCACCACTCCGGGATCGATGAATGTACATATATCGAACAAATGTTCGCGAATTTCATCCTCCTTCTCCCTTCGGGTCTGCCAGAGGATAGTTACCGGATTGATCGAGTAGGCTCCATTCTCCCGTTTCCGATCCACCAGCACGCGGAAAAGCTGGTCAAAAGATTTCCTTGTTTTCTCCACCGTCTGTTCGGGACATTCGAGGTTCTTGAGGTAAGCATCGGCATGGGTATTGACAAACTCCTCTATCTCTTCCTTGGTGACGGTCTTCCTCTTCACGAACTCGGAACAGTCTTCCATAAACCGGTCGATATCGAGGTGGAGGAGGTTCTCCTCCTTGTTAAAGAGGATGTTGGACAGGACTCGTAGTCGTTGGACCGCACTGAAGTTATAGGTTCCGTTCTTATTACGACAGAAAGTGAAGAATTTTTTGGAGTCCTCCAGATCATACCTCTTCGTGAGACTGAGAAGGATAGGAACGACCTTGTCAAAGACCTCGAGGTCCTTACCTCTCATGATCCCCTCGTCGTCTACTCCCCAGCGTTTCCCGATGAGGATCTCCCTTCTCCCTCCGATGACCTCGGCGAAATCGACCAGGTTGGTCTCATTGACTTCATCCAGGAGCTCGGTGACCAGCTCGTGCTGCTCCCCACGGAGTTTGGAGATCATATTGCGACAGACATCCTCCACATCGGTGAAGATACCAGTGTCCTCCACGGGGAACTCCACCATAGGCTGACAGCTGACGGTATAGCCATAACACCTCATCCCTTGGATAAGGACCGGGAGCTGCTCGGAGTATCTTCTATACTTTCTCTCGAACGACACCAGCTTATAACAGGTATCGTCAATGACATACTTACTCTCCTTGGTATCCCAGATGATAAAGGGGGAGTCACTGATGATCCCGTTGATAAGGGGGTTGTAAGACTTTCCGTATTCCCCTTTCTGGATATCCGCGTTGACGATAGCGAGGATGGCTTCATTAGCCATTCTCTCCGTCTCCATCTCCTCGAAACTGAGGGGTTCACACTTCCCGAGGTTCTTGGGATTCCCTTCCCCATCGACCTTGGATACAAAGAGCTTGATATGGAGGTCGTTATTGCGGATTCGGTTAGCCCACTGGTCGATCTCCTGGGCCATATATTCCTCGGAGAAATAGACCTTGAACTGGTACTTATCCCGGATATCGACCCCCACGGAGAGGTAAGAGGTACACATGAGTATCTCGAGGTCGTTGATGGTAGCCTCTTGGTTGATCTCATCCATCCATTCACTACCTACCTGAGACCTCTTATAGTATTTCAGTCGCACCGGTTCGACTCGGTTATGGTCGTAGAGGAGGAAGTAATTGACTGCTGCTTCGACCTTCTGAGCAAAGGTCGTCCCTCGGTTCGTGGGGAAGATCACCCTATGTCCCTCGGTGATGTCCCTGGCGATATGACGGGCGATATAATAAAGTAGGTTCTTCTGGTCGGCGACCGTAATCACGTCGAATGTCTTCTTACGACTCTCCTCCTTGATCACGTGGATATGACGGATACCGGGGAAGAAAAGGAACTCCCCGGAAGGGGTTCCCGAGAGGAGGATAGTAGTCACCTCTATACTACGGATAAGACTGACTACATCCTTCATCACCGATCGGTACTCACTTAGGAAGAGGAGGTGGCTCTCGTCGATGACTATGTAGTCGAACCCGGCCATAGAGATCTCCGAGGCCGTCAGACGAGAGAACTTATCCAGGGTGAGGACGACGCGGTCAGAGTCTTGGATATTGACCTTCTTCGACCCGTAGGAGTACTCCCAGCCCTCTTCCTGTTCTACCTTAGACTTGATAGTAGAGGTATAAGGCATCACCATAAGGATACGGGATTTCTTAGCCAGTCTCTTGATCATCTCCGTCTTACCCAGACCGGGACCAGCGTCGATGAGGTTGAGGTGGGCGAGGTTACCCTCAATATCTGGGAGGATATCCCCTAAGAACTGGTCCTTGGTGATATTGAAGGTGATCGTCTCCGTGACCCCGAGGTGGTTGGGATCAGCGATCTTAGAGGAAATTTCCATAATCTCCTCCTCATCAGCGCCTTCGAGGACGATATGGAAGCCGTGGTCGGTATTGAGCTTCTCAATAGCCCACTTGTTAGCCGGTTTCTTGTGATTGCGAGCGGTATTACAAATACCCACCAGTTCGTGGAGGGGGGTGTTACTACAGACCTTCTGGAGATAGCGTAAGCCCTCCTCGTACCCATAGAGGTTCACGAGGGTATTGGCAAACTTCCATCGATCCCCGTGTTTATATTTCCCTGGATGGACCTCCCCGGGAGTTATAGCTTCTGCCCGGGCGTGGAAGACCTCCTCGTACAGGATAAGATCATCATGCTTACTGAGGAATTTCTCCAGATGCTCATCTCCCCAGCTCCCACTATAGTCAAAACCCACGTGGATAAAATCCTTGTAGAACTTAGTGGAGAAGAGGGGACGGGGATCGGCTGTGATGAAGACCCCCTGTTGGGGGCGGCACATGGACCAGTCAAGCCACGAGATGAGGTTCTCAGCGCTATAGCCGTGTTCGATGAGGTGGTCTCTGATGGCCATATAGACCATGCCCGTCTTGTGGTGGAAGTTGGCGTTGAAAAGGACCTTTTTGTCCAGGTTCTCATCCACTTCTATACAAGTGTAGATATGTACCCCACTACCCGACGACGAGAGGACGGAGGCCATAAACCAGGGACAGTGCTGGAGCCTACGGAACGCCTCCTCCTTGATGAGGGTAGCCACTACCGGATCCTTACAGTCGATGTCAATGACCTGAAAGCCCGACCACGCGTCATAGGCCTCGTCCCCCACAGGACGGACCTCTCCAGCACTACCGAAGACGACACTACGACGGATCTTGTTGACGCCTTCGTTGACTCGACCGATGACATCCCGGTAGAGTCTCTCCCCAGTGACCTTTTCGCCTCTGGAGGAAGACTTATTGTTCATCACAAACAGATCGACCTCCCGGAGTCGGTCGAGGAACTTATCCAGATCTGACTCCGAGAGGTCGGTGACCAGGCTATGGGTAAATTTCTCCTTGGCATACTTCTTCTTCCAGCTGTTGTTGTAATCCACGCTGATGACACTGAACTTGCTTAATACCGAGGAGATCTTTACCTTGCCTTCCATTAGAATCCTTTATTTTTTAGATAGGTTTTGACTAAATTTTTACTGTGTGGGGTGGCCACGTTCGTAGCCCACCACTTTACGTAGGAGGGGTCTTTTTCAAATACCTCCTCGACTAAATAATCTCTGTGCTTGCCGATGTTAAAGTATAAATTGCCATCCCCACGACGGATAATCGACCCTTCGGGGCTCACCATCTCATTGAATTCCAAGGAGTTAAGCTCGTCCCAGGAAATTTTTTCCAGCTGTTTGATGAGCACCGTGGCGGTGGCTTTCACGTCACTGAGGCTGTCGTGGGCTCGCAGGCCACACTCCTCCATCGTCTTACCCATGTACTTCTTGAACACATCCCCCAGATGACAGGGATTGAGGTGTTTCTCAATGAGGTACACGTCGTAGAACTTACGGTTCATATCCAGCTCCTTACCCAGTCGGAGGTACTCCATATAGAGGAGTTGGATGTCAAAGGAGTTGCTGTTGTAGCCAGCTATATCCGCGTCTCGAATTATATTATCAAACTCTTCTATGACCTCTGTGAGGTACTTACCGGAATTTTCTACCATTTCCTTGGTGATTCCGTGGACCTCCTCCGCCCCAGCTGACATCTCCCATTCCCCCGAGGGACGGATGATATAGTCAAATCTGGCCGTCGGCTTCATCGTCTCGCGGTCAAATCTCATGGCGCTGAGCTGGATGATTCGGTCGTGCTGTTTGTTAAGACCTGTCGTCTCACAATCTAAAAATACTATGGGTCGCATTTAGGCAATCGTTCGTAAGTAGTTAATAATTCTTGTTTTCTGTTGGGAGATGCGTGAGGAGGTGACCTGATACTTCACCACCAGACCCTTTACCCCGAGCTCGGGGTGACCGTCCAAGCCAAAGTAATCGCAGAGGAAGTCGTAGTCCTTGAGGTTGAAGGTCTTCAGATGGTCGAGGAGGTCTCTTACCTCATGTCTCTGCTCGGTACATAGGTCACCCTGGTCACGACCGGGGAGCTCCCCTATACTTATACAGTTCCTTCTGCTCTCCTGCCCCTCCTTGCTCTTGAGGTAGTTAATGATGGCGAACTTAGCCCGGTGGAAAGCAAACTTCCCCAGGTCCTGGCGGCTCTTTTCCCATACTTTTAGTCCTCGGATGACCCCTTCCCAGGCTACCCCTTCGAGGTCTTCTACCTCTCCGGCCCAGGTGAATCGTCTCACGGCATTTTGGACCGATCGGTCCAGGGTATTGTAGGTTTTTAGGTCCATATTAGATTTCCTCTGCTTCCTCCACTCTATCTATCCACTCAAAACAGCGATCGGAGGAGAGTTCATCCAACAGTCGCTCGAGGTACTGTTCATATTCGGTGAGGGTCATATATACCATCAGACCATCGTCGGTAATAAGGCAATCAGGATCCTCCGGGGTAGGCCAGGGTCTTACTCTTTCAATGGGGTACGTTCCGAAGTTTTTTCCTCGCACGTAGAAAGAAGGGGACTTATCTGTACTGATGTGTAGGTCAATACCCCCGAAGTAGAAGGTAAGGTCAATACTTCCGTATTTGGTGAAAGCATTCACACCAAAAGTCTCATCGACTTGATACTTTTTATCAAAACTACTATCAAACCCCCACTGCTGGACCGCATAGGTGAGGATCTCGTGGATGCGTAGTCGTAGTTGGTTATAAGTGCTCATTATTTTACCTTAATTCCTAATTTTTCATGAAGCCAGGTGGCCTCCTTCCAATTCTTCTCAAACCACTCGGGGACTTCCTTCTCCATCTTGTGGATGAGGTTACGGGCTTCCCCGGTGATGTCATTAGCCAGCTGCATATTGAACCACGCAAAGGCTACGTGACTCGATCCTCCGTACATAGAGTTCCCGAGGAGCTTACAGGCCTGTTCGTAACTGGAGTAGTAGAGGACCTCGTCTTCCAATATAGATCGGATTTCCTGGAGGTTTTTTACATCAATATCCCTGGTACAAGTGATATTCAGACCGAGTTTCTTCAGGTCTTCCACTACCCTCTCGGAGTATTTCTGTTCCTTGGGGGTATGGCCCTCCATCAACTGGATGACATCGTCTAAGACGGTCGCCTCCATCTCCTTTCCGAGGTACTTACCCACGTTACGGTTAGCCTTGAGCTGCTTCTGAATGGCCTTGAAAGCATACTCCTTATCGTTCTTATATACCGACCCGTTGACGGAGACGAAGTAGTTGGGGTCCTTGCGGAAATCCTCCAGATCCTTCTCCGTAAATACCCCTTCGCCGGTACTCCCGAGGTAGTTCTCAATGGAGAGGTTACAGGTGATGATGGTAGAGGGATACAGGGACGCGAAGTCATTACAGGTCACGAACAGGTGCTTACCCGGGGAGGGCTGTCGGACATAGGCTCCAACCAACTCCCCTCGCTCTCCGGAGAACCGGGATGGGGGGACGACCTTGATACCGTGTTCGAAGAAATAGTTGAAGAATAGGGCTTCACTCAACTGGATCTTCGACTGACTGGCCGAGGCCTTGATACCACAGTACAGGGCCTGGGAGTAGAGGCTGTTGAGAGTCCCGAAGCAATGACTGATCATCTGCACGAGGACCGAGTCGATAGCATTGTAGAACACGTACCTCGTATAGTCAGAGTTATAGAGGTCCTGGAGGTCTCCATCATACTTGATTTTGTTGGCCTTCACCGGAGACTCACTGGCAATATAGTCCAGGGAAAGGGACTCCTTCTGGGGCATCACCATCATATCAAACTGACCGATAATGTCCATCATGTCTAAGATCCACGTGTGGTTGGGGCAGGGTAGGTCGATATTTCCGTCCCTCAGGTCCACGTACCTCATACGACTCATCGACCCGTCCACCGAGCACTTACTAAAGCGTATATCGGGGTAGTAGAGCTTACAACGGTTGGTGATGTACTGCCAGTCGAAGCCAATACTGTTCCACCCCCCGAGGACTGGTACTTTGCTTACCACATCGCCGAGGAAAAACTCCAGCATATCTCTCTCGGAGTCAAACTGGATATAGCGGAAAGATGGGGTGGGTAACTTCATCTTCTTGAAGTACTCGGAGGAACTGATCCACCCATCGAACTGTTCTTGGAGGCCTTCTTGGTCTTCCAATGGTCGCGTTCCGAGGACCATCGTATGCAGTTCGGGGCTTACCACGGAGATGGTATATATGGGATATTTGGCTTGCGAGGGATGGGGAAACTCCTCCTTATTGACCTCTACCTCGATGTCAAAGACGTACATCTTAGGGTTGTACTTAGCATGTACCAGAGCTTGTTCCGAGGGGGGTAGTTCCCGGAGGAAATTGAGGATATCTACCTTCGTTGGGGAGTCAGTATAAGCCATCTTACAAGGCTTTCCGTTCCAGTTGGTGTAGTTACCGGTCGGATCCTCGATATAAGTCTTAAATCGGGACACGTTATATTCCTTGATCTGCTTCCCTCCGGTCTTGGTGACGTAGGAGACTGAGAGCTTCCCTCGTCGTCGGTTGAAGTAATAGTCTAATATCATATGCTTTAGCGTATGCGAGGTACTTTAGTGCCTTTCATTTTAATTTTACGGTACAAAAGCCCCAGTACCCCTACGGTGAGGAGTACCAGGACCTGTATAAATCTGAAAAAGAGTCTTACCATTTATGGTGATTCACAATTTTTCTTGCCATTCGGTGGAGGTGGTAGATAACTTGATCTTGGGAGTACTCGACGGGGTTACCGTCAAAGGCCAGGATAAAATGCCCCGGGTTATTGGGACTCTTGATGATCTCGATTACGTCTCCGGTAGTGAGCACGTCGGCATCACTATAAGCCTTCTCATACCAGTCAAAGTCATAAGCTACCTCGAAACTGTTGTAGTTTTCCTCATCGCAGTAGATAATGTCATCGAGGATGGGTAGGCCTTCTGCGGTGATGTCCAACTTACTCAGGAAGGCTTCGACACTCTCCTTACCCTTGAGTACCGGGATCTCAAACCACAGATGGTTGAATAGTACCTTGGCTTCGAGGTGGAGGTTGGAGAGGACTTCATCTTCTTCTACTCGGAACCGAAGGTATCTCCTCTTACCCTCTACCATTACGCGTATCGTGGCTTCGTTCATGTGCCCGACTGTTCTCCACCGCAGGTGGCGAGCTGCGTCAGAAGCTTTCCAATTAATTTTCGTTGCCATATTCATGATGGTGCACTATGCTTTAGCTTAGTTCTGTTGTTGTTATGTAGATATATCAAAAGGTGGATGGAGATTTTTACTGTCACCATAAGAATTTATGAATTTGGGTGGGTTTGGAGGAGTTGGGATGGTAGGATGGATCGTGGAATAGGTCTATACGGCTCATAATCGCACCCTACTGCGCTTAAATATCTTTTCTGACCATTTGTATAGGTGGTCACATTTGAGTGCGTTATATCGCGTTTATGTGAGCCACAATTTAGATACTCAAAACACCCCTAAAAATGAGCACCCAAAAAGTGCGTTTGCGCGCGGTTTGGATGGGTCGGAAAATAGCGTCATTTTGGAGTTCAATTTTAGGGTCCAAATTTAGGGTCGAAAAATGACTCAAAAAAGAGACCGATTTTGGCGCTCAAAAAGCGCCTTAATTTCTATATTTTTTTCTTATAAGGAAATTTCAGTTCGAAAAATTGCGCTCAAACCGTTAGTCCGCGGTTTTGGCCATTTTGCGCATTTTTGCGCATTTTTGGCCTTGATTTTTGCGTTGATTTTGAGGGTCATTTTGAGGCCTCAAAACAGCCTATTTTTAGCCCCGAAAATGACCCCTAAAATCAGCCACTTTTTGAGCCCTCCAACCAGTCCACCTTACCCCCTAAAAATCGCGCTGCAAAACAGCTCAACTCACCCTCCAAAAAATACCCCCAAAATCACCATCAAAATGAGCTCAGGTTTCCAACCCAGCGCAAATTTATTTGAGCTTCGACCTTACGGTCTCACACAACCATATTGACCCTGTTTTTGAGTCCCACAGGGTATACCCCACGACCGATGACGAGCTACTTCGGTAAGTTCTCAAATCCCGAGCCATTTTCAACACATTTTCATCTATTTTTAGCAAAAACTGCTTTTTTTCTTAAAGTCCGGAGGGACGATCAAATGCAGACATAGCTTATTTCGCACATAATCGCGCCAGGACGCGCGATCTCCCTGCGAGTAATATATTTGTATAGGCAGCATGATTTGAGCGCAGTAGGGCGCGATTATGCAATTCATAAAAAATTTAAGGAAATATGTATACATAAAAAAAGGACCACCTTGCGGTAGTCCTTGAATTTTTATGGTGGAGCTAAGGTTCTCCGTAGGAGTACGCTGATCCCTTGGATCAGGGTTCTATGAGCCCCAAAATCTTGGTTTCCTTGATGCCAACCACGTCTCCGTAGTCGATAGCCTTGATGCCTTCTTCGAGACTATGGGCAGCGACATAGCACTTACTCTTGGAGGTCTTGGTGCGAGGGTTACCCTTCTTGTCCAGTCCGAGGTCTTCGACTTCTTCCACACTCACCTCATAGATCTTCGTCTCGGGGTCGATCTCCCCAACAAAAGGAGCTTCCTTATGACTCAGGGTAATGACCCCTTCGATCCCGTAGTTACGAAGTTCCTTGGTACATAAGGCTTCGGCCTCGGTAAAGGTCACCGCATCGACGAGGTACTGTTCCTTGTGGGGTTTGTCCTCGGCATTAACTATTACTGTTGCTAAAAAGTACATATTTCTTTATATTTTAATGTTTTTGTTCGGTAGGTAATCGTCCACCCAATCGAGTGAGGGCTCTTCCCCATTTAGCAGGTCCTCCACGGCCTTGCGGAACTTATCATCCCGGAGACACTCGAGAAGGAGGTATTTGAACTGATACGTATCCATTACACAATGGAGTCAAAAATCTCGTCCAACGAAAGGTTCTCCGGAGCGAGGAGCTTGTAGTTGACCTTGATCTCATTTACATCGCAGCGCTTCAGGTCGTATTTGACCATCTGGGTGAGTAGGGGTTCTGGGATAGTCTCCTCACTGATCCACACGAGGGTCTTGTTATAGTCTAACATCTCCCTTACGGCCTCGGGTCGGGTTTGGAAGTAATCGATTCCAGCAATCTCCTCCGCTATCTCATCAAAGCGATGGAAAAAGTTTTTACGATAGTCACCGATGATGGCCTCGTAGTACTTTTTGGAGAACCCGTACATCCTACCTTTTTTCTCTACCCTCACCACCGGTTTGATATTGTCTCCGGCATCCCCACAAAGGATTTTCTCCGTGACGATCTCAAAGGGGTTGATATAGGTGACCTTATCACAGCACCTCTCTATATTCTCCGTGTGGACGACCTCAAAACCCATGAAGTCTTCGAGACCCTCTTTCTTAGCCGATTCAGGGAGGACCAACCCGGCCTTGTCATTGTACCACGCGGTAAACCTCCCCCCGTCGATCTGAACGAGCTGTTGGAGGTCTCGGTCACTCGACCAGATAAGGGCATCGTCTCCGGAGGCATTGACCTTCCTCGACCAGTACCACATCCAGTCGTCCCCCTCGATTCGGTATTCTTTGGAGGTGGTCATATAGTTCGAACAGGTGTTGAAAAACTCCTCGAAGGTCTTGTATACATAGGGGAAGTCCAGCTCACTCTTGGTCTTAGATCGGTTTCCCTTGTATTTGACGTCACCCAATCGGGGGGGCACGGGGAGTTCTTTTCTCCAGCTACCCCCATCGGCCACCAGCACGATATTGGTGATGGGAAACTTATACAACATCCCCGCGATAGACCGGGCGAGGAGTTCCTTGAAGTTCTTGGCAGACATCTCCTTCACTGCTTCCGGAGCATCCACATTCATTCCTTTTCCCAGGGCATACACCCTGCTGACCATTAACCAGTTGCCATCAATAAGCAGTACCATTTTTGATTTTATCCCAATACAGTTTGTTATACATTCCAAAAGAGCCGGTCCATTTGAAGGTCTTTCCTTCGTATTCAAATACCAGCCCTTCGAATATATTATCAAGAGTAGGGACGGAATAGTTAGGTATAGAGGCCATTTCCTCCATCATCCCGTAACCCTTACCCAGGGTACTGTGGGCGTGTTCCTTGAGGTAGGAGCCAATACGCGTGACGATCTCCCGGACCGGGGTCGTACACTCGATGAACAGACTACCCAGTTTCTTGTCCAGGGCTCCGATGACCTCGGGGCTCTTGGAGAGGTCTTTGATCTCCTTGAGGGAAGCGTTCTTATCCCCGATCATACGACGGAACATCAGCTCCTTTACTATGGGGAGCTCGTCATACAATAAGATATTATTATCCCAATGACGGTCGAACTCCTCCCGGTAAATCTCCTCAAAGGTTTTGTTATAGTCAAGATTAGTTGGGCTAATACGATCCACCATACCTTCAATGACATTCATATCCACTCCACAGACTCGTACCTGGTGGCCAACCACAAACTCTTTTGGCCAGGGGAACGACTCGACCTTCAATGGGATGCTGTCCACGCCAGTGGCTGTTTTAACATCAAAAGTAATGGCATGAACAGCAAAGAAAGGGGCATCGTATTTGATGATATTGGTAATGTCCTTGTAGACGATGTCCCCAATGACTCGAATCTCCCCGCCACCGGTTTTTTGGAGCAATTCTTGAACAGTAAGGAGTAGGTAAGGTTGGTTGATGAGGTTATAGGCTATCCAGAAGGCAATACCAGCATCCCTACCGGCATACTCCGACATAATCGCCGTTCCATCAAGACCCCCTCGGTCGATATGAGCCTTATTACGGATGAGGTGGAATTTCTTCGTCGTCTCGTTGAAACGGAACTGTACTCCGAAACCATCGATCTTTTCCGTATAAAGCCCGTTTCGTACCATCTTCTTCAGGTCCGCCGGGGTCAGGGTGACATCCTCCCAGGGATGCTTCATGTGTCCGCTTAATCCTCCCATGTTATTTTAATCTTTCTACTACGTCCATAGCAAAGGTGATCTTATCCAATTCCCCCATTACCTCGTCGAGGATGTCTGGGTTGCCGTTGGGGATATACATATCATGTAGATCAAAGGCCTTAATGTTCTTACTCGTGGTATCAAACGTGATTTTTACCGTGAACATAAGGGGGTGGGTAGACCGGATAGATGCTATGTCATAGTCACTGTCTACCGTAGACTCGATCTGGATACCGAGTTTCTTGAGGATTTCCCGGTACGGCTCCACGGGTTTTACAAACTGGTTATAGAAGTCCACACAGTACCCGAGGTACATAGTATCATTGTCCACATGAGTAGCTCCGATGAGTTCCACCTCCTCCGGGGTAAACTCGTGATCTTCCTCACGATAGTATAAACATACTTCTGATAATTGTTTTGCAGTCATAATGTTAATGTATTACTTTCTTTTGGCTCTATCATCATCCCAATAAATTCGGCACTCACCAGGGATATCATACACTTCCTTGTGTTGCTTGTAAGCAGTGGGTGGATCGAGACAAAGTCCTATCATCTGTCGGGATTCTCTCCTAAAAGCTCTATTATAGAGTCTCTTCATTGATGCTCTTGCTGACTCTGGATAACAAGCAATGAATACATATGGTTTTTTTCTTGACCGTGACATATTTCAATTCCCTTGGTTTATACTTATAGATATATAGGAATGCCTTCCTATTTTTTAACAACCAACCCCGGAGGAAATTAATCCCCCAGGGTCAGCCAACTAAACAAAATCTGCACGGCAGCTCTGCGCCACAGGCGTACATCAACATGAACAAGTGACTCCAGCAGGACTCGAACCTGCGGCCCGCGGGTTAAAAGCCCGCTGCTCTACCAACTGAGCTATAGAGTCGTGATGTAGGTATTTAGGATTCTCTTTGGTAACCTACACGCTGAGTATTAAAGCATACCGAGTAATAATTCCGGACTATTACTATCTCAACACCAACTATCCACTTATCCCCCTATGGATTGTGGACCAGTAGCCCTCAATAGGATTATGCTACACAGTACTCCCTATGGGATTTGCACCCATGTCTCCCCGTCGGGTGATGGCCTTGTGACCAGCCGCAAATTTGCGGATTCTAACTACTAAACTAAGGGAGTCCACCATATTTTTACTACGGGGAAGGCCCTCCCGCAACAAAATATGGAAAATATATCTATTCCCAACAGGGCTTCTCAAACTCTACCTCCACTCGACCGATATCATCCGTCCACATATACATTCGGGGGAGGATCTCCTCTTGGAATATCTTAATCTGCTGCTTCTTGAGAAAATCTCCAAAAAGAGCTGTCATCATCTTCTCCACCACGGGGTTAGCCGCAGGGATCTTGAAAGCCTCATCGATCTGGGTCTGTAGAGCCTTAATCTGGTCCTGGAGGGCGGCAATCTCTCGGTCTCGCTTTTCTACGGCGTATACCAGGGAGTTATGTGCGGAAATCACTCGGAGATGATCCTTCTTACGAATAGGACCCTTTACATCAAAGGTCGATATGGTTTTGAACTGCTCCATAAATTGGGAATTTTTTGTTTGTTAATTATACATCTATATATCGGACACCACCGCGTAAATTTTATACATCTCGAACCGATGGGGAAACTTTTTGTAGACATCGCTGACAATTTCGTCTAAGGACCAATCTATGGAATATCTACACCAGTCTCCACTACCCATCTTCCCCACCGCTATCTCGAAGTACTCCGGACGGAAATATACCCCTTCGGAGGCTAAGATATAGCGAATGGCAGAGATCTGGTCTCCAAAGGTTTTGTGAACTCCTTCAGGACTGTTCTTGTAGTCGAGTACTACCCGGTCTCCATAGGTGACGATAAACTTGCTCATGTCTATATATAACAAAAAGGGGTAGGTTTTTTACCTACCCCCTAAAGTTTACCCAAAAATCCCGTGGAGCCACCAGGCCAGGCTACCGACCACTCCCAGAGCAATCAGAGTACCGAGACCGAACATCCCGGCGTGGATATAATCGATCTTCTTATCAAGACGGATATACATCTCATCCGAGATACCGAAGAATCGGTCCAGCTTACGCTTCCAGTCATCGACGATGAACACATCCCCGTCCTTCATAGAAACCTTTTTCATCTTCTGGATCTTACCCATCTGGTTGACGCGGTAGTAAACTTCCGTGCCATCCTCCATCGTGATTTTCAGACCCTTACGACCGTCGGAGTACCTAACAAAAGTTACCCCGGTCTGGTTGACCCAGCTATAGTAAACCTCCTGATTAGGCTTGACTGCCTCAGGGTTGAGCTGGACTACCTTGATATCTTCCAGATTTTCAGGAACAAAGCCCTCGCGGGGTTTCCACGCGCCACCCTTTTCCAGAGCACCGGACCACTGTTCCACTACATACACATACTTACTCATATCTATAAATTCATTAAAATACCAAACAATATCCCTAATCCATCACACCAGAGGTCTTTCCGGTCTACCCTTCCTCCGGTGAAAGCATCGTACTTCTCCTTACCGTAGCCTATCCCGAGGGTGAGGATGATTGCAAATAACCAACCAAAAAGGAGCCAGAGGGCCTTGAAGAGGATGGCAGAGAAGATGACATGCAACAGACCATCAGTTCCGAGAGTCTTGTAGATCGTGATGGCTATTTGATCGATTTTTCGCATAGATTGGGGTTTATATATAAATAATCCAGTAGGTATATAAAAATTCACCCCCGACAAGCGAACCTGTCGAGGGTGGAATCCGTATTTACAAAGTAAATCCACTAGCCATTAGTAAGATAATCCTGGACGATGTCGGGAGCGGTTTCTACATACTCACTGTATTCGTCAAACTCATTGTTCATATCACTACAGTACTTCTCCAGAGCAGCGACGATGATACGCAGGGGAGCATTCTTGATCTTGCTGTACTCATCTACGGGCATATTCTCCAGCTTCGTGATGACCTTGGTGTTTTCATCAAAGACCTTCTCATATTCCTTGTGGAGGAGGTTAAGGACCTGAGCAGCAAAGAAGGAGGAGCCACCTTCATTCATATCGAGGTCAGCAGCCTCAGCAAAACCGGCAAATCGGTCGAGGACGATGATAAGGTCTTCGGCAGACTTCAGGTTGTTAGGCTGGAACTTGAACTTCTTACAGGCCTTGTCGAGGTCGGTGAACGCTTCGTACTCGCGGTACTCATCAGCAATATCCTCCATATCGTCATCAAAACCGAGAGAGGCGAGGAGAGCTTCTCCGGGGTTCTTGTCGGCGATCCAGTCAATGGAATCGGGGAGCTTGCTCTCAACAACAGTTGCTGGTTCCTGTGGTGTTGCCCCTTCAGGGGTGGTGCTCCCTTGGAGTGCCTCTTGGAGTGTTTCTTTCAAACTTTTCATATATAGATATCTATTTTTTTTTACTAATAGTGGTGGCTGATGTGGGACTCCAACCCTACAACCCTGTGCTTAGGACGCACTCGCTCTATGCAATTGAGCTAATCAGCCTTATAATCTTTAATAAATTGGATCGAAATAGTTGTCTATCACTTCCTGGGCTACATCAGTCCATTCACTGTATCGGTCAAATGCCGGACTGTTATAGTCGAAGTATAATTCAATAGCAGCAACTACTACGCGCAATGGAGCCTTCTTGAGGGCTTGGTAGTCATCCACCGAGATATTTCCCATTTTGACGAGTATCTTGGTGGGTTCATCCATTACATATTCATACTCTTCGTGGAGGAGGTTGAGGATATGAGCAGCTACGTAATCGTATCCGTCCTGGCCTCCGCGGAAGTCAAATTCATAAGCAAAGGCAACCCACTTATCCAACACGAGGAGGAGGTTTTCTGCTGACTTCAGATCATTAGGTTGGAACTTGAACTTCTTACAGGCTCTTACGAGGAAGTAATATTCGTAGTATTCCTTATATTCCTGTTCGACGTCATACAGTTCCCATCCCTTATAACCACGACGGGTGAGATAGGCCGTGACGGGATTCTTGTCAACGATCCAACTAATTTCTTCAGGAAATTTAGGTGACTTGCTCATAGGTCATTTTCTCATTAAAAATCAGGGTCGCGGGGAGTAAGGGTCCATTTGTACCCCTCTATGACTGGTTCTTAGACCTTAGCCGAACTCCCTTTGCGTGCCCTGTATTTATTATATAAGAATTTACACCAAAAATTTTACTCGCGGTAGCCGGAGAAAGTCTTGGTCTTGGGAAAAGCAGTCTGGAGCTTGGAGAGCTTGACTCGCTTCTTACCAACAGCCATCACCGTGACCTTATTTACCTTCGTGGTGTTGGTCAGGTCTCGCAGGTCGGGACAGTCGAGGAGCTCGAGTTCCTTGAGCACACCGGGGAGGTTAGCCAGAGTCGTGAGGCCCTTGGCCCCGTTGATCGTGAGCTTATCGACCTTGGCTCCGTCAGCAAAAAGACCTTCCAGCTGATTAAGAGTACAGTCAATAAGAGTGATCGTACCCTTCCACTTGGTGATATGGAGGTTGATGGGAGTGATATTCTTAAAGATGAGGTGACCCTCCCCCTCGATACCGTTGGGGGAGTAGGTCACTTTCTTGATACTTCCTCGGTTGTTCTTTTCCAACCAGTCTTTGTTGAGCTCGTTATCCAGAGCATCAAAGTCCGCGTCGAAAATACTTTCCGAGATAAATTGGTTCAATCCTTTCATCTTAGAAACGATTACGGTGACGACGGATAGACTCGCGGATGAGTCTCTCGCAACTGTCCTTGATCTCATCCAACCCTTCGGTGATCTTATTCACCGGGACGATGGTGGAGAAGTCAATAGACTCCCAGAAACGGCTTACTGCATCTGCAGAAGAGAAGTTATAGATCTGGGCCTTGCGCGCAATAGCTTCCTTGACCTCAGTGGATGCGAGGTTGTAGATAGGACGGATATTAGCTGGCATACCTTCGAGGTAGAGGGGCTCAGCAGCCTTTTTGGCCTCACGACCCAGGGTAGGCTTTTTAATCTCCGTGCTCTCCAGCATAGCGATGACGTCGAGGATCTGGTTGCGCTTGCTACTACCACTCTCGTTGATGAGTTGCTGGGTGTCTGCCTTGGTGGCTTCCATAATAGCGGGCTGGACCTTCTCGGTGAAGTACTGCTCGACCGTAGGGGTGTATTCTTCCACTACCCACTGCTGGAAAGCGTTGGCCAGGTCGTTCTTACACCAGTTTTCGATCACTGGGGTATACTCTTCCTTCATCCAACCCTCCATAACAGGGACAAATTCTTCCACCATCCACTTCTGAGTACCTTCGGCAATCATCTGAACGGTCTGTTCCTTAGCCTCGTTGATGCGGTCAGATACTTCCGTGAGGAGGTGTTCAGCGAAGTACTTGTCCAGTTCCTTGGTGTACTCTTCCTTGACCCACTTCTCGGTCGCTGTGGCGAGCGTATCTCGGTTTTCATTCATCTTACCATATACCTCGGCGAGGACTTCCTCCTTGACCCAACCTTCGACCTGTTTGGGGAGGGCCTTCAGAGCTCCTTCGTTAGCGGCTACCAGAGCCTCCAGCTCAGCGACCTTCTTCTGGAGTTCGATCACATTCTCAATGCTTGGCATCTGGGGGTCGTTAGCACCGTAATCGGCTCCCTGTTCGGGAACGTTTTCGGATACAGGCTCTGCGGTAGCATCCTCACTTTCCATAATGATACAGAAGTTATCAAACTCCTCAGCCGACTGGTTCTCGTTGAGGTGCATACGAGCCTGGCTGAAGCCGGGAGTACCGACGAGGTCATAGGTGGAGAGGTTCTCCAGGGTGACGTTACCGTTCTTGTCAATACGACCCTGGGCACGCGAAGAGACGAAGAGGGGAAGACCACCTTCGACGATCTTCTGGGCGAGCTCACCCTTGGGAGTGTTAAGAAGCTGAATAGTACCGGAGACTACCCCCTTCTCATCGATGTTGATGTCGATAATCTTGTGGGAGATATTCTCCAGGGTAATGTTCATCGTGTCAGGGTGTTCGAGTTCCCCGGGGATACCACCATTCTCCTTGATACGCTCCTGGAGGATCTTCACACACGACTCATAGTTCTTCTTTTCATAGACGCGGTGGTTGTTATTGCGTACCCCGCATACGCCAAAGGTCCCGGAGAGGGTCATGAGCCCGTCTCTGCGACCAGTCTTGAGATCACTGACTTTACCCAGCGTCTCGTAAACAAAACATTTATTCATTTAACTATATAGTTGTTTTATATATAATAATTGGTTTATTTCATTATATAGTTAGTTTTTAGCAGTTCAAATACCTCTTTATCCGGGTATATATAGAGTTTGGAGAAGGTCTTGAAGTCCCCCTCCACAATAGCCTGGCGACATTTAGTAGCACTAATGTCCTCATCCGACCGGGGGATCTCCACCAGCTCAAACTCTGGGTCTAACCCAGCCTCTTCCCCGTACTTATCCACCATCCGGGCGTAGTCTTTGTATCGGTCCGTTCCACAGAACCAGGCTCGGATGTTTGGAATGACCTTACCAATCTCGACAATATCCGCGGATTTGACCAGGATGATACGGAAACCGAGTTTTTTCATCGGTTCGGCATACAGGTCGAGGAGGAAACGACTGTCCCAGGGCTTACGCTCGTCGGTCTTATTCGTATTAATCATACAAAGGACTGGTTCCAGTCCCTTCCTCTTGGCCTCCAAAATGAGCTTTAGATGACCTTTGGTAAGGGGCTGGAACCGTCCGATGATGATAGCAGGTTTTACTGCTGTTTGCATGAGTTTTAATGATTACTTTTTGAAAGCTTTCTTCACCTCTTCCTCATCGAACTTTTTGCTCAAGAGGTCATAAACATTCACTTCCTTTACCTTACTGTGATGTTGGAGGGTCTTGAGTGAAGGGAGGTTATTAAGCTCGAGGTGGTCTATATAGGCAGGTAGGCCATCCAGGGTCTCGAGATTTTCACAGTCAATGATAGACAGTCTCTCCACATGGGAATCTTCGGTGAAGAGCCCTTCCAGGGACTTATTCTTGGTACTGATAGTGAGTGTACCTCGCTGCCAACTATATATACTACCCAGATCCGTGGGAATATCATCCACAAACAGGTCTATATCCCCTGCACCTTTGATTCCGTATTTCTCCACCCAGACCTTTTTCAGATTGCCCTTGTAGTGGTATCGGATCCAATCAGCAAGCTGCCGGTTGTATATAAGTTTAAGTTCGTCACTAATACTTTCCATAAGGTTTTTCTTAAATAATCTCACAGGCTCCACCATTACAAGCTACCGCTCCAAGTTCTCCGGCGGACTTCTCCTTTCTTCCCGACATAATAGCGTGGAAATCAATGTCACTCTCTTCCAGATAAGCTACAATATCGTTATATTCCCGGATAGTCTCCTCGGTGATACTGGTAAAGGGTAAGTTGGGATACGTCCCAGGGTACTTAGGGAGGAAACTTACCCCGGTATAGAGGTGACTGTTGACGTACATCACCGCGGCTACCTCATCCCATTCGTCTTCGGAGACCTCTACGGTACAGCTGACGTTATTTGGTATCGATGTGTGGTCCACATTAGGATTGACCCCCTTGTTGACCCAGAAGTGCTTCACCATCCCAATAGTCTTGAGGTGCTCTACGGCCGTGATCTCCGGCTTCGTAATGACCTTCCCCGTCACCACACAAGGGAAACTGATGATATATTCCTTGTTCTCATATTTGGCCATCGGAGTACCCACCAGGGCTTTCCATTCTGGAGAGAGAGCCGTCGTGCGAACGCGTCTCAGGTAGGTCCTGTCGTGGGCTGGGTGGATACCAGGACAGTAGAGGTTGAGGATGGTAGTAGCCGATCCCGAAGGCTTGACCGTCGTACAGCGCTTACAGGGGTTGATATTGAGCATACGAGCAGTCTTTACATTCTCCGCAACAACCGTCTCCGCCCCGCGAGTGAGGAGCTTACCAGTCATCAGGTCGGAGGCCATAATACCGGTAAGGCTGACCCCGATAGCTCGGTCGCGCTCAGCAATCATCTTCGTGTTCTCGTGGAGGAACTTAAAGTCGGTATATAGGGACTGGATCGTGGCAACAAACGAGGCCACCCGGCAGAGCTTGAGGAAGAGCTCGGGGCTATCGACCTTCTGACAGTTGATCTCGACCAGATTACAGAAAGCAAAACCGGTACCGTCCTCACAGACGGGGTTCATAACAATCTCTGCACAGGGGTTGAGGGTATGGTTGTAGCTGTCTACCTTGATGAACCCTGGCTCCCCGTACTGCTTGGTGAACTCCAAAATCTCCTTATACTCACCATAGGAGAGGGGTTCTCCGTAGACGGTGAGGATGGAGTTATTAGCCATCGCCAGCTCGCGGTGTTCCTCATACCAGTTTCCTGTCTTGATCTGTTTCATCCCCTCGTCGTCCTTGTCAAAGAGAGCAATCATAGCCGATCGACGCACACCACCAGAGATGACGGCAGAGGCAATATGACAGAGGATAGTATGGAGCTCCGTACTCTTCATCTGACGACCCTGGCAGTTGTTGAGGACCTGGCGGATACTTGTCATCGCCGTGATGAGTGGTTCTGGTCCTGGGGCGGTGAACTTACCATCAATGGTAGAGCCTGCCGGACGGATCTGACCGTAGTCGAAGGTGGGAATCTTCCCTCCATTGAAGGCACAGTGCATGAGGACATCGATAGCATAAGACCATCCCTCGATACTGTCTTGGACGCTGTAGATCTGGTCCGTGTCGATGAGCTGGGCTACCGCGGGAAGCTTCTGGATATGTTCCTTGTGGAGACTGTAACCGACCCCACAGCCACAGAGAAGGAGGTACATAACCTCGGCAAAGACCCTCTCGCGGTCGATGAGGGTAGAGGAGCAGTTATAGATCTTGGCATGATGCTTGAGGATACCGGAGGAGAAATTGCGACTGGCAAACTGACGAGCTCGCTGACTGCTGAGGAAGAATTTAGCCTTCTCCAATTTCCTCGCTTCCTCCAGCAGTTCCCCTAAGGGCTCATCATAGTAACCCTTGTACTGGAGGAAGAGTTTGTGCATGTCGTAGATACGGTCTACACTCTCCTCCCACGTCTCCAAACTTCCGTCTTCCTTGCGTTGGGAGTAGTTCTTGTAGAATACATAGTCTCCGAGATGCTCTAAGCCTGTTTTTATCATATATGTGGTATTATTATCTTCCGAAAAATTTATGTCGTAGGAGTCGGTCCTGGTCTACCCCGTTGTCCTCCATCCATCTCTGCAGGTGCTCCTTGGTATAGAAGTCGTGGATGAGGAGTTTCGGTTCCAGGGTGAAGAGCACACAATGACTCCGAAGGTGACCTCCGTCGAGCACTATCTGGTACTCGTCGAAGAATAGGGGGAATGACCCCGTGGCAGCATCATAAGGACTGATGGTTTGATACATAGTTGAAGTTTTTATAAAGTAAGTATATATCTGCGATGACGCCCCTGGCGGGGAAGCAGCTATATATCCCCAAAGGGGCTATGTAATGTAGGGAGGGTCGCAGACCCCCTCTATATTATATATCACTAAAAAAGGGAGGATTTTTAGTCCTCCCTTTAAGTTTTTTTTTGGCTACAGTCCGTGACGTAGTTTGGGTTATTTATAGCCCATCCTTTCCATCCACGGCAGCGGCAGCGAAGATATCCTTGAACTTAGCCCCGAGCTTCTGCTGGCTCTTGGAGTAGTCAGGGAGTTCCTTCATCGTGATACCCCAGGCCTGAAGCATAGGCTTGAAGGTAGACTCGATCTCCGTCTGACGGGTAGCAGGAGACTTGTCATAGAGCCCCCGGGCAATGAACAGGAACTTACGCTTGTCTTCCTTGACCTTACCGGCGTACATCTCCAGCATGATATCAAAGACATAGCTCGTGAGCTGGTCAGAACCGGTAGAGATGAGCCAGTCGGTGAGACTCGCATACTCTTCTTCCGTAGGAAGGGCCTTAGCGTGGTTAGCTACGATAAGCTGGGCCAGAGGTAGACTGACGAGAGCGAGATCCTTCTTGGGGATGTTGATACCCTTACCACTGTTTCTCCAAACAGCATCGACAATAGCATCGAAGTTACCGATCTTTCGGATCATGTCGAGGAACGCAAGGAAGCTATCCACGGCATCCGCAGGGACGTACATGTTAAGGGTCATTGCAATGATCTCGCGGGGGAGGTCAAAGATAGTGAAGCCTTCGAGCGTACCGGTCTGAGCATAACAAGCCAGCTCGCGCATAGCATTGGTCCAAGCACGGGGAGTACACATGAGCTTCGTCTCCTGGTCCATGTCCCCCTTTTCGTTTGGATCCCAATAGAAGAACTTACCACCACCGAGCTGTTCCGTCTCGGCCATCTCCAGCCACTGGGTGAGGACGGGGGAGATATAACCCTGGGTCTTGGCCCACTTGGCCCAACTCTTGGCCGTTGGTTCGTAGTAGACTACGGAGAAGCGGTTAGAGAGAGCGTTACCGATATTTGACTGACCGGAGAGTTCGTCTTCAGCGCGGTTAGAAGCGCAGATGATGACCCAACCAGAACCGAGTTTGTACCCGTTGAAACGACGCTCGTTCACCAGGGGAAGGACCACGTTGAGAACCTGGGCGCTGGCACGGCTGAGCTCGTCGATGAAGAGAAGACCCTTACCACAGGCAGCGTCCAACTCATTGTCCTTGACGGCATCTCCCGTGGGCTTGTAAACAGGCATCCACGTCTTGGGGATATCATCGGCCTTCGTCTCCCCACTGACTTCCACGTACTTGGGAAGGGTGAAGTTTTCCGGAGTCTCGTTACTCAGGGTCTTGATGATGAGGTTCCAGTCCTTACCATCAGGGAGGGTGTTGAGAACCGTTTCGAGGATAGCCGTCTTACCGATACCTGGTGCTCCGTAGATGAGCAGGGGAGCGACCTTACCGTTCTGCTTGAGAGCGATATTGATTCGTGCTTCCAGGGCAGGGGTGTCTAAGACGTTGTACTTGGCTAAGGGGTCTTCGTTCTGTAGTTTCACTTCGTTTAATTCTTTGTTAAAAGCGTTCTCTTCTGCGGTGATCCAACCGAGTTCTTCTATTACTTGGGGTAGCGCCGATGGTTCTTGTCCCTCCTTGACCATTCGGCGAAGATAGTCGAGGGTATTACCCTTACCGTAGAGGTTGTAGGCGTCCTTGCGGGAGGTCTTGAAGCCGATGGCTGAGCTCTCCGCTTTACCCAACTGGACAAAGGTAGTGCTCTTGTCAATCTCCCCGGAGCGGTAAGCTTCCCCAGCGGTGATAGGGTTGATAGCGGGTTGGATATGACCTTCGGAGTCCACAGGACACCAATAGGAGCCCTTGCCGATCTTGGCCACCCAACCAAAGACCATTTGAACGGCCTTGGCAAACTTTTCCTTTACCACCTTGCCGAGTTCCTTGAGCTTAGCGGTAAAGCTGCCCTCGGACACATTGGCCATAATAGATGGTACGGATTCTGTAAAATCTGTGATCTTTTTCATTTATATAACGTTATATATCAAGAATACGACGTAAAGTCGCTTCCCTCTGATCTTCCGTACCACGGATGGTGTAGTAACCGTAGGGACAGGTATAGGGATCATTGAGAAGATCTTGTATATATCCGTCAATAACTCTCTGATACTCCGGGTCGATAGGGCGAACCCCGTCGTCGATAATATCAAACTCAATGGGGAAGTACACGATAAGTGGTTTGTAGTCTACCATCCACGCACGGATCTCCATACGCATCTGTTTGATGATATCCTTGTACTTCTCCGGATCCTTGTCGTAGAGGAAATAGGTATAGGCCAGGACATCCAGAAACGCTCGGTCACTGATATACTCCTCCTGATCCTCAAAACGAGACTTATACTCGTTCCAAATGATCATCTGGGTATCCAACCCGGCGTTCTTCGTATCCACCCCCTTCTTGATGAGCTCTCTAACGACCTCGGTGATGACTGGATAGTCTTCTCGGAAGCGGTCCAACATAGTCGTCTTACCAGTTCCGTGACTACCGGTGAAGACTACTCTTGGTAATTTCTTTTGTTTCGTCATAAATAGTTCTTAAATGGTCGGGAATACACCCGTCGATTATACTATATATATCACAGTGACAGCTACTGAATGTTACCTGTTCCTGCACATAAATAATGCGAACCTTGTTGGGAAGGGATTTGATGTAATCCTCTACCGACTTGGTAAGGTCACTCCGGCGAATGTAGAGCTCCAGCTCATCCCCGGGACGGGCCTGATCCAGGGTCTCGAGGGTAACTCTTAAGAACCGGATACTATCCGTATTCTCGATGCTCGTGAAGGTCTTAAAGTCCTCGGTGCGGTAGATGTATTTATCCCCCGAGTCTCCAAAATTGAAAGCAAAGCAGCTCCCGAGGTTGATTTTGTTTCCCTCAAAGAACCGTTGGTGGAGGTGTCCGCTGATCACCGGGACCTTGGGCATATCCATCGCGATAAGGTCGGTATGGGTGAGGATAGGTTTGCCCTTGCTATAGAGACTTTCAATCTCTTTCATCTTAGACCACGGAACGAGGATACAATCGTCTAACTCCACTACCTCTCTCACGATGACCGGTTGGTCCAGGACCATCTCAATACTCGTGTAGTCATCACTTACCGGGGAGTAGATGTCGTGGTTGCCTGATATAATATAGAACTCCGTGGCCACTTTTTCAATCTCGTTGAAAAGTTTCCTTACCTCTTCCCCGATCTTCACCGGGACAAACTCCCTCGAGTGGAACACATCTCCTAAGTGGAACACCCGGCCAGGCTTCTTCTTCAGCATTTTCAGGAAGGTCTTCATAAACTTCATCTGACTCTCGAAGAACGAAGGAGAGGCCTGTCGGTATCCGAAATGGGTATCCGTTATTAGGTATGATACCATAAATTGTACAACTTGGTCTTCTTTTTGATATAAGCGTATTTAGCCTGTAACTGCTTCTCGTAGTTGGGGCTGGAGGCGTACCTCTTACCCGACTTGTTGACGAAATTATTCATCAGCTGCTTCACCGTCTTCCCCTTCAGATAGTTCTTCTTCAGGAGCAGGCAGTAAGGTTCAATACTCTCATTTACATTCTTGTATCCCACGGAACGGCTTATCTGGGTCGTGCTGCGGGTCTCATAGGCTCCTACATTCCAAACGGAATAGGTCCTTTTGGCTGACCCCTTCGTTCCGAAATGACTCTCAATATGTCCCTGGGCTAAGATAAGGATAGGGTCAATATCATGTTTGATAGCATAATAGGTGACCCTCTCTGCACTCAATTGGGACTTGGGAGCATGCTGGTGTAAATAATCTTTAATCTCTTTTTCAATTTGTTCAGCCGGGCGCGAAGCCACGGCAGGGATAGCGCAGACCCAGAAGAGGACTGCGATAAGCCATTTTCGCATAATAGTTTTTGTTTTTGTGGGGGGCTAATGCCCTTGGCGGTCGGGGACCAGGCAGGTTGCCTTTTCCCCAGGACCCTCAGATAGTCTCCGCAGGAGCTGGCCACGGAGTGGAAATCCTCGTGGAGAGTCCGGTACTGGTCGATAGGAATGTGCTGGTTCTGACACCATTGTTTCCCTAACAGATACACGTGACTGATCCTTTCGGACATAGGAATATCTTCCCGGTACAGGGTAGATCGGATAAGCTCGAGTGGGTGCTCGGTGGAGACGGGGGACGTGTTCACCATATTAGGACCCGACTGCTCATAACAGAGCTGTGTATACAGCTCTTCACAACGGAGTAGGAAAAGCATCCAGCTGTACTCCACGGAGTCGGTCACCACACTGGTAAATTCTATTAGGTACTCCACGGGGTCTCCCTTGGCTTTCTCCCTCCATTCCTCGAAGGTTCCGGCCAAATAGTCCTCACCAATACCCGCATACTTGCGGTAGACGTCGTGGTAGTCGGTGGCCGTGGCCAGTCGGTCAAGCTCCAACAGGTCTAATTTATTTCCCATATCGTTTAGCACTCTCGTATAATTCCCATCCGTACTGTTTATCCAGCCTATCCAGTATAGCCAGAACAGTACCTACATCGAAATTCTGCTCCTGTGGGGAGCCGGTATACATCACCTTCTTGATCTCGTATACTCCGTCCTCGAATGAGGGGAAGTCTCCGTCCACCTCTGGTAACGCGTCAGGAGACCCAAAGGAGAATACAGCACAGGCATTGAGGAAGAAACTTACCATATACCTTTGCCTGACGGTCGGATCCATAGCCTTATAAAGACAAAGGTTCATCGATCGCTTAAACTCCCTCACGGTGAAATGACCATTTTTCTTCAGGAGCTCGTCCCGCACATTCAGACCGAGAGTATATAGTTTGGATTTATCCATTACTTAAATGCTTTCTATCTTTTGGTAAAATTCCTCGCGGTCCAATTCGGCCTCTATCTCGGTTTCCAGATCTCCACCAATGCTACGAACCAGCTCCATCAGGGGAGAGGTAATGCTCATAGCGAGCAAGGGGTAATCGTTGAACGAGTAGATGAGTTGGTTGAGGTAGCAAAGGAACCGGTCCATGTCCTCCTTGGTGGGCTCAAATAAGTTCCATATCTCCGGGTCATCATAGACGGGCACATCCTCCTTTTGGTAGGTGTCTGATGCATTCACCGTATAGGAGTATCCCAGGACCTTAATGGCCACATCAGACAAGGTCTCCATAGCGGTACCCCATCCGTCCTCTGAGAAAGCCTCCTTATAGGTCTTACCCTCCGAATAGCAAGTAGCTGCTCGGTGGAAGAAGGTACGGATCCAGTTAAGATTGGCAGAGAGTTCCGTCAGAAGACGAAAATAGTCAATGGAGTTGCCGGTATGACCGTCTCCCTCGTAATTCACCAACAGATAGGCCTCACAACGGGGTAGAATTTTGATGTAATCCATAGGAAATGTTATTAAATACACCAATATATAACAATTCCCGGTGGATTTTTTACCCCTAAGGACCGGCCCTCGGTGGGGTAGGCGGACCTGGGTCATTGGGAGGATCGGAACAATAGCCCCAGCTCTCCAGGGCCATCTCCCGGAACCACTCCATACACAACTCCCTGCTGGATACAGGTATATGGGAAGGGAAGGTCTCCCTGATTTTTTCTATAATCTCCGGAGCCAGGAGGGGGGCGTAGTCATTATTGCGGGACTGATAATCCTTGATAATGCTTTCAATATCCACCTCATCGGTAATCTCCTTCGGTCCGTCGTTGAGAATGATCTGGAGCTTATCCACCGTCTTGGCAAACTCGTAGTCCTCCTTGGTGATGGTGGAGAGATCGAGGAACTCTTCGATGGTGAAACCCTCGCATTTACGAATAGCCCTACGACCCTTGATCTTTACCTCTTGGTAGAGCTCCCCTTTGATTTTGATCATCCCGATATTGTAATACTCCATCTGCTGGGGGATGATGGTTTTTGGGAGGCGAGCTCCGCAATTCCCTCGGTATACCCCCTTATCCAGGGTGAAGTTGATGGGAGGTAGATCGGAAATGTCATTCATCTCACAACGCTGGAAGGATTCCTCCAGAATAGCCTCATGAACATAGGTCCACGTCTCCTCATCGTACTGGTCGATGTCACTTACGTTGTGGTGTTCCAGTACGTTCCATACCTGTTCCATCGTCTGTACCTTAGGGTCTCGTAGGACATACTTGATCCATACAAATTGGTGCATCGTGGCCTTATAAATGTCCTGGATACTATATTTGGGGTTGACAAAGGCATGCTCGTAATTATTACGGTCTCCTAACCAAACCGCACAGATACGGTCCTCGAGGTCACCAACAGGGATCATCCAGGGTGCGTCGTCGTATCTGCCGTTACAGAAATCTTCGAAGAAGCGAGCCCATAGGCAATTTGCCGCGTGTATCCAATGATATCTATTTTTTTCTTCTTGGGTTATCATAGAGGTATATGTGTTGGTAGGATTTGCATCCTACTAAAGAATAATCAATTTATGGGTCAGGTTTATCCTGCCCTCGATTTATATATCAGTAAATAATAAGCAAAAAGTTACATCAAGTTAAAAAATTTTTGGGATGACCGCGCGTAGACGCGCTTTTTTTTGGGAAGATTTTTAGGGGGCAAGGTGGACTGGTTGGAGGGTCGATTTCTGGGCTCAAAAATGCGCCTAAAAATGGCTGTTTTTGGGGCTTAAAAAGTGCTCAAAAAATGCGCTTTTTTTGCTCTGAAGCGCAAAACTGCGCACAAACCATTAGTCCCAGTGCGTTTGGAGACTGTTTTGCTGAACGTGAATTTCCTTATAAGAAAAAAATATAGAAATTAAGGCGTTTTTTGGGGGTCAAAAAATGACTGATTTTTGATGGTAGAAAACCCCATCGATTTTTGATGATCCCAAACCACGCGCAAATGAACTTTTTGATGTCCAAAAAAATGACCCCTAAAAAATTTTTTGTACCAATGAAAAATTTTTGGGTTTTTGAAGATGACTTTATAGCCGATGGTAGTTTCATCGATCCAATTTCTGATAACTGGAAGGTTGGTAAGATCATTAACATAGCTTATAAGTCACATAATCAAGCTACCGCTTGCTGTAACATCGCATTTTTGCGCGTTTAATCGCACCCTACTGCGATCAAATATCTTTTCTGACCATTGGTATAGGTCGATGAAAGATCGCGCGGTAGAGCGCGATTAAATGCGAAGCATTACAGCAACTGCCAGGTTGATTATGAGCTTCACAAGGTCTACGACCCAAGCCGACTAAAAGTCGTCACGGCTATGAAGCCATCTCCAACCTTACGACCCTCTTTTGATCTTGTTGGTATAGTGGATCAGCTATGTGATCCACCTGTGTGATGAGTATGGTATCTCAACCCCGTTTTCATACCTCCAAATTTTGACCTAAAATAGAGTTCAAAATCAGCCCATCAAAAAGTTCATTTGTGCGCGGTTGACCTCGGAGACCAAAAAGTGCGTCTGCGCGCGGTTTGGATGGGTCGGAAAATAGCGTCATTTTGGAGTTCAATTTTAGGGTCCAAAATTAGGGTCATTTTTAGGGTCGAAAAATCTGCTGTTTTTGAGGCTCAAAAAGCGCCTTAATTTCTATATTTTTTTCTTATAAGGAAATTTCAGTTCGAAAAATTGCGCTCAAACCGTTAGTCCCAGTGCGTCTACGCGCTGTTTTGGCCATTTTGCGCATTTTTGCGCATTTTTGGCCTCAATTTTTGCGCTGATTTTTGCTGCATTTTCAGGCCATTTTTCATGCCATTTTTGGAGCCATTTTGACGGTCAATTTTAGGCGCATTTTTGAGCCCGTTGAGGAGTCCACCTCACCCCCTAAAAAATGACCCCAAAAACAGCTCAACTACGGGGTCAAAAAAGAGCTCCAAAATGACCCTAAAATTACCCCTAAAATCAGCTACTTTTTAACCCCCAAAACAGCCTAAAATTGACTAAAAATCCCTCCCAAATTGACTAAAAATCCCTCCCAAATTGACTAAAAATCCCTCCCAAATTGACTAAAAATCCCAGTAAAATCCCCCCTAAAATTTCCTAAATATAGACCTATATGGTAAACAAAAACAGAGTCACAATTCTAATTTTTAGCGCCTATGTAATCGGTCTAATTCTCCTAATGGTGAGCATAAGGGATCATAAAAATCCCTCTCCATTCATCCTGGGTTATGCAGCATTCTTACCCCTAATCGTGGTAGGGATGGTCTCCATGCGGAGCCCAGGCCCTTAGGGGATGGTCGCGTGGTTGGATAGGGAAAAATAAACGGAGCTCATAATCGCGCCCTACTGCGCGATCTCAGAGCGACCTATACTAACCCATTAAAAAGATATTTGAGCGCAGTAGGACGCGATTATGAAGCTTATAGGCTATGTCTACGATATTAGCACCCTCCCAACTTTACAAAAACCCTCAAAAAACCATAAATATGGATACAAAAACTATATATTACGTCACAGAAATTTCTGGAGAATACGAAGACTACCGCTCCATCCCCATTATCGCGTTCGCTACCAAAGAGGCTGCCGAAGAGTTTGCTAACTACAAACGAGCGCTTGAATCTGATCGTCGAAGGATAAACAAGAAGGTATATCGCTTGATGGATAAGGAGAAGAAGAAGTATAAAGATTCCGACGATTTCTACCAGCACTACTACGAGATACTGGATAAGATCTACGACCAGCTGGTCGTTAATGGTACTATCGACCCTAACAAGCACAAAAGGGAGTCCATCGAGCACTATTACTCGTATGATGATTATGAGTATGCAGTGTATGACCTGCCCTTTAAGGAATAAAAAAGGGGCACGGGCCCCTTTTTTTTATACCATCTTGATGTAGTAAGGTTTCTCCTTGCTCCCGTCGGGCCCTGAAGACCTCTGGGGCATAACTGGAGTAGGTGGTGGGGTATTGTTCCCTGCGACTGGTGAGGTGGTATCCATAGGTGATAGTGACCCCCCATCAGATAGACCAGGACCGGCCGTAGGAGCATCAAAACCACTCGTGGTACTGAGACCGTTCTCGGGTGAGGCGGCAAGATCCGACATAATCTGATGCTGCAACTGTCGTACCTCATCCATCGTCATATTAAGGTCCTTCAGCAGAGGGGCAATATGCTCGTTGATAGAGGTAGCAAAACCTTCGAAGTTACCTCGGATCGATTGGGACAGATCGGCCCAGTTCCTCAGCATCCTCTCCGTGACCTGCAGTCGTTGTAGGTCGGCCTTATCCAGTCGGTCGAGGAATTTGATGTAGGTATCGGTGATCTCCTTGGTATTCTTCACCGCCTTGTCATCGACCTGGACTATACTACCCAGGTAGTTGTTAAGAGCCTTCATCAGACCAATCCGTCGGGTGATGGAGTCCTCATCCAGATCGGCCGTAGAAATGGTTCTCATATTGGCTACCACCGCCGAGGTCATTGTCTGAAGTCGGTTGATGGTCGCGAGACCGTCCCCGATCTTTAGGGTGTTCACCTCTTCTACCATCTCCACCATCGATTTGGTGTTCCGGGGAAGTACGGTTCCTATCTCCTCTACCTTACCGATCTTAGCGGAGCCCCTGGCGATGACTGATACGGCTATCATCATATCCTGGACCTTCTTCATATCGATCTCCCCGACCCGGCTCAGTTCGTTGGAGACCTTCTGGTAGGTAGCAGTGATAGACTTTAGGTTATCTACCTTCACCACCTCGTTATTGGTGATCTTCGTGAGCCCTTCGGTACTGATAGACTTTACGCTGTTGATGATGAGCTTGGAGTTATTGACCTTGGAGAGGTCGATAGAGCCTACCTCGGCAGCTTTCTTACTCAGCTCGGAGATCTTCTTGTACATCTCATCCATCTTACCAAACACCTCGATCATATCCTCGAGGTCATCATCATCGACGAGGTCCTTGTCGGTAAGTCTCTTGGAGATGGTATTGACCGTATCCACGACTAGTCCGGATTTGACCGTGGCCTGTTGGAGACTACTGAGGTCGATACCGGCGAGCTTACTAAGACTCCCGGCCATACTCTCCACGAGGGCGATAATACCATATAAGGTCGCTACCTGACCCAGTTGCATCAGGGAATGGACCAGTTTCCACGTCCCACCAAAGCCAAACGCCTTAGCAATAGTACCCATTACCCCATCTTGCTTGGCATTCTCCCACGTATAGGCATCCCCGAGTTTCTGTTGGATCAAGGCAATCGTATCAAAGACCTTACGGATGTTGTTTTGTATACTACCGGTATCAATGACGAGGCTGGTAAGACCCTGGAGACATCTGGCCAGCCCGTTGAGGAGGAGCACTACCCCGAACATCATCCCCACATTGACGAACATAGAGAAGGACTGCCAGGCGGAGAACATGGTAGGGCTTATCCACTGCACCAGGGAGTCGAAGAGCCCTGAACCGGAGGTATTGAAGATGACCTCTTCTTGGAAACTCCTCACTATCTGACCAATACAATCAAAGATCTGGGAGATGTTGTCCCTTATCTTCCCCGGGTCGAGGTCGAGCATCTGGATAAGTCGGAGGAGACCACCGATCATCACCAGAGCCATCACGGAGAAGGTCATCATAGCCACGGTAGCAAACTGACTAATGGAATCGACGACATTGGTGAGTGGGGGATAAACAAAATCAACGATATCCCCCAGTATACCGCGGTCCTGGGGATTACGACTGAGAAGGGTAGTGGATAACATTTCCGAGATATCCCCCACGAGACTGAAGATATCCCCCACTACCTCTCTAATTTTCCCCCGATCCAGGGTCATAAGACTCACCAGCTTCAACATTCCCCCGATAAGGAGGATAGCAGAGATGGAGAGGACGGACGCGAGGAGCATAGGGAAGGTCGCAATAAGACCGGCCGTGGTAGCAGCCAAACCGACCACAGCCATCACCCCTTTCACTAAGGGGTTGGAACCCTCTGGAGCAAAAGTCTTTATCAGGGAGGTCATCAGGGCCTCGACGATATATACCACGGTATCAAAAATAGCGGTGATATTATCCTTGACCTTCTCCCGGTCAATCTCCAGAGCTCCGAGGAGGGCTATCATAGCGACGGTCAAGGTCAACAGACCCACCGACAGGGCAATAAGAGCAAATCCCTTCGAGGCAGCAAAGACCAGGGCACTACCCCCGTGGTCCATGATAAAGCCTACGAGCATGAGGAAACCGATCATCGTGGTGACTACTGCCAGATTCGCCACAATCCCCTTCCACGCACTCATCACGAGGAGGCCAGTGGCCGTCATCAGGAGGATAGTCCCGACGAGGATCATAATAGAGGTTACCGCACTCTTGAGTTTCCTTAGGTCTTTCTCGGTGGATCCGGATAATGCTCGCTTAGCCTGTGCGGTAATGAACCTCAGGAGGTCGAAGATAGCCGTGAAAGCCATCTTAATACCAGTACGGAGGATATGACCAAAGAGAGGTAGGGAGAGCGGAGCCGCTAATGCCGCGATGGACTTAATCTTACCCAGAATGGCTCCTATCTCGGTGACTAAATAGTTAAGACCACCGATCTTATCCTTGATACGAACATCATAACCAAAGGCCTTCACCCCTTCAAGCAGCTCCATCAGGTGGTAGATGATATCCCGGAGTTTACCAATGGCTTTCTTCATACCAGGAACCGAGGCTTTCAGCATAGGCTTTACCATACCGGAGATGGTCTCCGCGAGTTTCTTCAGGGTATCGAAGGGAGCGGTTTGGATCTTGGTGGTAGTGGATGATAAATTATCGATTTCCTTCGTGATCCCATTGATTTCCTTCACAACGACCTTTATAAGTACCCTGGACACCATAGAGGTCAGCACCGTCGAAGGCATCTTCGAGGCCATCTTACGGATCTGATCCGTCATCTCCGACAAGGTATTGATCACCGTCTTCATCGAGTCGATGGTAGGAGCTTCGAACTTCTCCGACGCCCTCTGACCGATATAGTGGAGGGTGTCTACCATCACGGATAAGCCGGTAGAGATAGTCACCGACAACGGAACCATAAACAGCATCCGTGCCCCGGTCTTCAACATATTACCTGCGAGACCGTGGATAATAGTGAGGATCTGGTTGATAGATCCGAGGAATTGGACTATAGGAACGAGGTTATTCTCCGGTATAGGTATATCGAACTTATCCCCCACCTCATCAATGACGAGCTTCACATTGTCTACCACGCGCTGTAGGTGATCGGGGTTGAGGTCTTCCACCTTACTTACTTCGGAAGTAATAGCGAGTATGGAGGCCACCATCTTCTGGAGGTCTCCGGTGATCATCTGGAAAGCCGACGCCTGCACCTTGAGGTCCATAGCCCGTATTTCCTTATCTAAGGGGAGGTTCTCCAGCATATGTACGACCTGTTTGGCCGCGTCGAGGAACGCGGTCATATGATCGGGGTCGATAGGCTTAATCTTACTAAGTCCGTCGGAAATGGAAACGATAGCACTCACCATCGTCTTGGTATGTCCCACCAGGGCCTTCATCGCATTGGTCTGTTCCACCAGTTTCTCGGTGTCAATATCCTCGATAGCTTGGAGAATCAGACCAACAGCACTTACCTGTTGGTTATCTGTCATAGGAAATTCTAATCATTTTTTATATATAAATCATAAATCATGCAGGAATTAAAAATCACCGACGGTAAGCTCTACCACCACCACGAGGGGGTATGGAATCCAATTTCCGTGGAATCGACCCCACATTACTATGGTTATCATGAGCGAGACCTCACCCAGGGAGGGAAAAATTTCCGTAATGTACAGGTCTTTGATAGGTACGCCTCTTGGCACATCCCTATGGACCTTTATCTGGGGATCAACCGCCATTTTGCCGGAAACATAAGGTCAGCTACCCCATCGTACTACTGTTTTGATGGTAGTCTCCGGGATATCAAGACCCTGGGCAAGGACTAGCTTATGCAGCTGTACTTCACCGGTCAGAAAGAACTACCCAACGAGGTGGTGGAGTACCGCGAACCCACAGGAGACACTTCTATCCTGAGGAAATTTGATGGTGGTATGAATACTATCAAGTACCACGACATGTACTTCCATCTCCTCCGTACGCCTATGGAATTTGCTGATAATACTGGTAAGAGACGTACCCTGGTGATCCAGATCCAATGGGTCAATGTACCAGAAGATATGTACTTCCTTTATTTCCCCACCTACCGTACCTCAGACTATAACGGCTCCACGCATACGGAGGATATGTATTATGCTATCACCCATACGGATCAACCAGTGACCAAAGCAGAACATAACGTTATTCATGCTACTATCTCTATGACGAAAGATGACCGATGTAAGATCGTTGATGATAATGGTAAGATCCTCTATGATGAGGATGCCAATCCCCAGATCCAACGACTGAGGAGGGAAGATGCCGGAGGTAAGAAGTACACCCAGATCATTTTTGATTTCCCTGCTGACTCTGGAGATAATAGGAATACCATGGGAGCTATTGCCTTTGATCCCTATATCCACGAGGATAAGGTATCCTACCACCGTATCCCTCTTCATCCATTCCTCCTCAACTATGAGGATTTCCCCCCAGCGATGAAGAATTCGAGGTACAATATGACCTATTTCCAGTGGTTTCCTGTGTTTATGAAGCAAGGGGATATGCTGGAGGTACTTAAATGGAATAAGAATCCGGAAGAAGGTTCCCCTTACCTCACCAAAAAGGAGATCATGTGTATTGGTCCGGCCTTTACGAGCCCCGGGGTATTAGCTGGTAATGACAGCCAGCAACAGCCCTGGCTCTTCCAAACTCCCGGACCCCTGTTCAGTAAGGTTGATTTTGATGAGTTCATCAGCAAACCTGACCGTGGTGGAGGGTCCTATACGTGGGTAAAATAAAAAAGGGGCGCAAGCCCCTTTTTTTTTATATAGTCGTGATATGGATGGTGTCCCCATTGACCGCTACCTTGGAGTCCCCAACAAAGACCAACCAACCCTTCCGAGTGAGTTCCTTCAGTCGGTCTTTCGTAAGGTATTTCTCCCATTCGGTAGGCACTCTGATGGAGAAATTTTTCCCCAACAAAAACAGTTCATTTTCCTTTCCTGCCTCGTACCCCGACTGGTCTCTCATATTATCCAGTAGGTAGACGATAGAGGCCTCACTCAGGTCATTAAGAACCCATCCTCCGGTATTACTGGATCCCCAGCCACCATCCCTGGAGTATTTCATGTCGGAGAAGTCCCAATGACGGTTACCGAGGTTCTTCAGTCGTACCTCTTTGATCATACACCTTCTCCCTCGGTAACCACCCCATTCGGCAGTAGCCGGGGTATTCTTAAATGCCCATTCGATATGGGCATCTTTCCACAGGTACTTACAGTCAATGATACAATGGATCTCTCTCACGCAGGAGAAAAAACATAGTCGAGCCATACTTCCATAGTCCTTACCCCATCGACTGTTCCATACATAGTCATCATCCCAGGGCCCTTGGTTAGGGGTCCAGGTATTGTCTGCATGTTCGGTATATGGAGCCATCCCCTTGGGGCTCTTTACCACCATCTCGGCATATTTCAGACCTCCGGAGGTATAGGTATGCGCGGCATCAGAACCGTCCTCGTCATCAAAGACCCGGTTGAACACACTCTCAGCAAAAACCTGTTGGAATGACCTGCAATGTTTCCACTTAGCATTCTCAAAGAAAGCATCAAAAGCCTTCTGGGAGTAGTATCCAAACTTAAAACATTCGTCAATGGTATAGGGGATAAACCCGTGAAAAGACCCCGGGTCACTATTCACCGGCTTACCCTTCAGGTCCACCTCCAGCTTCATCGGGGAGAAATATACCTCATATTGCAGTCTCCGAGGATCTTGGGTGACCCCCCTCGTACCACGGAACATCCCCGTGCAGTTGGTGATAGCTCCGGACTCAAACCGTATCACGGGGTTGACCTTAGCATAAGCAAAAGCAGCAAAAGCATTAAGGGAATTGGAGAGGGAGGATGCCGGATCCACCTTCACGGTGATGTCCAACTTACCATCTCCGGGGAACTTATTCCCCACCTTCTCAAACTCCCCAACGCCAAAACCACCGAGGTACTGAGACCCCCCACAGAGGTTACCAATCTCACTACCCGTGACGGGGTATCTCTTGGTATACTCCTGTAAGTTAGCCAGGTGGCTTTCATTACCCTCGGGGAGGGAGGAGTAGAACCGGAGGAATTTACCCAGGGCTGGTGTACCACTCCCGTAGTAGAGGTTAGGGAGAAATTTCTCCTGTTCCTCTATCAAAGGGATCTTTACCCCGGGGTTCTCCGTCCTCCAACGACCACCGACGGAGGGAGTGATATGATTGACTCCTACCCCGGAGTTATAGTTATCTCGGATCAGTCGATAGGTGGTCCAGCAGTTGGCAAAAGTCTTGGGCTTATGATATACTCGCTTCTCTCCGGAATAGACCTGCCATACCTCACTCATCCAGGCGTTCTGTAGGGGGTCGGGGGAACCATCCTTCTTGGGTATGAGTTTCCAAAACAGCCCCCGGAGGTCAGCACCCTGTCGTACCGACCCCTTGAAAATCTTAGTCATTGTATACCCAGTATAGTGTTTGAGGATCCTTGGTAGTAAGTCGGTTAAACTCCGTCTCAGAGATCACTACGATATTACTCCCTGCAGGACCGGAACTGCCCATCTCGTGCCATTCCCCGGAGTTGAGGTTGGTATCATTCTCCCTGACGAACTTATAATGCTTCTTATCCTCAAGGCAGTAGGTAATACAACCGGATGGGACAAGAGCCTTTTTGTAACCATTCATCTCGCCGATGGTACGGAATTGGAAGCGGGAATCGACCGGAGACGCACTCCGGATATCAAATCCTTTTTGTGTTTTATTCATACGCGTTAGTGTATGCGCGGAGCCTTTAGCTCCGTTCATATTTATACTTTATATAAAAAATAAAATGGGGACACCGTTAAGTATCCCCATCTTATGAAAATTCATAAGTTTAGAACTTAATTTCGAACTTATCTCCGGCCAGGGTCATCTCCACCGTGCTCTTGAAGACGAGGTAATCGACCCCACCCTGGTTCTTCTCTACCATCTCGTAGAGACCAGCTTCGTTGATAGAACCGGCGAACCCGACCGACTTAGGAATACCGAACTTCTTGGCATAAGCGAAATAGGGTTTCCCTGAACCGGTGAGGGTAGCCGTATAACGACCATTAGCATACTCCATCGTACCGGCGAGGGAAGAGGTGTAGTTAAACCCTGCAAAAGCCTGGTCCTGGGTCGTTGGAGCTGCTTGGATACCTGCTGCCTTGAGAGCATCCATAGCATTCTGAGCCTTCTGGTCCGCTGCCTTGGCGTCACTCTTGGCCTGCTCGGCCTTGGTATCGGCCGCGTCAGCGGCATTCTTAGCATCTTCGGCCTTACGGAGGGCTTCGGTCTTAGCAGCGGCAATAGCAGCATCAAAGGCTGACTTCTCAAAGAGGTCGGCAAGACTGACCTTGATAGTCTCATTGTTCTGCTTAGTAAAGGTCAGGGAGTGGTCCGCACCATTATACGTAGCATTCTTAAAGAGCTGGTCAACGGCGATATGGGTATCCTTGTCCAGGATATACCAACGAGCAGCGACTGTGTCTCGGTCGGCAATAGCTTCGGAGCTATAGAAAACAAACTTCTTGAGATCCTTGACGTATACGATAAGACCATCATATACATTAAGATTGGATAGCGCGGCGATATTAGCGACGATAAATCGGGAGTCGATAGGACTACCAACCTCGTACACCTTGAAACCGGCTTGGATTTTATTTAGAGCCATATTACAAAATTATTTCAGGTTAACAAAATATATATTATCCGTATCATCCAGGAAAATATCCTTACCAGTCCAGGTGTATACGTTCCTATCTCCCTCGTTACTAAGGGTATAGAGGGAGGCTGACTCCATATACCCGAGACCGGCCTCTACGAGACTCCATCGGGAAGGGATGGAAATCTTTACCTTCTTCGCTCCACGGGTAGTGATGGGAACCCTGTTGTAGGAGATACCCCCGATAGTACCACGGAGATCGGACTCAAAAGTCTTGGAAGACTCTTCGTCCGCGTTAGCGGCAGTTCCTTCGGTGAGGGTGACATATACCTTCTCTCCCTTACGAGCCAGTTTCTCATCCACAGGGGGTTGGGGTATTGGTTGATTGGGCTCGGGAGCAGGATCGGGGGAGGCTGTCAGAGCCTCCAGGGTCTTAGAGATATGATCCATCCACTGATAAATAGGTTGAAATTTCTTGGTGATGTCGTAGCTGACACTGATCTTTCCCCCGTCGATGGTAATACCTTTACCGGCGGTATAGGTGGTGTCCCGGTCAATACGACTCTCCACATTATCCATCCTTGCCTCGAGCTCCGTGAGGTCTACGGTAGCATTACCGGAGGGTAATAGGATAGTCTTATTGAACTTTGGCTTAGTACCCACTACCTCCAGGGTGTTACCGTTGAGAATAAGGTCCTGGACCCCCCTTCTCTGCTCAAGTTCGGATACCCTTTCTCGGAGTTCCGTGTCGTCGTAGATAGAGTTGTCGTCCTTATCGGCCTCTAACAGGGCCAAACGGTTATAGATAGACTGGAGATCAGGTTTCTTCGCTTCGCCAACCGGAGTAGGTCGAGTCTCAAGTACGAGGACCTTGGCCTTTAGCGTCCTGATGGCATCTTCGACGGCATCTATGCGCTCTTCATTGACTACCGACTCCGGTTGGGAGCGAAGGGTTTGTATATAGACCTCAAGATCCTTTACCGACTGACGAAGGTCTTTCGCCACATCGATAGTATGGACCATCGAGGAGAAGGGTCGCCAGTTGGTGAAAGTGTTAAATGAAACATCTGACACGTCACTGGCATCGTAAATATAGGTAGCTACCCCCGTATCATCGAGGAAAGAGACTACCAGGCCTCTGCGGCGCTGTTCCAGAGGGACGCTAAGGAAATTATCCTTAGTTCCGATAAAGACGTGGTTCACTCGGGCAAGGATATCCTTGAGAGGCTCCTTCGTGGACCGGTCTATGATCTGGGAGGTGTTGATACAAGACATGAGTTTTACTTCCTTTATTTATATCATCACAGCTCCCAACTCTTTTTTTCACTCTGCCTTGTTTATTAAACAATATAACTGGTATCGGTATCATGTAACGAACGGTCGTCACCAGGGTCTACCCCATTACCCCATAACAATCCTACGGATTTTTTCGTATACTTAAATTAACAGGAAAAGATTATGCAGGAGATTTTCGGTCAGATTGTTGCTCAATGGGGACTGGTGGGGGTACTTGGTATCGCTGCCGGATGGATTATATATGACTCTTTCAAGAAGAACAAGGAGATGGAGAAGTACTATAGGGAGAAGATGGATGAGAAAAATGAACTCATCTCCCAGATGCGAGGGGACTATACCCCAGATAACAGTCTTATAAACCGTATGGATACTATCCTGAGCCGTATGGATGAACTCGAGGCTAAGTTCGACTCTACCCACCCCAATTTCGTGGAGGAGGAGATCAGTAAGCTCACGGCTATTGCCAATATCGCCCCTATCATCCACTCGGTCCTGAATAGCTCTATCGCCGATATCAAGGCCGACCACATGCTGGTAGGGCTCCTGCATAACGGTACCCATACCATCACCGGGACTCCGTTTATGAAGTTTGATATCGTCGCGGAGAAATTCTTCCCGGTTCGTAATCCCCAGGACGATGAACTCTCGGGGGTATATAAGGACCACGACCTGATGCAACATAACCGTCTTCCTGCAGTCGTTCTCCAGGGGGAAGCGAGGGTCTTTGACATTGATGCCGGAGAACTGAAAGACATTGACCCCTATCTCAACTCAAAACTGGTCAAGAGAGGGGTCAAATATATTGCCTTTGATATCTTTAGAGACGCCAATGGCCTACCCAACGGGTTTGTTTGCGTCTATTCCTTTGGAGATAGGATTGTCATTCCTGAGCTGGAGGAAGCCACTAACACGATCGGAGTGACCTATCGTAGTATTTAGTGATCCTTGTTTTAAGCTCTAACGATACGGAGGTGGTACTCGGGGTTATTGGGGTCCTGGATAAGGATTCCCCCGTCTACCGCAGATGTACCGTCAAGGTCGCCTGAGGCCACCATAGGGTTGATAAGGAACTTACCCTTGGATACCTTACAAAGCCACGGACCGTGGTCGGGATAGATGATTACCTGCTTGTCGTAGATAGCTGTGGTGTAAGACTGATACTTGTTAAACACTTCGGAGAACTCCTCCAGGTCTTCTTCGTCATAGGCAGGGACGATGAACTCTCCCAGCTCCTCTAACTCGATATGGATGAGACTCTCCTCGCACACGAGGGAGCGTTTGACCGCTCCTCGGTGGAGAATTTCGATTTTGTAGTTCATAATAATGGGCTATGCTTTAGCTTAGTTCATGATTATGCGCTATGCTTTAGCTTAGTTCATAGTGGATTACTTGAGAACCACAGCAGCACTGTCTACTGCAGTACTGTCTACCGTGACTGAGTCCCCGACGGGGCTAGTGCTCGTCAGAGTGCTATCCACTGCAGTACTGTCAGAGACAGCTGCACCGGTATTACCATTACAAGACATCACGAACAGGGCCAGAAGGCCGGCAAAGATAAACTTCTTCATAATTAAATTAGATGAACGTTAAAGATTTATTAAAAAAACATTTGATTGGGGAGACGCACCGGTTTAGAACCAAATGCCTCTTCCCCATTGATGTGACCGGGACGATCACTGATCTGGATATATTATCAGGAGAAATAGTCCTTTTTGTTACCTCGGGTGAAAAAATTTTTAAGATCGGGTTGAATTCACCGAGTCTCACCATAGACGGTAATTAAACCCCACCATTACCCCCGGGCCGGCCTGGAGGCCTCCGTCCCACACTACACCAACTCCGGTAGTCACTCCAATACTCCACCTCTTCTCTGGTCGGGTCACGGAGCGGATATCGGAGATTTTTATATAGGGGTTATCCACGGATACTCCAACCCCCCGCTTACCTTCGGTGAGAATCAACCTTGCTGGTAGGGAGATACTATTTAATACCACTTCCCGGCCTACCGAGCCATTGAGCGAGAGCCACTGGTCATTATAGGAGAAGACCCTTACGGTGTCTCCTTGGATGATGGTATCAGTGGTAGCCATCACCAGGGTATCGACCTGAACCTGCAGCTTGGTCTTGGTGATGGTGCGGATACTACCGACCCTCTTCTCCAGTTCCTTGATATAGGCCTTATCTTCCTGGATAGCCTTGTGAAAGAGACTCCTTTCTGCCTCGTACTGGGTCTGCACCGCAAGGATCTCCCCGTTCTTCATCTGGTAGTACCTTACCGAGTCTACCAGGGAGGCTACCTGCTTGGCATGATCTTGAGTTATCTCGCAACCGACAAAACAGGTGATGATGACCCCGACGACAAACAACAAGAACGCACACCGGTACTTATGCTTTTGCGCGCAACTTTTTAAGCTCCTCCATCCAGTCGAGATCGAAGGTAACCATTCGGTCCATTTCTTTCCATTCTTTTCCATATCTATTTCTGTATATAGGCATTCTTAGGTTTATGTTGTCATCCAGTCGTTTTTCGAGCCACTGGAGACTATGGGGTTGGGGTGGTAAGGCTGGAGAACTCTTACTATCCCTTCCGAGTGCATTAAGGAATTTGTTTATTCCTTTGCCTCTCAGACTGAGGAAAAACCACTTGTACCTGCGATAAAATGGTCTCAGACTATCTATTTTCTCCCAGAGGACTGGTTCGTGGTAGGTCATACAACTCCGTAAACGGTTCCTATACCACCGGTTATTGATGCCCTCTATCTTTCCTGAGGCGATCCACTGGAGTAACCAGATAAGCTGCTCCCCGTCGGGGTAGACCTTACTCTGGAGGAACTTACTAATGACGAAATTCTTGTTTCTACTGTCCCCGTAGTCCAGATACTCGAGAAAAGGAGCCCAGAAAGCCTGTCGCTGGTAGGGGAGTACCTTTCTCACCCTATCCCAATCCTCACTACCTATGTAAGTATAACGGTGGTAGGGTACGGGAATGGGCTCTCCAACCTTATAAGCATAGGCCTCGACGGTACGGAAATGCTTCCACATCTGGTCTAAGACGATCTCAAAAAGACCGTCGCGACTCCACTCGTCGACTTTCTTCTTGGCCCATCGCTCCTCCTTAACGGTATCCAGCCACTCCTCCACGATCTTACTACAAGCCTTGGGGCCAATGACATAACCCCGGGAGAGGGCTTTTCTATTTATCCTTATTCGATCTTCGGCAGTACTTTCTACCGGGGGCACTTGTCGGTATTTAACTATTGCTTGCATAACTCATGTAGCCAGTAGGCATCTACTATATCGTCAATCTTTCCGGTCCAATCGAGACCGGTAGCATCCCTCCACAGGGCAATCATATCGTCTTTGGTGGCTCGACCGTTTCCAGTGACTTTCAGCTTGAGGGTCGTGGGGTTGATCACCCGAACCTCTATACCCCTCCTAAGAGCAGCCAGTCTCATCGCGTAGTTCACTCCGGCGAGCTGGTCAATACTACCATTAGCACTGAAAGCAATGGCCTCGATAGCCATTATATCCGGTTTTACCTCATCCAGGACCTGCTCGAAGAGGTTGATGATGGAGAAGACATTGGAGGTTTTCACCGCTTCCTTGTCCTCCCCGGCGAGCCCTTTCCCCGATTCCCGGTCGAACTCCCGGATATCTATGGGAAGACTCTTCAGGGCCTTGGTAGCATGATCCGTGAGGAGTAGGTATTTATTTCCGGTGTATATCCCGGTGGAGCGGATACTGGGGTCAACCCCCAATACCCTTTTTGGTTTTTGCATATAAGTTCTCTAATTCGTTACGGGTGCTATTATATATATCCCCTATTTGTGCAGCTTTTGTTAGCCACGTGGACTTAATACTCCCAAAAACATCGGCCACAGCAAAGCTTTGCTCTACTTCGGTGGTGTCGTTCTCCTTTAGGGTGGGAGATAGCTGGTCCTTACTGTCAATTTCCATCGTAGGTTTCTCCTTCGAGTCTCTCACCATACTGTAGTCCACTGACCACTGACCGTTGAGATAGGTGATCTCTATCCCCACACAGGTCCATTTACCACTGACTTGCATATTAGGAACGAGGTTATTGCTGCCCCCGGAGGCAGTAAGGACCTCCCGGAGACCCTCGTCGATATTGGTGAGGAACTCATCAGCTCGCACCGCGCTATCCACTGTCCCGGAGTTATCCACCCAGAGGATCTGACAGCGACTGCCCCGGGTAAAGCCTAAAAGGGGTCGCCGGGTGTAGACGTGCAGGACCTCGGAGAGTAATTTACTCTTATACAACCCACGACACTCCTTGGCAAAGACGAAGTCGTATCCGTCTACCTCTCCACCATACTCGTAGTCGATAGTCTGATCCTTGGAGTCCCCGTCGATGAGGTAGTGGTCAATATATCTCCCAGTTCGGAGGTCGTAGACCGTTCTCATCTTGGAGGTTCCGGAAGCCCGGTGAAGACCAGGAGTCTGTTCAAAAGCAAACCCCGTCATATACAGCTCCGTATTCTCGTGACTGGGTAGGTTGGTAAAGAGACAGAAGGTGGCCAGTGCATCAGCATTACCGGGTTCTTTCTCTTGACCGATGACGATTTTCTGGATCTCGCGGTCAGGGTTCACCAACTCCTTGAGATTCTCCACGTTGATATAATCCCACCAGTCGATCCACCAGTCGAGGACCTTTTGTTCCGAGGCCTCGGCTGTATCAATGACCTCACCGGTATAGGAGAGTAGGGACTGGTTGTTCAGGACCATCGGCCGAGGATCTTCCGTGTCGGTTCCAGTATCACTTACCAAACCGAGGTTAGTAAATTGCTGGAGGAGCTGGAAATACTCCCAGGTCGTCTTGTCACCAATACTTAACATCCTCGTATCGGTGAGGTTATGACATTTATACGTACCCGTGCCGGTGACTACCCCACCGGTAGTAATTTCCGAAATCTGAAACACCAGATTGATCTTCTCATAGGCATCAAAGGGGGGTAGTATCTGGACCTGGAAATAGTTATCCGTACGCACTTGGAAGACCGATTGGAAGAGTCCGGTGGGGTCATTGAAGGAGAACATCACGTCGGGAAGAGGTCCTGTGGAGCTCAGCCGGAGGTAGTTGATATTCTGAAACTGGATCAATAGGCCATTAAGAGCACAGAGAGGTGCGAGGATACCATTGACCTTCAGGGGATCGGCCTCGGTAGAGTTCGTTGAGGGTAGCGTGACCTCGATCTTTGGCTTTTCTATCTTGGGGTGTATGATGGCCATATTATCGTCGAGCTATATTACCGTAGCTGATAGGAGAACCGTCACCACCATCCCAATGCCATCCCCCGAGGTCGGTGGCGGTAGCATCCATAATAGTATTAAGGGATAGGAGGAACTCATTGTGTCTCAATTCCACTACATTGTTAAATGTAATATCTAAGCTGTATTGAGGGGTGAACCCCGTGGCGTTGCTTACCTCTCCGTAACCGGAGTTTGTGGAGTTATATTCCAATTCACAATCCAGAAACTCGAAAGCCTTGAATGAGGTGATTTTCCCCGAGGCGTTGAGGTCGAAATTAGACCACAGACCGATATCCTCATGCAGTCCCCAGATAGGACTGGAGAAGAACACCACGGTCATATCAAACCTCCTCAGGTTCACGGGGAGCATCTCCCTGCGATGGAGGTGAGACCAACAGCTCATCCGGTAGAGGTCGAGGAGAGTACCTATGCGGTCATCGACCGAATCTTCCAAAAACCCTATGGTAATTTTCTTCCTCTCCTCCTCCTTTACCTCAGTCGTGGTGCGCTGGAGTGCTTCCCCGAGCCCGGAGATACTCTGGAAGTACCACGGGGAGTAGGTGGATATGTTGGATAGGAGCTCGACGAACTGCTTGAGGTAAGCTGCCCTCTCCTCTTCCCCGTTCTGCTTGAGATACGACCAGGCACTGGAGTGTTGCCAGTAGTCGAGTTCCTTGGCTCGATGGGAGTAGTTAGACTGGGTTACCCATTCCCCGGAGGAATACTTCCACGAGGGGTGGAGGAGTCCATTACCCATAGGGTTGTCATCGAGGAAATGGAAAAATATCTTAAAGTACAGGTGACCGGGCTGGTCCAGATCATCTGAATCCAACCACCATCGCCTTTCATTGGCTATTCGCTGGTAGCTCCGCGGGGAGCCGTTTATATAGGTATCCATAAGGGGATTTTCTGGGTTTTATTAAATTATGAGCTATTTTGGGAAGTCCTCGGGACGAGGCCCGTCGCAGCTGCGGAAGTCAGATGGTAGCTTATACCGTAGGGCTTTGTTAGACCGCGCATAATCGCTCCCTACTGCGATCAAATATCAAAATGGACCATTGGTATAGGCGACCTGATTTGAGGCGCATAGGGAGCGATTATGAAAGCCGACGGTACGTCGTCTCAAGCCATATTATTCATCCCAATTCACATAGAATGAATAACTCACCAGGGTCAGGGTGCCGATGCCTGAGACTACTTTGGGAAATATAATATACCCCGGGGTAATTTCGATGGAGAATACCCAGGTGATGGTTATCATGAATACATACATTACCGTAACCGACATCAGGATAGATAGGATCAGACCAACCACCCACATCACGGTCTCAAGAAGATCATTCATCATCGTTCATTTTTAATTTAGATATATGTGAGAAATTTGACACCAATTTTTCGACCCCAAAAAGTGAGTTTCCACCGCAGGTGACAACGGCAGTAAAAATGCAGTTTGTGCGCTGTTTGGATGGGTCGGAATTTGGGGGTCAAAATGGGGTCATTTTTCGGTGCTTTTTTGGACCCTCAAATTGCGGTACTTTTTTGGAGCCAAAAAAGTGCCTCAAAACGCGCTTAATTTCTATATTTTTTTCTTATAAGGAAATTTCAGTTCCGAAAATTGCGCTCAAACCGTTAGTCCCAGTGTGTTTGCGCGCGGTTTTGACCATTTTGCGCATTTTTGCGCATTTTTGGCCTCGATTTTTGCGCTGATTTTGGGGGCATTTTGAGGCCATTTTTCATGCTATTTTTCACGCTATTTTGGAGGCCAATTTTATGCGCTTTTTTGAGCCCGCCAATCAGTCCACCTTACCCCTAAAAAATGCCCCCCAAAAACAACCATTTTCAGGCCATCTCTGGGGGTGATTTGAGGAGTATTTCCGGTACTGATATCCCGGTACGGGGCTAGCCGCGGATATCCCCTTTCGGGGCTAGTCGCCTGTGGCGGATATGGTGGTGGAGTTCCTTAAATTTTTTCCGAGCTCCATAATCGCGTCCTACTGCGCTCAAATGTGCTCACCTATATAAATGTATAGGTCAAGGGGAGATCGCGCGTCCTGGCGCGATTATGTGCGAAATAGGATATGTTATAGAAGTTGGGTACATCTAAGATCCTCAAAAACAGCCATTTTTAGTACTTTTATACTCTAATAAGTCCCACTGGCATAGCTCCCCACGACCCCACGGATATAGGAAACAGCCTGATCGACGGAACCGATGGTACGGAATTTGGTAGACGTGGCCCAGATAGTCCCAGCCCCACTGAGGTCATCAAAGACCACGCAGAAGGTCTTACTTTCACTCTTCCCCGTGGCGGAGTTATGTCGTTGGGCCTTGATAACCACATATCTGCCCAGGTCGGTGACTTCGCATTGGATCTCCCGACCGTTGAGGGCACTGGCAATCCTCTTACCAAATCCACTCCCCGACCAAACTTTCCAGTCGTAGCGGCTTACCGCAGTACCGATGGCGTCATTACCGGAGATAGCAATGGCCTTGTTTCCTCTTTTATCCGACATTTTTAACTACTTCGGTAATACATTTATCTATCTCCTGCAGCAGCGTACGGAAGGGAATGTCGGGAAGAACCGCTATTGAATTCACCAGATCGGGGTACTGGGACGCGTAGATGTTATAACAGGCCTTCCCCCAGGTTCCGTCGAGCTTTTTGGGGTTTTTAGAAGCTACCAGGAATAACCCTGATGTATGGATCGTGGTGAACAGATCCATTACCCTCCTATGATCCCTGGGGGATAACTTGAGTTCGTCGAGGTCCTTACCAATTTGTTTGGGGGATAACCCTCGGATCCATTCGACCGCTGATGGGTCTACCTTATACGAATTCATCTCGGAGACCATCTTACCGAGCTCGTGTAGTTTTTCTAATATCGTTCTCATATGCTTTAGTGTTTGCGAGGTACTTTAGTGCCTTTCATATTTATAGATAGTATGATTTCTGTACCCTTTCGTGGGTAATTTCTTTCAGGGCGAGGAGGTATTGGTAGAACAGTAGGCCGTGCTTACTCACCTTACTCTCGACCCGGTGAATGTCATCCATAAGACGGAGGAATTTACCGTAGACCTGTTTGGCTTCCGTGATCAATCGACTCGCTGTCATATTCAGATGGGAGGAGGTGAGGGGGTAGTCACCATTCCAGGAAATGAATTTTACTAAGTTGATGCCGGCCTCAATACCAGCGTTCTTCAGGGAATTTACCCCCCACGACATCTTCGACTTACTTAACTTCTGTAGAAGGTGGTTAAAATCCGTACTCTTTTTAGAGGTGATGGGTAAGGGCTCGTCTCCGATAACGGCATAGACCTTGAGAATTTTCTGACCGGTTCCACGGAAATTGGTCAGATAACCACCTTCATTAGGGCGAGTCTTGATAAACTCCATCAGTTTTGCCGATGGCCCTATCCCGGCTCGGAAGCCAAAGAAGACTTCCCCTTCTACGAGGATGAGGGCATCTCCCATCTTCACGGTCCTCCACTTCACGTTATCCCCCAGATCGATGAGTTGGTATCTCTTCGTCCCGAGTTTGGTGTAGATGTAGTCTTTTACATTCTGGGGTAATTGGATATTACCACCGAGGTGTTCATATAATGTGATCATATCTTATTTTTATCGACCATAGACTGCCAAAGTAACAAAAAGCGGTACAAGGCATAGGTATTAGCATCGAGCCTCTTTTCATTTGTTCTTAATAATTTGATGGTGGGTACGACCTGGGAGTAATACTTCATTCCCTGATTATGGAGTAGACGGTCAAACACCTCCCTCAACCGACCCAAATCCCTACCAAAGTCTTTGGGGATGGAGTCACCACCACATATTTCCTTGAATAAATCCTTCAACCACCAATACATAGCTCCGGGAAGTTTCTTCATAGATTGGCATACGTCGTCTACCTTCCTCCCCGCGAGACCCTGGAGGGTGGGGAGATCGGAGGGTTCTATATTATATTTTAACGTATCCTTATAGGTGTAGTATTTGGTCTTTGTCCCCACTACGGCATACACCTCAAACTTCGTCCCCCGTTCCACTCGGCTTACCTTTCTGACCTCATTATCCTTGTAAGGGTCAGGTACGAAGACAATAGGTTGGAGAAGCCCCCAGTCCTGCTTCGCGATGGCGTATTCCGATCCCCAAAACTTCTCGTCGAGGAATTTAAGAATCAAAATATCCTCTTCCTTCTTGTGAATTAGTGGCTTCCACGCCAGGTTCTTCCCGAGGTATACAAACTCGTACTTCTTTGACGTGTCGTATATGGTCGAGAAAAACTCCTGGAGCCCTGGGGGGAGCACTATTTTTCTCGTGTTGATTTGTTCGTATAGGGTGGTCATATGCTTTAGCGTATGCGAGGTACTTTAGTGCTGTTCATACATATAAATAATAAAAGGGGGCTCACGCCCCCCTTTTCGAGTGTTTTTATAGTATCGTTAGCTTCTGTGGTTACAGCTAAATAATGAATCCATCATTAGCTTCTACACAGAACGTGAGGTAGTTCTGCTCAGGGTTGAAGCCAAGATCCACGATAGCGAAGCGGCTGTTCAGGAGGATCTTAGGAGCCATCGTACCTTCGGCGATCGTCTGAACCTGATCCGCGAGGATATAAGGCATGAAGACTACACCGGGAGTCTGACCGTCCGACTTACGACCGACGAGGACGCGCGTGTCATCCCAGGCCATATTGGGATCAACATAGACATTCAGACCAGCCATCGTACCGGCGAAGTAGATACCCTTAGAACCGTCCTGGACGAGGTCGTTGACCATAGGAGCAATGATGAATTGAGAGCTGTCCTGGATAGCAGAGAGGACCTGCGTATTGGTGACAACAAACGTACCACGACCAAATCGGCTGACGTTAGCAATGAGGTTAGAAGCAGCAAGACAGCGGCTCATGATACGACGCTGGTGAGTCGTGACATTTTCTGCAGCCGTGTTATAGGTAGCGCTCTTGACAGGACCCCAAGCAGCAGCAGCATTACGACCGTGGATATCAACGAACTTACGTGCAGCAGAGAACTGGCTCAGGGGCTTAGAGGTAGGAGCCGTAGGATGACCGTAGTAGAGGTTGAGGTCAACACCCTGATAACGCTTCTGGACAGCGGCGTTCGTCACACCAAGACGGAAGAGACGGTCGAGGATACGGTTGTTGATTGACTGAGAGAGTTCATTCTGCATGCTCTCAATGACCTTACCAACGACATCAATGCCGTACATAGGCATATCCTGGAGCTGCTGACGCGTGACCGAACCAGTGACTTCATAAGAACCCATCTGGACGAGCTTCGTGAAGAAGCGTGCACCGATAGTGTTACCGACACCCGTTTCGTTCTCCGCACGGCTCATAGGATCTTCACTCTCCGTAGCGAAGTTAGCAAAGCCCTGGATGTGGTCAGCCATACCGGAGACGAGTTCGGGATAGAGCTTGATTTCCGTCTGGTTAGTGGCCTTACCATTGACTTCAGGCTTGATATCGGTGTTGACCGTCTTAGCATTCGTACCAACGGTGATCTTGTTAATACCGAAGGAAGCAAATTCAGCGATAGAGACTGAGTCGGCAGCGACATTCACATTACCACCGGCCTTATGAGCCCCCTTGACGCGGACGATAAGACCATTGTCCTTACGCGAACGAGCCATAAACGTACCGTGGAAGACATCCCCGTTGGTGTTCTCGAGCTGGACAGCTACGTCACGAACCAGTTCATCGCCATTAGCGGCCGTGTTGAAGGCAGCGTAGATAGCATCCAGTTCTTCACCGAAGGTCGTGAACTTAACGTAGATAGGCTTGTTAGCATCACCTTCACCCTTACCGTCGAGAGCCGTTTCGTTCAGCTGGCCAAGCTTACCACCTGCATAGGGGAAGTCGAGGTACTGAACCATTGCGATAGGACCTGCGGAGGGAACGACAGGGACGAGTTCGAGACCGATAGTCATTGCAGCAACTTCAAGAGAAATCGTCAGCGTTGACATGGGAATATCACCAGAACCGCGCTGGTAACCGGGGTGATGGAAGTTAGCACCAGTATCCCCATAACCAGGACCCTGGACAAAACCTGGAGCTTCGCCAGTAGCACCCGTCTGAGGGAGGAGGGGGTTACCAATACCGAGAGTGTTGAGGGGCATTGCATTCACGGGCGTAGCAGCACCGGGAGTCTGCAGACCTTCATAAAGCTCGTGGTTGCGAGCGTACTGAGCCATCCAATTCACCTTACCGGATTCACGAATATCGTATTCTTCCTTGATGATTTGAGCCCACTTCTGTGTGTTTTGATCAAAACGCATATTTATGTATTAAATTTATTTACCTTAATAATAGGTGGGGTAATAACCCGTCCTCGGGTCATTTGTTACCTCCACCTTTGTATTAAGAATAAAAAAATCTTTTCGAAAATGTTAATGGCCTCATTTAGAGGCCATTATACGTATTGATTAACTAATTCTCTCCAGAAGGATCACAAAATGCTCGATGGCTTGGGTCAACCCCTCAAGGAGTCTCCTCCGGAGGGGCTTTTTGCCACGTTCTGGTATCTTCCCTTCTAACTTCTTCAGCGCTACTCTTGCCACCACCGGGTTAAGCTTGTTAGCTATCACCCCCACAGCAAGGCTAAGGTCGTGACCGGTGGCCTTGATGTACTGGTAGTCATCTATGAGACGACTGATACTTACCACGAGACTGTGTATCTCGAGGTATTCCGACGGGGTCAGCAGCTTATCGTAGTCCATAATAGAGCGCATACTCTCAAAATAAGTTCGGAAAGACCTCGTATAGCCTATCTCTCTCAGGACTTTCTCCACCGGATCTTTCACCGAGACCCGGAAAGAATATAACCACTGCTTGGCATTCTTATCCGTAATACCTGTGGGTAAGTCGGGGATGTTGGTGATGGTGGGATTTATGCACACAAAGACCGGATCCTTGGACTTTATCCGGAGACTCCTACCTGTGGTAAGTATATATTTACTCCCATTAGGTTTATATTTCCTCCAGAACAGGACGGCATCCTTCATAAGACCGGTACGGGCATCCTGAGTACAGATAAGTTCGTCGGTGAATACCACCTTACACAGATGGTCGTAGTCCTTGAGGTCCTTGGACTGGATCTGGATCCAGTCACCGGGACTGAGGCTCATACCATTAAGTACCCCACCGTGGATCCGGATATAATCAAAAAACTCCTTCAGCTTACCGGTGTAGGAGTTAGTGAGGTATTCTACTAAGGTTACCATTTGTAGTTATATACGGATTCTACTTGATCGGCAAACCTCTCCAGGACCTCCCTGAAGTCCTCTTGTACGTGACCTTTAATTTTCCTTAGACTGTTGTGTAATCTGGGGAAATCAAATCTCTCGTGTCTGGTGTTGGTGAACCACGCGTTCATAGTGTATAAGGCATTGCTTTGGGAGGCCTGGTCCTTGACCTTGGTATGGAAAGAGTTGAGCATCTTCACCAGGGTATAGACTTCATTATACTCCCCTCTGCTGAGGGCTTTTTTGGCATCGGTCTTATCAAACCAACGGAATATGGTCCATTCCTCCTCCGTGTTCCAGAAGATCTTCTCCAACTTATTACTGATGGTATGAGCAAAATACTTCCACCACTTGGTGACCCTCTTGGGATCTGCCATAAAAATCTGGGCATTCCCCGTGGTGGTATTCTCATCTCCCTGATCTGGACAGACGAAGACCGTACAGCCAGGGTTAAGGTCGATGGAGGTTATCCGATATTCCGTTCCATAACCATGATGAGTGGGGAAGGATCTGGACCAGACCTTCTTGTTTATCCCTCGAACCAATATATAGTCTCCATCGATCACTACCGTCACCATACCAGAATAGGGTCGTAGGTCGGCGATAGTCTTAGCCTTCACCTCAGTGTAATCCTTTAGGTCAAAAGAGGCTCCATTCACTATCCGGTGGTCCATAGATTTATTGTAGATGAGGAAGTCTTTCAGGATCGTTTGGGCATTGGAACCGACAGATTCCACAATATATTCGTAAAATGTTCTCATAACGCACTCATAAATTCAATACAGGCGGATACTAATCGGTACATGGGATCTGATAGTTGATCCTTCAGGGTACGGTTCAGGATGCTTTGCAACTTGTTGAAATTATAGTGCATCACTTGGTTACTACCCTTCACATCGCGTAGGTGGTTCACAATACCCTTCACATCCTTCAGGTCATAATAGGCTAATAAAGCGACTACATAATTAACGGTAGTCGTGATTCTTTTAAGATCCGACCCGGAGATGTTGACGCCGGACTGCTCCACCTCCTCCCTGAATTTTTTCGTCAGATCTGTATGTTTGATTTGCAACTCCTTGAGTGAGGGCTTAAACACCAGATTTTTGAGAATCTTCAGCCTCCTTATAAGTTGGTCATCAGATATATTCAGGTCTTTGCTACTGTAGCCTATTTTGTCCCCGATCTTGTACTTACACATGAGGACGAGGTCGGAGTCATCAAAATCTACCCCGTACTCCAGGGATTTGAGGTTTGTATCTCTATTATAAGTACCACCATCATATATCCCCGCTTTTTTTACTCGACCATTACCGTTGTTCTTGAATAGGACATACCCATCTTTCACCACAGCAATACTCTGCTTGGGGAAGTCCTTATAGTCCTTGGCATCAATTACCATCCAATCATCCACGAAACAACTGGAGATAGGTGAATCTGGATCTGGAGCCCCATAACCCAGAGAGTCCCACCAGTGCAGTACCTTCTCCAGGGTACGCAGGCGTTTGTCCCTTAAAGCAAGGGCCTCCGACGTTAGTCGAAGGCTCTCGAGAAAATCATATAAGGTTATCATAGAATGCGACGTACTTTAGTGCCTTTCATATGCTAATGGAGTTCTTCCATTAACTTCACGAAGTTCATGAAGCACTTGAAGACCATAGGGTCAAGCTCATCCTGTTTTTTCTTCAGGAGCTTCTGGATATGATCCATCTTCAGATCATCTATGAAAGTAGTACCATACTCTCTTTTGAACACATCTGGTAACAACTCGGTGGCGTGCTTATTGTCCATAATCCTCCAGATCCTTCTCTGGACGACGCCAAAGAGCCTCATGTATACCAGATCCGTACCACTCCAAATGTTATTAAAGGAATCGATGAGTTCATTCCACTCATCTTCCGTGTTGTTGAGGGGTTTTATTACGGTATTCTTCACCTTATTCAACCACATACGTCGTTCGCGGTCATCCATAGAAAGTATGTCACCAGTAACCCTACCATAAGGGTTAACGTCCTCGGTGAGGTTGGCTTCAAAAATTACTGGGAGCTCCCTGGCCCAGGTCTTCAGTTTATTACCTGACTGACCACCACGATATTTGAGACCACCGGGAACAAACTCATAGAGCATCCACAGGTCGTGACGCTGGGGTATATACATACGAATAAATTGCTCCGTGATGAAGAAATATACCTTGGTCATATCCGTAGGCTTTACCTTCCTTATGGTGATCTTCGTGTACGCATCCGGATCCAGGGGGATGGGGTAATTATACCAGTCAGTACCATCCAACTTAGTGGTGGTTAGGGCATAGGCCAACTTGTCCTTGGCCGTTTCAAACTTCTTAATACTCTCGTTGACGAGGAGTTGGTGTAAACTTATCATGTGTCTTATATTTCCATTAATTCTTCTACTAGTCCTACTGCCCGCTCCAGGGTAGGGTAAAGATCCCCGAGGTCCTCCTTGATCTTCCGGAGTACATTCCGGAGCCTCGCAGGCGTCAGTAGGTCTATATCAATAATATAGTTTCCCCCCAACATCCTCTGGATGAGTTCGGCATTGGATATTTTCCCGGTACTATCAAACACACTCAGGATGAACTCAATGAAATGGTTCATCACTATCCGGTCGGATCCACTCAGTTTGGAGTAACTCATGAACTTATTCAACCCCTTCCGGTCAAAGTTTGGGGTAAACACCTCACCAGCATGTCGGATCCAGGCATTCAGAGCCCCTCGACTGAGTTTTTTGCCCCAGCGATGGTGGTTATGTTCCTCCAGATGACCGAGGAACAGCTCCGCACCCCATTCCCTTAGTCGTCCTATGGGGTACCGGGAGGTCCTGGAGGTAAATCTGAAGTTCCCTGTAGCCCCTCGGGTAAACTGATCCCACTCATCATTGGTGCGTTTGTATACCCAAATTTCGTGATCCATTACCAGTATCCACATAGGATCTCCCGGTTGGGCCACCACACTACTCACCACGGGGTCAAACTCCTCCAGTTCCATCCTCGTGTATTTGGAGGCATCCAAAGGAAGCTTGGATGGTAAGGCAAAACCCACAAAATTTCGAGCTTTGATATTGGTGAGGAACTCCGCGAGGGTCTTGAGATGGTGAGGAGCAAGGCTTTCCAAAAAATCGTATAATGTTACCATAAACTATCCACAAAATCTAAACAATAGGTGACGAGTTTCTCTACGGTCTCCGGAACTCCATACCTCTTCACCGCTGACCGGAGTCTCTTTATGATCTTAGTGTACTCACCGAAGTTCCTCTCCACGTAGCTGACTATTGACTGGTGGTCACCGTCTTCATACAGATACACCAGCCACGCGATACTATCAACGATATTGGATAGGAGGTCGAGCTCGGCAGCGGAAATCTTGGATGATATTACCTGGTCCAAAAACCACTCGGATTCTTGGTCCTTAAAATTCAGTCCGTGGGCTTTACGCAAAGGATCCCAGACGACCTTTTTGATGATACCAACCTTTCGGATAACCGCTTGGGTATTGGACAGTTTCCTTGACTCTTCCTTAGATATCTTCTCTCCATACTTCACCCTACAGACGAGGACGAGGTTGTCATCATCGAAGTCTACCCCATATTCCGGGGTGCGTATCCTCTCCTCACGGAGCTCTTTTCCTCGGGGTAAGATATTTACTCGGAACCCTTCCCTGGTGAAGTTATTACGGAGAAGGAGAGAGCCCCCCTGCACCACAGCGATACACTGCTTGGGAAAATCCTCCGAGGTTTTCGCGGGAATCTCCGTCCAATCCTCCGGGTCACGACTGGGAGGGGTGGAGGTAGGGTCGATATACGACCCTTTAAGACTCCTCAGGGCGTCGAGGAAGACCCCCATTTCCTTTCTGTTTAGCTTTTCGTATAAGGTTACCATAATTCGTCGAGGAGTTGAATGAGATTGACCACCGCATCGTAGAACTTAGGCTCCATTTTTCCCTGGGCCTTCTCCATCAGTCTCATCAGATGGCCGTACTTCAGACCGTCCCGATTTACTGATCCATAATCATCCCCAAACATATGGTATATGGTGACCACACCCGACTTGTCGGGCTTCACATCTACCATATACAACAGGATATGACCTACAGACTGCATATAGATGAGGTCGGATCCACTCCATATCTGGTCAAATTTCTTGATGTGACTATTCCACCATCGCTGGGTCTTATTAACTGGTTTGAATACGGTAGATCTTACCTTGTTGATCCAAATTCGGAGCTTCTTCTCATCCATCTTCAGGGTTTCCCTTCCCTCCTCACCGGTGATTTTCGCACAGTATAATACCCCCATATCTTTGTTGACAATACCGGGTATACTTGATGTCGTACTGTTGTAGAGATAATCCATTTTTTTATTCGCGATATTGTATACCTGCCACGTCTTATATATCGGTTGGTATATCAATACCACATCCTCCACAGTAAAAATGTACACATACCTCTCCGAATTTGGATCAAAGGCATCTACCGGTATCTCGTCATACTCGGAGGCCTCCGTAGGACCACCACCTCTTACAAAGGCAGATCCAAAACCCATTTTCAGGTAGGTGAGAATGCGGGCCAACTTCTGCCTTTCTCCACGGGAAGTGACTCCGGCGATATATTTTTCTAAGGTTATCATAGCTTCAACAATAGTCTCACAAAATTAGTCATATAGGGGTATACCTCGGCCAGAGGAGAGGACTCCCACTCCGACTCAGGAAATTCCTTCTCCACCTTCTTCAGAATAGCTTCCACCAACCTTGGTTTCATACTGGAAAATTCCTGGAGGGCCTTGGGAAGGGACTGTTCTGGGTTTCCATAGAGGCTAAGCCCCAGGACCGAACAGAACATACTCAGTTGGTTGTAGTCGGTCAGTTTTAGGTCCTTCTTGAACTTCCAAAGGACGGCATAACGGTCGATACTGGTCTCGTTGGTATCTGGGAGGATCTGCCTCAGAGGTCCTACCTGTCGCTCAAAGTCCCGGAGCCAGGAACTGGAGAGGGTGATGGATTCTTTTTCTGACCGGTTTATCCGATCCGTGGCAAAGAAGGTATAACTATCATCCCAATTGGTCTTACGATGGGCTGCAAACCGGTAATTACTCCCCGTGGGTTCATAGATATCCCAGGCATGCTTGGGTAGAGCCCCATAGCATACCCTTACTGTTCCGGTAGGGTGCACCGCAAAAATGACCTTACCTACAGTAAATTTCTTAAACTGATTGGGGGTAATCTCCACATAGTCTTTGATATCCGTGGAGCACTTCTGGGTGAGTACCTCCCCGTAGTAAGCCTGATCCGTACCGGCCAGTCTTCGACGATTATCTTTCAGACAGTCGAGGAAGTGGTGTAGTATTCCGACGGCCTTGCCGTTGAGTTGCTCGAAAAAAGTTAACATATTCTAAGCCCAATATAACCATTCATAAACATTAGCCAACGTGCGAAGCTGACCAGCAATAAAATTCTTGTTCCCGTTTACCTCATCGAGGATCATATATTCAAAAGCCTTGCTGACCCCCTCGAGGTTGATTTTGTTGGAGTTCTTGTCACAACAGTCGATAAAACGATCATCGGTCTTCCTCAGCTGCAGACCCAGTCGGGTGATATGATCGAGGTAGATTTTGATTTCCTTTAACAGGGGTAAGGGTAGACCCAACCAGAAATAGAGGTCACTGAAAAGGGCCATCATCTGGTTTCTTATAGACTCTCGGTAGATAAGCAGAGGGTCACACACCCGGAGGCTGTTAGAGTTCTGGGTGCTTACCTGACCACATCCACAGGGGGTGGTCGTAATAGGGTTCGTTGGTTGGAGGTTACCTGTTGGGCCTGCCAGCTGCGCAGCAGATTCAGCAAACCACCTCACGGTATCATCCATCATACCCCCTACGTAGTATTTGAAGACCCTCTCCTCTTTCCAGTCGTTGGTACGGTTCTGGAGGAGTTGCTGGGCGAGCCACGTACGGAATTTCTTCACCTCGTCGGTGGTAATATCCGGATCACAGACATAACGGTTGTGGTGTTCGTAGGTTTTGGGGTCGTTGATCTTGTTGGTCTCCACCTCGTCGATATAGGCTTTCATATCCCCGGGGTCTTCCAGATCCCAGTAGATAGGGTCGAGGGTCTTGAGAAGGTCGATATCCCTTTCCAGGCTCACGTAGTCGGATATGGAGATGACTGACATAGGAATGACGTAACGCATACGCACCCAGTAGGCATACTGGTCCTTGAGATAGGTATTGAAGTACGCATCTCCGGGCCTTATGTTGTCCTTAAACTTAATCAGGTTCATAGATAGCTATATATACTAATTATCACCCAATTAGCTTAGACTTAGCATCCTGGAGAGCAGTTTTCTGCGTCGTCACAAAGGCCTCTGCATCGGCTTTTTTCTGCATTACGGTGGAGATGGCCTTCTCTACCTGAGGTTGGATGAAGTTCTCCAGAGCCGTTTGGTACTTCTGGAGCATCTTCTCCACCTTCATCATCTCCATCCTCAGGAATTTGTCCTGGGTATTCTGGAACTTTTCCGTCCTGCTAAGTATATGACTTATCTGGGGGTTACTCCGGAGCTCCTCGAGTTGTTGTACTGATTGGTCATATTTTGACTGTAGATCAGTAAGTTTGGTGGTATATTTGGATATAAGGTCTTGGTAGAGGCCTACTTTCTCCTGCAGGGCCTCTTTCTTCTCCTGTATCTGTTTGGCGAGTTCAGTGGGGGACATATAAAAAGTCTTACCCTCTAATAATCGTGGGTCCTACCGGTACATAGACGGCTTTCATATGCCACGGTTTACACCAAATGAACGTCCGATGGTCGTTTATCCATTCAAAATCCTCCCATTCCCCATACCGTTTGGTGAGGTAGTCCCCGAGCTCTCCGGTAACGGTAAACCGTTCTTCCCCTTCCTCAGTACTCACTATATAGTAAGGGCCTCTCTTGGATACGACCAGGGTCTCTTCTCCTCCCCAGATATCCGGTAGGGTAAGGATGACCGGATGGAGGGACAGATCATGAAGATTTGCCATATCCATCAGGTGGTCAATACTACGCACCCAGGGAGAGTGTTTGGTATTTCCTCCCATAGCGAACCATTGGCCACCCTCCTCTATCTGGAAGATGACCCTACCATCCACCACGTGGGTCTGGATGAATTTGGGGTCGCCTCGATTAAAGGCTGCCCGGGCCGTGGATTGACTCAGGCTTAGATCCCCACACCGGAGAGCTTGGTCTACATAGGTGATGTGAGTCTCGAATAGGTAAGTTACCATAATTGCCCCTGTAAGGGGATTTCTATATTAGCACCGAGGTCAGCAAAGTCCAAGTAACAGACGATACTCCTGGGGTAATTGGGTTCAAAATTCGACTTATACCGGAGATATCCGACCGGGTACATCCCACAGGTAATGGTATCAATCTCTCGACGAAGGGTAAGTACTCCGCGGAGGAGTTTACCATTTATCTTAAAAACCTCTCCACTGAGTACCTCTATCGGCACGGTGACCTCATCCCCCCAGGGATCGGTATACCTCACCTCAAAAGTTTCTCCGGGGATAAGAAGATGGCTCTCCAACAACCCAATAAGTTCCTCCAAACTATCCTCTGCAGGTGTTCTGACAAATTGGTCGTGAAAAGAGTAGGTCTTCTTTCCATTTGGCTCCGTACACTCCACAATGACCCCGGGGTTATATTTCATTGCCCGGAAGGTACTCCCTTCTTCTGCAGTGAGGGTAGTGGTGAAGAAAACCGACTGGATAGATATGTAGTAAATCTTATTAGCCATTATGCCCAGTTCACAAATTTATCCTTGTAATGTACAAAATCCCAGTTCACCAGGGGGTAATCCCTCCGGAGCCTCTTAAAGATTGATTGTAGGAAATCAATATATTTCAACTTCCCATCTATCTCACACCGGTATCGGAAATTATCATCTTCTTCCAAATAGACCTTTATCGGAATAGGATCTCCCCACATATCCGTCGCGTAGACGACTATACCCCGAAGAGGGTCAATCTCCCCGTCCCGATATCTCTTATCCAATTCCTCCATACTATTCACCCAGGGGGTATGGCGCTTTAACCCCGAGTGGTAGAGGCAATAGGCCTTCTTGTCTCGGTAACTAATCTCCAGGACACACAGACCCTCCTTATAGGGGAGCTCCTCGAGCTTTAGATAAACGTTATTCGCCCAATTAGGGAGGTGGAGGATATATTTGCCATTTTCGAATATGGTTATCATTAGCTTTAGCTGATTCAAGGTGCTTTAGCACCTTTCATTACAGTATCCAATCGTAGTTATAATGGATCATAGACAGATCCACGAGGGGGAGTTTTTCCTGAAGGACCTCCCGGAGGCTGTCGATGTCCTTGCCTTCCATATACTCCCCGGCAATCATCATTTCCCATTCACCGAAATCTTTCAGGATAAATCGGGAGATGGTCACCTTGGAGAAGCTACCCCATTCGTCCGAGGTCTCAAAAGTGACCGGGCAAAAGGCGAGGTTCCTGGTCTGACAGGCCCTTCCCAGGTCTTCCAGGGTATCGAAGCAGGGACTGAAGGAAGCCCCCAGATCAATCATATAAGCCCTTCGGTCTCCTTTGGTGAATTGCGTGATCCTTGGGGAGAACAGACTTCCCAGGTGGAATGGCCGGTAGATCTTATCCACCGTCGTGTCATTGTCCACCCAGTCCGGTACGGAGGCCTTTTTGGTCTGTAGGTTCATCAATCTATTAAACAATTGCTCGTATTCTTTAACGAAGGTACTCATAAGTAATTCTATGTATTTACCGGTTATATATAGGAAAGAACCCCGCGATATTTTATATGTAAATAACTTTTTATATATATGGCAAAGAAATTTGTAACGGAAGAAGGCCTCTCGCAGGTCGTCGATGCTGTGGTAGACGCTATTAAGAAGGTGTCAGACAAGCAGATCACTGAGGAGAAGGTCACGGAGAAGATCGATACAAAAATCACTGAGATTGGCATTGGTCACATCGAGGAAAATGTATCCAATCTGGAGAGGAAGTTTGAAGGATATGTCACTAACGAGGCTCTTGGTGGTAAGATCGAAGAGGTTATCGGGGTGGCTAATGTCGAACCAATCAAGGAGAAGATCAAGACCCTCAATGGTAGAGTTCCCGTGGCTGGTTCGGAGGACCCCGGTGCTCCTGCCGAGACCCACACGGAACAACCTCCCATTATGGTAGCTCCTGAGGAACCAATTTAACCATTACTAAGGGGGACGAGAGTCCCCCTTTTTTTATGTTATATAAATGACCAAAGTACGCGATGTTTTATATGTAAATAACTTTTATATATGTCAAAGAAATTTGTCACAGAAGAGCAGCTCTCCGAGGTGGTCGATTTGATCGTCGAACAGGAGAACTACACCCTCGACAAGGTGAAAGCGTTGATGGGAAGCCATCCCGGTGGTGGTGATGCAGAAGCCCTCTCCGAGGAAGAAGCTACTGAGTTAGTGAGTGGTATCGGTGGTGCCAGGACAGAAGCCGATTACGTCATCAATCCCCCTTATCTTTAATCATTAAAAATCTATTAGTATGAAATTTATAAGTAAGGAAAATCTATCCACGGTAATCAAGGCTATCCGTACTGAGTTTGTCAACGTATGGAAGATGGTACTCATTCATGAGAAAAAAATCGGGAATGTTGAGGTGGAAGCCGCTGATGTAAAGGATAAGACAATCAGTAACTTCAAGGAGATCAATAAGATCAGGGAAGAATACGTCAGTAAGGAGGACTTTGACCATAAGATTGCTGATAAGGTGAACCCCATCATCGACGGTAAGGTACAGCGCAAGATTGAACAGTACAACCTACACGACTTCCCCGAGGCAAAGGCTACGCTTGTAGACCTGAAGGCTACGGTGGAAGACCACTACGTGAAGAAGGATAATTTGGAGGAATTGGTAGCAGCCATCTTCGGTGAAGCCAGTGTGGAAGAGCTGAAGAGGAAGCTTCAGAACCTCGCTACGGGCACTCCCCCTGTAAGTGGGGAACAATAAAAAAAAAGGGGCGCGAGCCCCTTTTTTTATACCTTGATCTTCTTGAGGATAGGACTGACATCCACCTCCTCAATAAGTTCTCCATTCTCCCGGAGGTCCAGAATCTTCTCATAGACGAGCTTCAGCTGACCGGCCTGTTCCTTGGTGAATGGTACTTCACCAGCCTTGGGAACGAGGGCCTTCTCTACCTTATCCAGTCGTTCTGAGAGAGCAGCAATCTCACTCATCCGTGCGTCATTAGATCGCTTTACAGCCTCGGCGAGGTCGTAGGTGACCTTGGTGAGCTCCCCGATTTTCTTCTGGGCATCGGCCACACGCTCGTAGAGCGCCTCATCCTTCTGTTCCCCGATAAGCTCCCACTTATATGGTTGCTTGAGGTCTCCGGACTCGATAGCAATAAACTCCTTATAACCATTCTCCGAAGGGACGAGGTAGATATCCCCGATGATGACCCTTTCCACCACAGGCTCTTCCGAAGGGATAGTCGTTACATGCGTCTTGGCAAACCCCTGCGAGGCGGCGAGGATCTCCTTTCGGATACCGCGGAGGGCTTCACTGACAGCAGCAGCCGAGACGGCGTTAGAAGAGTCATTACTGGCGATCTTCTGGGCTCCGGTGGCATCGACGATATGACTTTCTACCCATCCCTCGTAGTCGAGGTGGATAGTATGGTCAGTACCCACGGGGATGATATCCCCATTCTTACCACTCTGGATGGCAGAAACCGTCCTCGTGCGATCAATTTTCTTCAGTTCATTCCTTAGGGCATCCAACTCAATCTTGAGTACATACCTCTGGTCGAGGTTGATGCTATTATCATTCTTACAGCAGCTCATCGTATGGATTCAATTATAAAGTTAACATCAAGTTTGGGTTCACATATGCAAGAGTCCTCATCGGAGCAGGTGTCAGCCCCAATTTCACAATTGCTCTCTGGAACAATCCAGGGTCCACAATTTTCTTCCTTAGGCTCTGGCTTAGGCTCGGGTTTGATACAAAGGGGACAGGGTTCCTTGCAATAACCCTTGCAACCGCAGGTGCAGTTATCCTTGGGGTTTTCGGGTTTAGGTAGGTTATCCTTAAAGCCATCCAGCATTCTCCTCATCTCTTCCATAATCTCCCTCTTTAGGTCGGACATAAGAGGACCACAGGATACATACACGGGCTCGACCTGGGAGAAAAGGGTCAGCTTGAGATACCACGTATTGGGTACCAGGCCGGTCTTTCGACCGACCCCGCAGCTCCCATAAGCCTTGTTGTCGTAGTAGTCACAACCGTCGTGGGGGATTTTCACATACTCTACCCCGACGATATGAGGGGCTTTGGCAGCATTTCTCTCCGCACCGGGAATAGCCTTAGTAACGAGGTAGTTAAGAGCATCCTGGACCGTAGCACCAGCGTCAATATCCCCCACCGGAGCAATGAGACTGGCTCCACTGTTCGCGGAGATCTTATAACCCTTCCTTTCAATGGGGCAGATCTTTACCCCTTTGCCCGAGACGAGGGAGGCATTGACCACAGCATTAGGACCAGCCACCAGCTGCTCGCGGATAGCCTTACCAACACAGCTGAGGTGCTCCGGAGCCGTACCACCGACCTCGGTGATAGACCTACGGATATCCTCAAACACCCGGGTGTTCTGAGTCGATTCAATAATGTTCATAAAACTATAGTTATATATAAAGTATTACATAAAAGGGGGTACTATTGTACCCCCCTTATTTATAGTGTGGTGAAAGTGAGATCGGGCTTAAATGTACCCTTGACGAACTTCGGCGAAGGGGCGACAAAATCCAAACTCAGTGATCCCCCGGTCTTTCGGTTGTAAATGATTCGACCATTGACGAAATTTACTACGAACGTGTCATCGGCTTGGTCACCCATCTCGTCGATAGACTGTTTCATATCGGAGAGTACCTCCTTGAGCTTATACTTACCTAACATAAACGTGTTGTAATCTGTGGAGGTACAGGTGACCATTTTATTCGTATTCATTACCTGATGGGATCCAGCATCCTCCCAGGACCAGTCAATAATCTCGTACCCAGGGAAGGTCACCGAGAGACTCCAATTGCCATTCTTCTTCCTCGTCCATTTGTATGGCTTAGATTCCGTTGGCATATCCGTGGCTTCTACCTTGGTGAGTCCTACGGGTTCGAGGGGGTTACGGCCTCTTATCCCCGTACTCAGGCCGTACTCGGTATTACTCTTGGCTTCCTGATAGATCGACCACGTCCATCCCTTGGAGCTGGTAGTGGGTCGGGAGAGGATATTATCCCCTTCCCCGAGGAGGATCCAGTCATCCGTGGTGGGAGGTTCGTCGTAATAAGTCCCTGAGGTGAAGGAGATATTCTCCGGGTTCACGTTCTTTACCACCACGTACTTCGTATAAACAGGTTTATTATTCCCTGCGGAGGTGTTCCCCGAGGCCGGATAGACGATGGTCCAGACGAGACGAGGTTCGGAAGCCCAGATCCTTTGGGTATGGCCGTTGTTCCCTGAGTGGGTGAGGAGAGCATTGACCTTGGCTCCGCGCGTGGCTACTACCCTGCCCTGAGGGGTGACCCCCAGCTCCAGATAAGCATTAGCGACAGCTTCAATCTTCTTACCATCGGAACCGTTCATATATCCCCCGCCGTCCTTGTCGGAGTTATTACCACCACTAAGACAGTAGGTGACGACATTAGAGGGGCGGAACTGCTCGGGGAGGATCTTGAACTTGGACTCGATATCATGAATAAAGGACTTCCATCCATAACCATCTCCGTTGATACCCAGACCCTGGGAGTGAAGACCGGTCTTATCCCAATAGGTTATCCACTCGGCCTTGAGTCGGATGTTCACCACGACAATACCTCCGGAGATAACGGCCTCGATAGACCCCCCGGAACCGGAACCTCTACCAAAAGGTTCGTCGATCGTCTCGGAGTAGTAGGCCGAGTCACTACTGAACTGGCCGAGGAAGACCCCCTTGTGGTCGTCTACGGCCTCGTCGATCATAAGAGTCCCTTCGCGGTCTACCTCGACGGCACCAACGAGACCAAATTTTACCAGTCGGCCGGAGCCGTAGGTAGGACCGAGGTCGAGGACAATGGGAGATTTGGTGACCTTGCGATGGGCCTTGTTCGTATAGTTCCTCTGGACCTTCTGGTCGGAGACGATGGTCGTACTCAAGCCGTTCTCCAAAAGGATGGCCTTATCCCCATCCTTACGGCTGAAAGCCTTGGCCTTGACAGAACCAGTACTTTGATAATCTCCGGTTGTGTCGATGTTACCAGTGACCGTGACGTTATTATCAAAGAAGGTGTTACCCCCTACGGCCATAGTACCGACGATGACGGTGTCTCCGGAGAGGAACTGATCAGCATGTAGAGTCCCTTCCACTCGACCTACCAGATATCCCAGGTCAATAGGACCGACATTAGGTCGGGTATTGGGAGTGAGTTCCCCCCAAACCGCTGTGTAGAGGTCTCCTACTGACCACGACGAGGGGTTAAGTAGACGACCGGTATATGCTACGGGGGCCGGGTTAGTACCCTTCAAAGCCTTACCACCCACGTAGAAGCCATTGAGGAAAGTCCCGGAGTAGTGGTGACCCTTGATCTCGGTATATGACTGACTATCAGCCAAAATAGCCCCGTGGTGGATAGTATCATCGACAAAGACCTCGTTCTTCGTGGGATTGGTTTTCTTCGTCGTCCTATTGTTGAACATTACCCCGTTATGACGGTAACCCGATTTCGTCGATAGGTCATCGGTACGGTCGATACCATAACTCACTAACCCGCTGGTATGGAAAGTCCACCGGCCATTATAAGACCTTATCTCCGGGACATCCAGGGTAGCCCCGTTCTGGTCGATGACGGAATTGCCGATATGGAGAGCCCCAGTACGAAGGAACTTACCGTAGATACCATACTCTGACCAAACGGAATAGAAATCCAGGGGAGAGGTTCCCACACCACTGAGAAGGGGGTAGGTGTAGCTATGGTCACGAAGTTTGTTCTTCTTGACGGTGTAATTGATATTCCTTCCTCGGCTTACTGGTCCACCAGTCACGGTCACGCCACCGTCTTTTCCCTGAATGATACCAGTAGCCTTCATCCCACCCAGGACCGTTCCGTCTTTGGTGAAACCCGTGAGGAGGTCTCCGTGGATAGTGAGGAGAGGCCCCACTGGCCCGCTGGTATTCTTATAACTGGTAATCGTCGTGGGTACGTCCACACTCAAATCCGAACCGATATAATGGGTATAGTCAAAAGTACGACCGGTATCGTCGGTGATGGAGTTGTTCTCCTCCTGTTTCCCGACGATCCTACCCGGAACCCCGGGGTTGGTCTTCGTAGACTTGTTAAGGGCCCGGATATCCTTTACCGAACCGATGTGAAGGGTCTCCTTCATCGTAGACCGGTCTTCGGCATTAGGAGTCATCGTACCGGGGACGGGGGTAGTATTGGGGGTTTTTGCTTCGGAATAGATGACGTGAGCTGCCCAGGTCTTCTCCGGTTCCGTGTCGGCTCCAGTAGCATCAATAGACTGCTTATACTTCCTCGAGCCGATAGGGATATACAGACCTCGGGGTTTGTTATGGTCGGCGTACTTATCCGTCTTATGTTCGTACGGATCCAGACCCATCATCATCCCGGTGAAGGTATGCTCGTCCAGGCCTAACTCGATCCTATTGTCTTCACCACAGTAGACCGTACCGATATATCTTTCATCTTCTCCGTTGGTGACCTTGAGTACTCGGAACTCAGCTATCCAGAAGGTGGTGGAGTACTTAGCCTGTTGCCACGCAGGGTCGGGTAAGACCAGTACCGTGGTCTTATCCATCTCTTGGAGGAGGTTATATACCTCATTACCCTTGGGATCCCTGATGGAGAAAGGAACGATATTGTTACCATCTACCTTCTCTATCCATTTGTCGTCCCAGATACCGAGGTCGTTCTCCACGGTATGGTCTTGAAGACCAGGCTTACGGAAGAAAGAGATACTCTCATGTCCATCCATTACCCTCCAAACCCGGTAGAGGTTAGAGTCGTTGGTATGTTGTCCTTTGAGCCACTGATCCGCTTCTAACGAAGGGGTGATATTGGGATTCTGGTTGGGCATGGGAATACCGGGGATAGGTTGGATAGTTCCTTCCATATTCACCACGGTCGTACCCGACTCGTCCTTGGCACTATAAGCGGTGTTCTCCAATCGTCTCACTACCAACAAGGAGGAGTTCTTACCGGCCTTACCGGGTAGTCCTTGAGCAGAGACCTTGGTCTTACGACCATTGAGGATCCAGAAGAACTCCCCGTTCTCAAAATACATCCTCGGGATGAGGTCTAATCGACGGAACTTGAAAGTGCCATCTTGCTCGCCGACAAAAATCCCCGAGGTATCCTTAGCCTTCTCGAGATCCTTGTGGGCTCCGGCTCGGAATCGAGGGTCGAGGAGGAGATAGGGAAGGCTACCGGTGGACTTCTGAATATCTGACTCGGTGGTGGCGACAAAGACCCTCCCTAAGGAGTAGTCGGTAATGTGCTTATTGAAGACCTCCAGGGCTTCAGCCTCGTCGGCCTTCATCCACACCCGGATCCAGTCGAAGTACCAACCATTTACCGGGAGGAGCTCCGCCCCGGTACACTCGGACTCGATAGTCGTGAGGATAGCGTCGTAGATGACCTTACAGTCCTTGGCATAGTCAGTCTTACTCTTCCCCGTGAGGGTATTGTAATGGTTGTAATCGACCTCTACCTCCTTCTGTAGCTGACGGATAAGGTCGATATTGGCCGGTGTCCCTTGGGTCGTCTTAGTGATTTTCTCCCTGGTACTGTCCAGCGCATCCCCAGGGTAGAAGAGAATAGAGTTGAGGTTATAAGGGACGTACTGAGCCCCTCGGCCATCGGCACCCCTTAGTAGGTCAGGACTGCCGAGTTTCTGGAAGTTCTCATGAATGTTCCTAAACTGTTCGGCCAGGTTTCTGGAGAAATCCGAGTCGAGGATAGGAAGGGTTATGTCTTTGAGTTTATGCATGCCTCGTGAATTTTATTCGGTATATATAAAATATGTTCATATCCACCCTTTTTATATGGACTATTTCATACTTAATGTCATAGATCTGCTCTACCTTGGTAAAGTCGGCAAAGGGAACAGGGATTTTTTTGTTTATCTCCTCCAGAGCCGCGCGTTGTAGAGTAGCCCTGTCGTGGGTATCCACCTCCACTTCAGACTCGAAGTACTTACTGTACATCGTAATCCTTGACTTGTCGAACCATTTGTACTCCGGGAGACCGTGTAGTCTCTTCAGGGGGTAGTCATAGACCAGATCTCCATAGGGGGTAGTCTCGGAGAGGACCACCGGGTCATACCCTATAGAGGGATACTTAGGTGGAACCCCGGTATAACTCCAGTCGTAGATCTTGGTCCGCAGGATCTCATCTTCCATAGACTGTTTCTCCCAGAGGAAATTCCTCCCAAAAGAGCTGACATACAACCACCGACCGTGGAGATTCTTTACCCCAGGGTCTAAGATAGTGGGTTTCAGCGGGGTATCGTGACGGAAGACGTAGTTATTACTCTCCTCTTTCTTATAAGGAACGGTCTCCCCAGCATCCGGAGTGATGGTATGGTCCTGTTTGGATACCACAGTCCTGGTGAAATGAACCGCCTGTGGAGCTTCAATAGACTGTAGGCCTTCGTTGATAAGGTCCAGCCATTCAAACTTCTTTTTTAGATGGTCGGGGAGATCTCCCAACCTCTCCTTGTAATAAGCCGTGTAGTTCTTCAGGGCATCCATCACATTACCCAGGACGAGGGGTTCCGGAGTCATCTCCTGCATCACTACCCCCTTCTCACTCTTATGCATCTCCCGAGACGCGCACCAGAAAATGACACAAAGGACCTTTTTCTTGTTCCCTTCCTCATCGGTGATCTCCTGGGTCTTCATACAAATAAACAGACCCTGGTCGTTGAGGTGATGACGGTTAGTAGGCATAGCAGGAAGGCCGAGGAGTTCATTGAAAGATCCGTCCATATCATGAAAACGACCTACGTCATAAGTAGTGTCGTACTCGGAGTACTTAGCTTTGGCTACCTCCGTGGGGTAGTTGCCATTCACTGGTAAGGACCTACCCTTCTCATCGAACCTCTCCCACCAGATAGCCGTAGTGTCTACCGATCGGTCATAGACCTGATTGAAGGAACTGGGGTGGTCGATATCGACCCTTTCCAACCCGTAAGTAGTCATCAGACCGAGGTAGATATCATCAAGACCTGCATTCTTGAAGTTAAATTTCATCCCGTTGACAAACCCCGAGAGACTCTTGAAGTACTTACCTTCGGAGATGAGGGTAGGGGCTTCCATCAGGTTGTGGTAGATATCTTTCTGACCCCCGTAGCGCATGCTACCGGTCCAGTTGTGGTTCTTAGCCTGTTTGTCGTAGGTCTTGATACTGGGGTCCTGGGCACTACCGATAGTCCCTCGGTAGGAGTAGATGAGTCGCTCCCCATTCTCATTGACATACTCGTAATAGGCACTCATGCCATCGTAGACGTTGTAGATGATCTCTGGGTTAGTTGATGGAGACCAGTGATTGATAGTCTGGGTGATCTTATTGGCATGGACGAGCGGGGTCATCTTCCAATCTCCGAGGTAGTCCAGGGCATTGAAATTGGGAATGGTCGTCCACTGGTCCTCATCGACCTTGGGTCGGGGAACGTAGTGGTGATTGGTATATAGGTCTCGTTTCTTCAAGGGGCGATAGTTACCTCCCTTATCCCTATTGTAGACCTGTACACTAACTTCGAAATTAGGGGTATCCTTCACCACATCACTCATACCCTCTACCCAGTCCTCGGGGTCATAGACGAGGCAGAAATTGATGAGCTGGGGGGTGATCATCTCCAGATCCCCGTAGATATTGGTGAGGAGACTGTTGAACTCTATCAGGGGTCTCTCACGGTGGATGATATTACGGGGGATATTGTAGTCCCGTCGGGTGACCATATTACCAGATTTCATATCGAGACCTCGGATAGTACAGAGGTTCTGGGAGAGGTTGAGGTTGATACACTCCTCTCCACGGATATGCTCCAGATAGTTGAGGATATATTGTCCTTCCCTCGTGGTGTCATCCACGGTGATGGATTTGGTAGCAATAGGACGACCACCGGGGAGGGAGATGGTAATATCAAACCTCAGGCCATAGGAAGAGTCCAACCACAGGGGTACCAAGGTCTCAAAGGGACGATGGTGGAGAGTTCCTCGTCTCGTTCCGGCCCAGAGCTGGTCATCGTAGTTCTTATCCAGGGTCTTATAGAGAGGCCAGTCCCCTTGGAGACTCTGGTTCGTGGTATCGTAGAAGGTACTTCTGGTCAGTCGGTAAAACTCCCTCAGGTTGAACTGGTGTGGTGTGTTGATGATTTCCTCATCCTCATCCACGACATAGGATCCTGGGGTGACTGGTCGAAGGTGGATTTTATCCACGACGACTTTCTCCCCGAGGTTCGAGAGCACCAAATCGATCTGTAAATTTCCAGATAATTTGGGGTTAGTTCTATATAATTGGGAATTTCTAATCATCGTTTTTTATTATGTATAAATCATCGTAAGAGCACCCTAACAATAAAAAATGGCTACTCGACTAGTCAAAATGGATATTTATATAACTATAGATTCTGGCTACTCGACTAGCTAAAATTGAGGGTTAGTTTGGGTGGTGGTTGGGACTCGAAATAGGCTATTTTTGATGGTCAAAATGGGGTCATTTTCATGCGGTTTTTAGACCCCGTAGTTGAGCTGTTTTTGGGGTCAAAATTAGACCCCCAAGGTGGACTGCTGACAGAGGCCAAAAATTAGGCTTTTTTGGGGGTCGAAAATGAGCCTAAAAATGTGCTTGAAAATGGCCTCAAAATGGAGTGAAAATCAGCGCAAAAATCGAGGCCAAAAATGCGCAAAAATGCGCAAAATGGCCAAAACCGCGCACAAACGCACTGGGACTAACGGTTTGAGCGCAATTTTCGGGTCTGAAATTTCCTTATAAGAAAAAAATATAGAAATTAAGGCGTTTTTTGAGGGCAAAAATCGGTCTCAAAAATGGTCTCTTTTTCGACTCTAATTTTGGACCCTAAAATTGAGCTCCAAAATGACTCTATTTTCCGACCCATCCAAACCGCGCGCAAACACACTTTTTGGTCTTCGAGGTCAACGGCGCGCAAACGCACTTTTTTGGGGTCCAAAAAAGGGGTATTTTAGAGGTGATCTTATCGTCATTTTTAGGTCACCAAATTGCGACTCAACCAGTGGCTCTCATAAACGCGATATAATGAGCTCAAATGTGCCAGCCTATACAAATGGTCCATTTTCATATTTGAGGCGCATAGGGAGCGATTAAACGCGCTTAAATGCAACGTTACAGCAAGCGGTGGCTTGATTATGAGCCTTACAGGCTATGTTAGCAGTCATCTATATCATTTGACCTTTATAAACGATGCAGATTTCAGGGGTGAATCCATCAAAAATCCTAAAAATCCACCCAAAAAACTTATATCTGGAAGGGTGGTAAGGATGTAGAATAGGTCTATAAGCTTCATAATCGCTCCCTACTGCGCTCAAATATCTTTTTAATGGGTTAGTATAGGTCGAGGAAAGATCGCGCGTCCTGGCGCGATTATGAGACTCAGTTGTTTTTGAGTTCATTACCCGTACAATTTCTGATAACTTCCATCTATCACCTATCAATACATTTTATCTATCAGTGGAGCGACCAATTAGTCCATCAGATGACGGTCAATTTCGGAGCTCCAAAAAGCGCTTAATTTTCTATATATTTTTTCTTATAAGGCAAACACCGTTCAGAAAAATGGTCTCAA